CACACCAGCGGGCACACCAGCGCACACCAGCGGGCACCAGCGCACACACCAGCGGGCACACCAGCGGGCACACCAGCGTACACCAGCGGGCACACCAACGCACACACCAGCGGGCACACCAACGCACACCAGGACAACCGCCGGACGCGGCCGACGCCCGGGCATATATCACCGCCGGACGGGCCCCAGCTGGGACGCGTCCGGCGTAGCGAGGCGCCGGGTTTTCTTCGCGATTCGGGCAAAAATCCTTTATTTCAACTCCGTATTATCAGATTGTTAACCAATTTGGAAAGGAATACAAAAAAGGCAACCGGATTACGTCCGATTGCCTTTAATAAATGATTGTTTTAATATCTTTTGCGACTTAAAATGTTAATTCGATAGAGATAAGTTTATTTGCTATTTCTACGATAGACATATTTATAAGAGTTATTTCTTCATCCTTAAAACGATACTTCTCAGGGCATGACATTCGCTTTTTATACCATGTGATATTTTTACCAAGTTTGTTGATATAAATATAAGGCATACATACTACTTTGGATAATTCTTTTATTTCTTGTACAATTTTCTGTCTTGTTCCCAAAATATTATCCGGTTCTACATGAGAAATTCTTGTAGATAAAAGTTTCTCACCTATGTCATGAAAAACCATATTTAACAAATCTATATCTGATTGGGAAAATCCCTTAGATGTTGTAGTAGTTGTCTCATGGTTCATCTTATGATATATCCAACTACTTGACTTTCCAATATAGTCTGTTACATATTTAAACTTTATCATCTCCGCTATCATAGGGAGACCTTGCTTCACCGATACCTTAATTTTTTCTGTTTCCATTGTGCTATCTTTCTTTTCCCGATACAAAGATAGTACCTTTTTCTTTATTTTACAAATAAGATTGGGGAAACTTTTTGATAAAAATAAGAGGTACCCTCACGGGCACCTCTCACTAATTGATATGGGATTAAACAAAGTCCTTTATGTAAATTGTCCTCCGCCTTCATCTGGATCACTTCCTCCCTGCTCGGTTCCTCCTCCAGGTTCCGGTTCCTGGTCAGCTGCTTCATCTCCATAATCTTCCATCGTCGTGACTGAAATTCCTTCCAGCATCTGTTTGAACCGCTTGCCGGGATAGAAAAGAATTTTCTTCCGGGTCACGTTGTCGGAACTCACATCATCGGCGGTGGCTCCTGTCTTTGCATTGAAGGTAGGCTTGAAAGAACCGAAGTCTCCCAGCTTTACAGGCATACCGTAGTTCATGAATACAATCATACGGTCGATAAGCGCTTCAAGTACCGCTTTTGTCTGCGACCGGTTCACACCGCACGAGTTGCTCACTTCATTAAGAAGGTCGTCGAAGGTGACGGCTTGCTGACGTACCGGTTTGATACGGTAAACTTCCGGCTTATCCTTTTTGAAGCCGAGTATGATTTTCTGTTTTTCGTAAACGATTGCCATAATCTAATCGTATTTTTAAGGTTTGTAATTTATGTCTTTCGACGACTCTAAATTACTCTTACAACACCCGCTTTTGAAGGACAAAAAACAGCTTTTTTTTGAACTCCTGAAAGGAAGTGCCAGCAACCTCTCAAGTGGTTTGCCGCAAACCTCTTGAGCGATATGCGGCAAACCTCTCGAGAGGTTTGCTGCATTTAGTTTGACAGGCCCTACAAGGTGTTCTGAGAGGGGTGTCAGGAGGTGTAATTGCTGATCATCATCTGAAGGGTTTTTTCCCCGTTCCGGTCGGACGAAAGGAACCTCATAATTTCGGAATAAAGAGATTCCGAACATTCCCTTTTCACACTCAGAAAGAAGTCTTCTCCGATGATCCGCCGGACTTCACTTTCCACAACCGGCTCACTGCGGAAATCCTCATATTCTATGTCTACAATCACTTTCTTCCCTGAACGGAAAAAATTAACGGTGTGTGTCGCCTCGCCAAAATACTCGTTCAGTTTTCGGCGTATTTCTTTTATTTTCATATATGCCCTCCTTTCTGGATGATGATGCGTGAAAAGAAGTCATATCCTTCGCGTGTGATGTAAGGTGTGTAATATTTCACTCCGGAACCGGTGGCACTGGAGTGTGCTGCCAGTATCAGTCCTCTTTTTGCGCTTTCCTCTGAAGGGGCATTGTAGCACTCCGGAGCAGACAGAAGCCATCCTTCGCGACGCAGAAACTCAAAAACCCGGGCAGAGCGGACAACTATGCCATCTTCACGGCTTATCAGTCGGGCCATCTGTCGTACCAGCATCGCATCGCGGTGGTGCATCCTGATTTCGCTCGTAGTCAAACAGGGGATATCTTTAATAATGGGACGTGGTTTTATGGCCGTTTCCTGATCTGGAGTCATTGATGAAGGAATTATGTTTCCTTTTCTTCTTGAAACAAAAGTCTGCATCATTTCCTCCAGCCGCGAGATGCGCTGCTCAAACTGGCTTTGTGTAGTGCCTTCGGGCATGGTTTCTTCACGTTCAAGACGATATTTAAGGTAGGAAATGCGGTCTTTCTTATGCTGAAGCATGGAAATGGATTCGCAAAGCTCTTCTTCTATTTCAGTGAGAAGCCCGGAAAGATTGTCTTTCCTTCCCTGAGTGTTTTCAGTGCATGTGTAGTCAGTTTTTGTGGTTCCGGTGCTGAAAGACTTGCTAATTTGATAATGGAATACTTGCCGATAAATCTCAAATACAGCTCTTACTTTACGCGCAATGAAAAATTCAAGACATGGGACGCTAAGGTAATAGTCGGAAGCAGGACGACCTCTTTTTGAATTTTCCGCATTTCTGCGTAAAATTTGATAATCAACTCCTTGAATGAATAAATCGCTTGTTGTAAGGGAGCGTACCGCTTCTTCTTTTCTGTTATATACAAGCATCCATACTTCATCAAGGTTTACCGGAAATTCCTTGTCAGATTTTGACAATTCCAAAATTGCATTGAAATAGCTGCGAATTTCATTATCGCTGCTTTGCTTTGTAAGAATTTGATTTGTTGCCATAATATTGAACGGTTTTGGCATTATAGAACAGAAAAACGGCTGTTCATGGCCCGTCGTTCAACATACACATAGGCAGTCGGGAGTGCATTAACAGTTCCCACGGGATTAAACAGCCGATATATCTATATTGTATATATAGCAATGTAAGCAAACAAAAAAAATGCCTGCTTTTGCAGACATCCGTCTGCCTATGTATTGATGTTGAACATTGCAAATATACAACAAATCTCACAAAAGCAAGCGGAAAGGGAGAAATAATCATTCCTCCCTTTTAATTTCTTGGCAAATGTAACAATTTTAATTTGATTATCGCATTAAAATCGTACTTTTTCATAATCTATTGTTGTCATAAATATAGTGCATCCGCTTCATGATGGTTTCTCCCAGTTCGTTAAGGTTCATTTCTTCCACAAATTCCTCGGGAGAAAATTTGTATCCCATTCTTCGTGTCCTTACATATATGGCAATCATTTTATTTTCAGCTTCTATTAATGCAAGCTTAGCTTCATCTCTTAAATTTATTTTCTTCCAGCTTGTTCCATAAACAGAAAGGTCAAGTGGCACGGTCATCCTCAATCCTGGGTTAGTAGGGTTTTCTACTGTTGCTCTGGTCATTCTATCAAGCCACTTTTCAGCAAGTCGGTCCTGCTGTCCTATGGTAAGGCTATTGAATTTTTTGAAGTCTATCAATTGCTTTGATTTGTCGAACAACTCACTTTCTGTTTTTTCTGTTATACCACCCCATTTACGGTAAACGTAGTTGGCCCGATATACTTCTATCGGAGAATAAAGTTTGAAAAGTTTTTCTGCAGATAGTGATTTAGTGACCAATGTCTTGATTCGTATATTTATGCTTCCTGCATTGAAATCCATGTAAGACATTTCTACATCCAATTTCGGATTGTTCCCCATAATAGATTTCACAGATTCTATTTCATCTTTTGGGATATATCCTATTTTCAACCCATCCTGTGTATATGCCGCAATTGCGTTAGGGTCATATTTGTTTTCGGGTTCTTTTTGAAGAACTGCTGTTTCCAGGCGCATTACTTTTTCGTCAAGCTCTTCATATTGTTTTTCATTCGTGTGATACTTTACTCCTACTATCCTGCTTTCATATATAGACAACTCCGGTTCTCCTTCTGATGGAATGTATATCTGCTCTTCATCTGGAATTGATGGCACTTCAGATGAGCTCCACGGCAAATATAAAACCATTTCCACGCATAGCATACTTCCATTCCGCTGTATATTTGTAATCTCCGGATGCGGAATATACATTTTTTCCTGTTCGAACAATTCATGTGAAAAGTGTATCATTCCGTCCCATAGTTCATTGTCGTAGAAATAGGCGTTTACTTCCTGGTCTCCATACCAGTAGGTAGCCGCTATTTTCCCGTCTTCATCTTCTGCGAACAATGCTATCAGGTCTTCTTCCCCTTCATTGTATTCGTTTATAAGGCACTCCAGTGCATCTTCATTGCTTGTACGAATACGATAGTTTACTTTTATTCTCTTCTCTTCCATAACTGTAAAGTTTAAAGTTTTCCCTGCTAATATACTTCTTTTTTATCATTTTCTACATTCCGGAAACAAAAATCCCCTGCCGGAAATGTCAGACAGGGGATGAAAGAGGGAATGCGTCACTTTTCACTCCTCATACTCCTCGATAAGCTGATGCAGGCGGATCATGCTTACCGGTCCGTAAGCATGAAGGATGTGCTGTTCCATCGTATTACTGCATTCCCGTTTCAGACAAACTTGTATTCCCTCTCCCAGAATTTTCTTCAGATCTTCTTCCACATGCTTTTCATTTCGGAAGTCCTCGTACTCAATATCTGCGATTTTAACCTGATGATAAGTAAAAATATGGACACGATGCTTTACTTCCCCAAAATATTTATGGATTTGATCTTTGATACTTTTTAAATTAGTTTTCATTTTGCTTTCATTTTGATAATTTATGTTTTCAGTATAAGATAAATTAGTAGGTAGAGCAACTGACGATTGCAAATTTATCTAAAAAAACGCACCGCTCTTCACAGAGGGGCGCGTCATAAAAAAAGAATCCAAGAAAACAACCTTATTCACCTGATATTTCCTCATTTTTATACGGAATATATTTTAATTTCCCTTCCTGATAGTAACCGACAATCATCGGAATGTATTCTTTCACCGGAGGATCATACAGCTGTTCAGTCTCCATGTCCCAGTACTTTTCACGCTTCAGGACGACGGAAAAGTTGATCCTGTCCTGATAACTGATCATACTCAGCCCGTGAAGTCCCCGATGATAGTTGATGAACCCGCGAAGGGTATCAAAATATGCAGCGTATTCCCTGGGACTGTACATGTGGCGGATATGTTCCTGTACATCCAGTTCCACAAACACATCCTTGATGTCAATCCCGATCAGTTTGGCCTGTATCAGTTTATCTATCGCGTTGAATCGGGTAAGGTAAACTGAAACGTAATCTTTCTTCCTTCGACGGAACAAAGCTTTAATCAGTCGTTTTATCCTCATAGTGTATCATATATGTTATTTTAAATGCAAAAATACATTAAATAAACAAGAAAACCCAATGCTTTCTATTGTATTATTAATTTTTTCCTTACCTTTGCAATGTCATTAAAGATGACCACTATAACTCATTGGGCGATCCCCGCTAGCCGTTACGGTTGGTGGGGACCTCTTTTTTTATCCTGCTCATTGTATTAGTCATCTTCTTCGTCTTCTTCATCGTCGCCATCGTCTGCCGGACGATCCATCATGCGGCGGGCAATGATGGCTTTCATGCTCACCAGTCCGGTGCGCACTTCGGCTTCCTTGTCGTGCGTTTCTTCAGCAGTGCAGATTTCCTCGTCCACCTGCCAGCGCACGCAGAACAGGGCGGGATGTCCGTCGTAGGCCGTCTGCATGGCGAAGCCCCGGCGCTCCAGTTCCACCAGATACGGAGGAAGCGGGTCGGGCATCTTCGGGATGGGCCATGCCTGGAAGTATTCACGGATGCGTCGCACGGTAAACACTTCGTCGGCATACTCCTCCCGCTCCACCGGTTTGTAGGTGTCGGTAAAGGCATCCACCAGCTGCATCAGCGCCTTGGGCGGCTGCATCGCCGGGTCCTGATATTTCATCTTCTTCCTGCTCATTCTTCATTTTTCATTATTCATTATTAATTATTCATTAAGACGTCATCGGCATACCCACGCCTATCATGCGGCCCGATCCGTAATAGCGCACACCGATAACCAGCGTGTCGAATGCGTCGCTCAGGTCGGTACGGATACTTAAAGCGGTTTCAGGATCAGCCATTTCATCTGCCGTCAACCGTTTCTTTTCATCTCCCTTCTGTTTCTCAAAACCGTTGCGTCCTTCCTTCACACGCGCGTTCTCCATGGAGGCAATCAGATACTCGTTGTTCTCCTTGTTGATGCGAAGGAACGGGCGCTGCGTGCCGGCAAAACATCCGTTCAGGAACTCATACTTCTTGTTGTGGCTCATGGGCCGTCCCATGGGTACTTCGATGACGTTCCATCCGTGACTGCGAAGCACTTTCTTCACAATGTTGTAGAAACGGGTTTCTTCGTGGCGCTCACTGGCATAGGCGGCTCCCTGCTTGGCGGTGTCGTCGTAGTAGAAAATCACGTCGCGGCAGGTCAGGCGGTGCGGCTCGTAATACTTGCAGAACATCTTGCAAAGTCCCTCGATACGGGTGTTCTTTACGTTGGTCATGCTGTTGAGTATGCGCAGCACGCCGGTGTTGCTCCGGCTGTCGGTCTGCCCTATCACCAGACAGTTAATGTGTGCGTTGTAGTCGAAAGCGATGCGCAGCGGTTCTCCGGGCTTTATGTCGGTGTCCAGACAGCAGTCCTGTGCCTTGGAAAGCTCGTTCAGGTCGATGCTTTCCGACTCTACACGCAGGGTACGCCCGCCGTTGTATATCTGCGTAATGGTGCGTTTCTTATATTTCTGTGCGGCTTCCAGCTGCTCTTCGTCGTTACTGAGATAGCAGTGCACGTCAGGGTCGAAGTTTGCATAATAGCCGTCGTTGATTTCTTCCTTCTCGACGTTACGGATGGATATGTCGAACATGGTGGGGGTAAGTTCCTTTTGCATGGTGCGGATGAACTGTTCGCCCAGAATGTCGATGTTTTCTATGCTGGAAAAGGAAAAGTAGATGCTGGCCTGGCAGCGCAGCTTGTTCAGCTCACGCTGGTATTTGGGAGACTGCACGATTTCCGGACAGATTTGCGCCTCACGTATCATCTCCGCAATTTTGCGATTTATTTCCGGTGTCTGCTCTTCACGGCGCTTGCGAAGCCATGCCTGACGCTTGGTGAGCGGGGCATCGCTCACAAAGAATATACTCTTGTAGTACGGATTCAGGTTTTCATCAAATCCGGGATGATTGGTGTTGATACCACGAAGCGTAGGAAGAATTTCGGCCTTAATCAGTCCTTCAGGCATAAAACGGCACTCGTCGCCAATAATGGAGCACGAGTCCATACCGTTGGCGGCAGCCTTCACTCCGGTAGAAATCATGTAGTACACGAATCCATTCCAGAAGTGGATGCAGTTTTCCCACACCTTCGGCTTTACGATGGGTTCCTTGAAATTGCATTTGGCCGGAGCATGTCCACGAAAGAAATGGACTCCCTCTTTCAGTCCGGTCATTCGCTCCAGCGAGTAAAGCGTTTTAGGAACGGTCTTCGTGAAAAGCTGCTTGATACTGTTACCTAAGAAAAGTCCGGTTCCGCGAGGCATGGACTGGATGCAACCGGCCATTTCGGGCGTAATCAGTCCGTCGGTTTTACCTGTACCACGACCTGCTTCTACGGTGGTATTCCGGCATCGGTAGTTGTACACCGCACGCTGGGCCGGATTCATGTAGATGTAGTTGGCAGCAGTTTCCTGCTCCTCTGCTTCCTGCAGGCCCGTCAATGCCGAGGCGTGACACTGTGCTCGTCGAAGAGATTCTTCGCGGGCAGATTCATAGTCGTTTCGTCGTGCCATGGTTTATTCCTCCTCTTCCTGTTGTGTGAAATCGTCCCGGTTTACTTCATCGTATTCCTCGTCCTGAGCGTTTTGTCCCTCGCTTACATATACGCCTTCGTCGTCTTCCACCATCTCCTGCCACTGGTCGAGCTTCACGCCGTATTTCTTTCTCAGGCGGCGCATTTCCTCGCTGTCGTGCCCGGTTTTGTTCGGGAATTTCTTCTTTACATCCGATGTAATGACTACCGGCATGCGTATCAGTTCGTCGCCCAGTTCCTCCGGTGTTTCCGGCTGATCCAGACGGTCAATCTTGGTGAGCAGGCTGGCACCGTTGTACACCGCTTTCATGTCGCCCGTATCGGCTCCGTTGCGCATCATCAGGTCGGCGGCGTGGCGCACCTTCATTGAGGAAATGTTTCGCTGTCCCTTGGCGTAGAATGACGAAATGAAGTCTATCACTTTCAGGTCGCCTCCCAACTGACTGTACGTTCGTTTCCACCGGTTGATGATGTACTGCCGCAGATTCATGAACGGATCCTCCTCAAAGCGCTTGTACGCATCCAGGCAGACTTCCACCCGTTTTTTCTGCTCGTCGGTAAAGGCCATGTTCTGCCACGGCACACCCGTTTCAAAGTGCTTCCGCAGCAGGTCGTAGAATCGTTGTGCTATTTCGCTTGCCATAGTTTGTGTTTCCGTGTTGTGATCTTATCTTTCTACTATATTCCAATGAAAAACAGATACTTATCGTTTAATGTAAAAATAAGCACATCGAAACATGCTTATTTTTACATCATTCAATGAATATGTTCTTATGTACTTCTGTATGAAGAATCATAAAACCTTTTTCGTATGCTCCTTCATCCGAAACATCTCCGCCACATTCTCATACTCTTCCGGAGAAGTGGTAAGTGTGAACATCTGCATGGCGTTACTGCGCTGGGTGTTCAGGCTTCCCTGAATAACCAGGCTGTGCGATTTGCTTTTCACCGTGACGCAGCGGAAACCCACATTGTCCTCACACACCACCAGGCGGCCCGACTGGATAAAATCGCCTAACTGCGTGCGAATCTCCTGACGCTGGTTGAAGGTGGCTCCGGTGGATGCCGGCTGCGCCACCAGTATCATTTTGCTGACATCAGCAAAATGGTTCGACGGATTGGTGGGATCGGGCTTCACACGCGAAAGAATGCGCCGGATGGTCTGTATGAGCTTCACATCGAGGCGCACCATGACAATGCCCATTTCACCGCCGGAACAGTAGCCGGACAGGGTACCCAGCAGATTGCACATGTCCCAGTCGGAGTAGCTGAAGAAGTTAGCAGCCGTATGCTTCTCGCTGCACTCGTCAATCATTCCTTCCAGCTGCTTGTGATAGCAGCATGGCTCAATTATTCTCATAACACACCTCCTTTCATCTGACCTTCGGTCACACTTTCAGTAGGATCTACTTTCTTGCGCGGAGTTTCTGTAGCTTTTTTCGGTTCTTCTGATGCTTTTTGGCGGTTTTCCGTGGATTCGGCACATTTTTCCTCATTTACGGTACTATTTTCGGCTTTTTCAGCTTTCTTTTCTGGCTTTACTTCCGTTTCTTTCGGTTCCGCTTTATCGGTGGAAGCTGGCTTTGCTCCTGTCTGTACGGATGCAACCGGAGCGTTTACACCGGGAATGGAGATACCGGCTGCAGTAGCTACTTCTGCCGTTTTCTTAGGAAGGTTTTCTCCCCACTCCATCAGCTCCTCTATACGAAGGCGAAGCTGTTCCTTGTACTCCTCGGTAATCTTCACGTCGCTGCGGTTAATGTATTTCTTGTTTCCCTCCACGCGGGCCTTGCGGCATACTTCCTGCTGGCGTACATCCTTCATGGCCTCTATCTCGGCACGGGTAAAGTCGCCAGGACGTTTCATGCTGTCGGCTGTGGAAGTTTCAGGCTCGGTGTAGGTACCGTTAAGGGCTGCATCCACATTGGTCCAGAACGCGCGGATTTTCTGCTCGGAAGCGATTGCTTTCTGTGCCATGTCGGCACGTGCTTCGTCGCTTACGTTGGGATTTTCGGCCATTACCTCCAGCGTGCCGCGATACTCGGCCAGTTCCAGGTACATGGCGGAAAGTTCTTTCTCTCCCTTGTCGCGGAGAGATTTCGGCAGCTTATCCTTATAGAGTGCAAATTCTTTCGGTCTGCGTCCGTCCACTTCCTGCTCTTCGTACTGGCGTGCGGTCATGTTTCCTTCTTCATCGGGCGCACCGTCATCAGGAACAATCGCTTTGTAACGAACGGCGCCAACCGGACCGCGAGTGGCTTTCTTGGCCAGTCCGGATTTCTTCCGTACTTCCTGCAGGAACAGGTTCATCTTGTTGAGTGCACGGCGGGCTTCATAGCGCTGTACGTCGCGAAGAAAGTCTTTTGCCTTCACAATGGCCGACACCAGACGGCATCCTTCGTCGAAATCCTTCACGGGCACTTTCATCCAGCATTCGGCCAGCGCCAGCAGTTCCGGAAAAGTTTCATCTGTCCATCGTTTCACCCGGTCCAGATAATCTTTCTTTTCTTCCTCGTTCATGGTTCTGTAGTCTTTTAAGTATTCTTTTTCTGTAATCATAACCTTTGTTTTTCAATTACTTTACCCCAAAAGTAGGGAAAACCTATTTGCTGTTGAAGGACACAAAAAAGTCCGGCACCGATTAGCAAGTGCCGGACTTTTATCCACATTTTCGTCCGTTTAATATCCTTGAAGCGAACGGGTTATTAACCTCCTCCTTCTTCTTCTTCTTCCTCTGCTTCTGATCTCAGAGTAAGAACTCCTGCCCAGGTAGTCAGAGAGTAGCGGTTCGGGTTGCTGGTCACTGTTACTGCATGACCGCTGTCTGAATCAGGAGTGGTACCACTGTCGTAGTTGTTGTTCACTTCCGTTCCGAAAGTAGGATCGTACACCACATAGTAACCTCCTGCAGGGTTTTCCGCAAAGAAGATAGCGTCACCACGGTTCTTCAGGATGCGGAGCACATGGGCTGCGTTTTTAACGTCCTTGTCGATGGTAAACATCAGCTGTACGTTATATCCCTTTGCACCTTCGTTACCTGTTGAAGAAATCTGACCGCTCTGTTTCTTGATACGGAACTTCCACGCTCCTTTACCAGGAGAAAAAGCAAAAGAAGCTTCAGTAAATGCAGCTTTAGATGCTTCATATTGAGGCTTTGCCGTAAGGTCTTCCGGATAAGCGACATAAATCTGATTACCGATACCGGCAAACTGTTCTTCACAACCGGCAGCAGCCTGACCAATATCCATTAATTCACATGCCATTTCTGCCATAGTCTCTCATGTTTTATCGTTTGTGTAATAGTTATTCCAACTCCGATTTGATAGTCAGAGTTCCGTCCCAGGTAGTCAGGGAGTAGCGGTTCGGGTTGCTGGTAACAGTTACTGCATGACCGCTATCAGAATCCGGAGTAGTTCCACTGTCGTAGTTGTTGTTCACTTCCGTACCGAAAGTAGGGTCGTAGACTACGTAATAACCTCCTGACGGGTTTTCTGCAAAGAAAATAGCGTCACCACGGTTTTTCAGGATGCGGAGCACATGAGCTGCGTTTTTCACGTCCTTGTCGATGGTAAACATCAGCTGTACGTTGTATCCTTTTGCCCCTTCGTTACCTGTTGAAGAAATCTGACCGCTCTGTTTCTTGATACGGAACTTCCAGGCTCCTTTTTGGGGCTTGAATGTAAACGCACCTGTAGCAAAAGCAGCTTTATTCTGATCATAAGTAGGCGGAGATGCCAGATCTTCCGGGTAGGCTACATATATCTGATTACCGATACCGGCAAACTGTTCTTCACAACCGGCAGCAGCCTGACCAATATCCATTAATTCACATGCCATATCTGCCATAATAGTCTGGTTTTAAAAGTTTGTGTTTGTGTTGTGAAGGCTGCCAAACTTGGCAGCCTGTTTTATCTCAGCGAGCGGGTTATTATTCGCCGTCCGGTTCGAAGATGGCCTGAAGGTAGGTCGGGTATCCGTTGTAAACGATGTCACGCGGAGAAATTGTTGCACCGTCGCTCCATGCCTTGAAACTGTATCCAGATTCAGCAGCAGGAGTCAGTTTCACGGTTTCACCCTTCGTGTAGACATCTTTCTGAGGAGACAGAGTTACCTTACCCCATTCTTCGTTGTTGGAAGTAACGGTCAGGGTATTCTTCTGATAGTCGCCGTTCAGCTGTTCAATCTGTTCGATAGTACCGTCGCTCACACAGAACTTGGCAGGTGCGATATCCAGAATACGTGCGCCTACGGTTGACTGTACCTGGAAGATCAGCACGTTCAGATCGTTCGGATCGTGACTCATCATCACCGAGTTCCAGTCGCTTGCACGGTCAAGGCCGAACTGCAGGTTATCAGGAACAGTGGCAATCATTCGGTTCCCTTTACCGATAATGCCGTGAGTCACAATCTTGATGTTTTCCATTCCCACAAATGAGAATCCGTCACTGCCGGCACTGGTTGTCTGCAATCCGGTAAACTTACGCATGTAGCTGTGGGTAATGAGTCGTCTTTGCTTGGGAGACATATAGACGATAACTTCTTCTGCATTACGCAGCTGTGGATGCCATCCTTCCACCCATTCTACAAATGCGTCGAAGTATTCTCCATCCTGAGTTTCGGGGCCGTCATTGATCGGATCACAAGCCACCAGGTTTTTTTCCTTGCTGGAAATCTTACCCTGATTAATAAGGTTGTTAATGATAGTCCAGTAACCGTTGTACAGACTGAGCGGGTTGTCTTCTCCCAATTCAATGTTACCGAAGAACAGGTTGCTCAGGTTATCACCGGCAAACTGCTTACCAATCTGACGAAGGATAAATTCTGTAACCGGTGCATTGTAGGTTCCGTTTGAACCCAGGATGCTGAACGGCTGCTTTTCGCGGAAGTTCTGCAGGTTTTCATAGTAACGGGCCCAAATCTGGTTCATTACCAGTTTGCTTTCGTCCATGAAACCAAGGGTTGACTTCAGCGTAGAACCTTCCTTATAACGGCGGGCTTCACCACCCTTACGACGGAAGATGATCTGAGTCTGTGCGTATTCAATATCCTCAAGAACCTTGATGCGAAGTTTGTTGAACACTTCCATGTTGTCGAGAACCGGGCTTTCGATGATGTCCGAAGCAAGAATGTCTTTTACATGCGAAACATTCTCTTCACTGAGTGCGTATAAATTCGTTGCCATATTGTTTGTGTCTGGTTTAGTTTTTGTGTCGTGTTCTTATCTCTTATCGTGCTTTGCTGATTTCAGCGTCACGCTTGCGGCGGGCTTCAGCTTTTTCGGCCCAGCTCATGTTTTCACCGCATACGCTCTGCACATGGAACTGGCCGCTTTCCTGACCTCCGTTGTTGTCTTTCGGCGGGTCCTGCGGAATAGGTTCAAGCTGTGCCGTTTCGCTCAGTTCCTTGATTTCTGCATCTTTCTGTTCGATGCTCTTCTGAGCATCATTCAGCTTCGCAGTCAGGTCTTCCGATTCCTTCTTACGAGCGTCCTTCAATGAAGAAACCTCTTTTTCGTGTTCCGCTTTCAGGTTGGCCAGTGCTTCCGCATGGTCTTTCTTCATCTTTTCAATGGTTGCGTTAAGCTGTTCTACTTCCGTGAGTTTTGCAGCCAGCGTAGATTCCGTCTGTTTGGCTTTCATGACGAACTCTTCTACATTGTCCGCCATGCTTTCGTGCATGTAGAAACCGCCGTTTTCTTCGACTACTAGGGAATTAACCTTTGCAGCCGACTGAATAAATGGATAGCTTTTTTCCATAGTTGCTTGTTTTTGAGTTTGTGATTCTGTTTTATCTGATGCCGGCTGCTCCACAGAAGCCTGTTCCTGTGTTTCCGGCTGCTTCTCTTCCTTGATACCTGCCGATTTACTGTCTTCGCGTGATGGCCCGGACGGATTGCCTTGTGGTTTCTGACTCACTCCGGCCAGCTGCTGCACGCGGTTCACACAGAACTTGAAGTCACCCTGACCGTCGACCATGGTACCCACCACATCGCCTGCATCGTAGGTTTTTCCGGTCAGCTGGTCGTCCGTCACTCTGGGACGGCGCTCGCGTACCATTTGCTGAAAATCGGCACAAAGCCGGTTCAGCTCTTCCTTGATGCCTTCGTAGTTTCCCTCGGCCGCGTCGCGGTATTCCTTGTTCTTATAAGGAGATCCGTCGGCGTAAATCTCAGCGTAGCGCTCCTGGGTCACGGTGTTCACATCGCCGTCCTTGTTGGTAAGCATCGCGCACATGGTACCGATACATCCCACCGTGTCGTGCGGATTGGTGAAATACACTTCATCGCACAGGGCCATCAGCGCATAACCGGCACTGCAGGCCATTCCGTCGATGTGACCGACAATCTTCTTTCCTTTTGAGCGGGCGTAGTTCAGGGCCATCTCGTAATCGTACTTCGCCATGCTGCTTCCGCCCGGGCTGTCCATCTTGATAATAAATCCGATGGTATGCGCATCGTCAGAAGCACGCATGATGATGTCCTTGTGCTCCTTGCTTCCGTAGGAACACAGGTCGCCATTACGAAGAATGGGGCCCTGTACGTCGATAACCGAAATGATGCGGTCGTCTTCTTCCAGATCGTAATAGTAGGTTATCCGGTCGTAATTACCCACGTAGGTTTTCTCCGTAAACCCGTCGCGCGAAGAGAGGAAGTAAGGTCGGTCGGTCCGCTCGTCCGGTTTCTCGTAAGGACGGTGTGAGGCAATGTTGTCAAGAATCGTTCTCCGGTAAGCATGCAAAGACTCCGGGTAAAAATCCCAGAATCGCGTAGACATGATTTCGTGAAAAGCTCTCGTTGCCATTTTCGTTTGATAATTAATTGATTACATCACGAAATTACGCACGCGCAAAGCGGTAATGAAGGACACAAAAGAAAGATTAACCGCGTGAATCACAGATTTATCCGGATGGAAAGCCGGATTTTCTCCGCAAATAAAAACCTGCTAAGAATGAGCATGTTGTAAAACACACGGACTTCGCTCGAAAAAAAGAAATTTGCGCCAGACGCAAAGAAATTGACAGATCAGGCCAGCGTGACAATGGAAACGGCCGAAGAAAAATGCGCACAAAAAGAAAGGGCCAAAGAAAAAATGCCGCCCCACACACCTTTGCAGGAACGGCATTCCAACGGAAAGAAAAAAAACAATGTATATATATAAGGTGTATCAGTCAGACCACACGCTGTGCACCGGTCACGTTACGGATGGTGAGTGTGCATGAAATTACGCCGTCGCCTTCTTCATACTGGAACTCATATCCGTCGCTCACTGCACGCACAAACATTTCTCCGTCACCGAATGTTCTTACAATCAAATGGTTAGTAGTGTTTTTGAGGGTTTCAAGCTGCAAATAGGTTTCGCGAGTCACCCTCTCTATCTCCCAACTCACCGTCACTTCGTAAGAATCGCCGGCCACGCCGGTTTCTGCGCTCTCCTTCAGACTGCCGGATTTCGGTTTCATGTGGATGGAAATCTTCCGGTCGCCAGACACGGAAAAATCAGGTTTGTCACTTTTCTTTTCCAGGTTGAACGGGCGGCCAAACGTGATCGCATCGTCCGGATAAGCTTCAATGACGCCTATCAACTCGTAATAATTCTCGCTGCAATTCATAATTTATGTGTTGTTTTGGGGGGTGAAAATGGCGGGGGACAGTCAGGGGGACAAAATCCTCCGATTTTTAACTATTATTTAGCGTTATTCATGTATAAATTTTGACCTAAGTGTATGTGAGCGCTGTGTCATTCAGGCTTTCAAGCCATTCTCTTCGCTTTTCAATATCCGCACTGATACGATTTTTCATACGTTTATAGTAGCGGATCATATTTTCATAATAAAGCATGGGTATATCCATCGCAACCATAAAATCAGAGATTGCATTTTCACGGGTTGTGCGAATACCTTGAATACGTGCAGAAGTGAAACATTCATCCACAAATTTCATACATTCCACCCAGAACTCCTTTTTTACCAGTTTATTGAACTCAACAAATCCGGTATTACTCAACTGCCAGTTGTCAGAAGTATTAACCAATGAGCCTGCACGGAAAATCCTTTCAGGAAGTTGTATAGCGATATATTCCTGTTTTTCAGACTGATCCAGTACAAACGACGACGTATGTTCAAACAAATCACACATTTTTTCATTATTGAACATGTGCTGTGAACATACATTGGGACTCAACTGAACCATGCTGTAATTGTTTACCAGGTATTGATCAATACAAGTAGAAAGAGGACTCATTAATGGTAAAATGACTACATTTTTCCCATACCTGCTTCTAAGATATTGTCGCAGATATACACTTAACTTCACATACATGACCGGTGGAGCTATGGACTTTTTATTCGTATTATTCCCTTTCATAGACAGATAAATCAATTAATCAACAGCAAGTTACGGACTGGGATCAGGAATAATAATTTTCATTATTCAAAAAAAAGTTAACCAAAATGGGGATATTTTGCAGGAAATTTTAAATCCGGCAATGGCACGCAATTTTTTTGCAAAATTCATATTTAAGCCTATTTATCTGATTATCATATTATTAATAAAGATATAAAACAATAAAATATAGATTATTGCCGATTGTTGAACAAATTTGGATTTCATAATTTATATTTTTTCGGAAAGGAATAAACTTCAGGACAGCCAGCTTTTTCTCTTATGTCCATTGCGTAGCTCTCTTTGTTATACGGTGAAGTTGGATATAAAGGAAGTAGAACGGAAGGGGGAAAAGGAGGCCCAGTCGAACCGCGTTCCGCAGTCCGACCTTTTCCTCCTTCCGTTCTTTCGGGTTTCCTTCCGGTTTCCTTCCCCATTCGGGCGCTTTTCTGAGGAAATGTTTCGACTGATGACTCCCTCTTTCCGATGAAAAATAAAAAATTATAGGTTTTTTCAAAAACACGAAAAACAGAAAAGTAAAGCAATTTAACATGATTTTCGATGTAACGTAATGATATACAGATGTTTTTAAATTGCAAAAATTTTGCAAACGGCTGGCAATGCCTGCAATTGGGTGTTTTTGTGGCTTGTAAATGTATGTTATACAGTTGTTTACATCATTGCAAACGTGTTGTTATGATTGTAAAATATTCTGATTTTAACACCATTTCTGCCATTTGAACCGCGCCGGAATGAAGGCTATGCAGGTCCGAATCAGAGAAAGGACGGCCAAACACTGGGACAACACACGGGTGTTTATTAATAAATTCTGAAAAATCTATTAATAAACGCTTCCTGTACTTATTAATAAACTCCAAAAAATTTATTCGACGCCACTGAAAAATTTATTAATAAACACTTTTGAGAAAAAGGCAAAAAAAAGAGTGGGGAAATACCATTTCGGGTACTCCCCCACTCCCTGAATTGTGTCATTATGATCAGCTGAAAGTTCCGCCACCGCCACCTTCTTCCTCATCGGCATCCGGATCTTCGGGTTCTTCCGGGCCTTGTGACGATGCCGAAATGCGGTCGAGGGTCATTCTATCCATCTGTTCCTTGAAGTCCTTGCTGGGGAGGAAAAGAACGCGCTTGCGCACGATTTTCTCTTTGCCTTCTATCTCAGAACTCTTGCAGGTGATAGCCGGCTTCAGATAACCGAGGTTACCCAGACTTACGCCATGTCCTTCCAACAGCCAGGTACATGCAGATTCCGCCATAGTTTCCACTACGACCTTACAGGTTGCTTTCGGAAGTCCGGACCGCAGGGAGATCTGCTCTACCAGCTTGTTAAAGCTTACTGTCCCGGAACGGACTGCTGAAGCAACATACTTCTCGGTTTTCTCCTTGTCGAAACCGAAAGACTTTTTGTTGACATACTCCCACACCTAAAGGAATGGGATTCGGGCGTCATTGGTGGCAACCTGCATCGCAGGATTTACGCCACCTCTTCCCAGAGTTGATGTCCCAACTCTTAAAATATTTTTTGCCGCATTAATATCACGGTCGTGTTCTCTCCCACATTGCGGACAAGTCCACTTTCTGATGTTAAGCGGCATTTTTTCTGTCTTATACCCACATGAAGAACAGGTTTTCGATGATGCTTCCCATCTGTCTATCTGTACAAATTTCTTCCCGTATTTAGCGCAAAGCCATGAAAGTTTGGACACAAAGGAAGTGAATGAAAGGTCGTTTATCTTTCTTCCCCAAACTTTCTGCATTGCCTTCATGTTAAGTGTCTCCATACATATTACATCATAGTCTGATACAATACGGATAGCAGTCTTCCACTGAAAATCTTCTCTGATATTAGAAATTTTTCTATGCAATCTTGCCAGGGATAATCTCGCTTTATTACGTTCATTGCTACCTTTCTTCTTTTTGGAAAGATTCCTGCTTTTTCTTCTTAATTCATCCAGATGATTGAAGAGTATAAGGGGAGATTCTATTCTTGTTCCATTATCCTGCGTCAGAAAGTGCTTCATTCCAAAGTCAAACCCTGCAGTCTTACCCGTCATGGGTTTGCTTGTCGATGATTCCTCGTTTCTGCGGACAGACATAATAATCCAATAGTCTCCAACCGCATCACGCTTGACACTTAAAGTCTGAATTCTACCGTCCACAGGTCTTGACAGGTGGAATTTAAGTCTGAGTTTTAAAGCATTTACTGTGAGAACATTTCCGTTAAGAGTATATCCTGCCTGTTTGAACGTGACTGAGCGATATTTTCTCCAATTCTTAAATGTTGGAAGATGCTTGGCTGTTCTATTGAAAAAATTCTTATATCCATTATTTATGCGTTCACAAATCTGCTGTACAGACTGGGAGCCGATAATCTTCCATTGTGAGTATGATGATTTTCTCAATTTGAGAAGATGGGATTGCAGCCTGTACATTGAGAGGGATTTATGATACATGCGATAATAACGCTTATGCAGGGAAATAGCATGGTTGTATATCCATGCTGCCGTCCTGAACCATTCCTGCAGCCTTTTCTCATGGTTGCGGTTCTGTTTGTAAACCTTATATTTATAGGTTAGTGTCTGCATGATTAATTATTATCTCTATGTCGCAAATATAATATTTTTTTCTTATATTTGCCAACGTATAACAATATATTTCAAAGGAATATGGATGACCGATGGAAAACTAATCCAGGATGCGTTTACAACGTATCGTATCACATAATATGGTGCCCGAAATACAGAAGGAAACTCCTTGTAGGAGAAGTAGAAAAAAGGCTGCATTCCTTGCTTATAGAAAAAGCAATGAAAAACGGATGGAGCGTATCAAAGCTGGAAATTATGCCAGACCATGTACATATGTTTATTAAAGCTACGCCTTCTGATTCCATTGCTCATATTGTATCGCAACTGAAAGGATATACATCTTACATTCTCCGGTCGGAATTTCCGCACCTGAAGCAAAGGGTTCCTACACTATGGACTCGTTCTTATTATGTTGAGACTATTGGACATATTTCTGAAAAGACCATTCTCAAATACATTGAAGACCAAAAGAAAAAATAGTTTTAAGGGAAAACTTTCATCCCATACCTAAAGGAATGGGCTTTCAGTTCACACTAATCGTAATTATCAAATTGAATCCGATCGGCGTGTTTGCCTTTTCTTTCGGCCTGCACAGCTTCCATCAGCTCGCTAATGACCAGGCAAAGGAAATGTTCGTCGCTTAAATCCTCGTCGTGCCAGCCGTGTTCTACTGCGTTCTGGTAGGCTTCGTCTCTCAGTCTGTTCAGATCTATTGTTTTAATTGTTTCCATCTATTATGTCTCCTTTCTTTAGTTTCTTTGCTTCTTTCTTATTGTCATAATACACCGTAACAACACATGGGCGGCCATTCCTATCGGCCACAGCCTGCACCTCGTATTTCTGCATACTGGGACGATATATAATGCTCACTACTCTTTTAATTGTGGTTGTCATAGGCTATTCATTTTTAGAATAGTTCAGTCTTTTGATTGCTTCTTCCAGGGTAATCTTTCCTAATTTGTAGTCACAGAGAATTTTAGTATCACAGTTCATACCATCCATCTCGTCGAATGAAACATTTATCGGATTGGTGACATATCCAAACTGGGAGAAATCGCGTGCGACAGCAGCTATCTCTTGCCTTTTTATGAGAGTGTAGTTCTCTGATCTCAGCCGTTGAAGTTCGGTTTCTTTATCGGCGAGGAACTTTTCTTCCACCATCCGGATGGCCAAAATCGCATCCTCCAGGGTAACATAGGCTGTGTGGTGTTCACGCCGGTGCAGTCGGCCTTTGTCATCAGAAAAATCTCCGCTCGGGAGAAGGGAGAGCTTTTCGCTCTCCCATTTTTCACGGTCGCTGCACCACACTTTCATACGTTCTTCTAAGAATTGTTTTGCGTCCATTTTACTCTTTTTTCAATTAGTTCCAACATACGGTTGATTTTCATCCTTTGGTAGAGCTGCCACCAGTGTAAATCACGTTTTTGATTCTTCAGCTGAAGGTAAATGTCTTTAAACACTCCTTCATTGGTTTTTAAACAAAGGATTTCTTCTTCCTTTGCTTTCATTTCTTCTACGATCTTAAAAATATAATCCGTCAATGAATTATGTTTAATCACAATGGATCGTACATTTACATGAAAATTTTGCCCAACAGTTTTAGTATATCTCGATTCCCAGGCAGATTCATACTCTTTAAGAATATCCTCTTTTTTTTCTTTATTCTTTTGAGTCAAATCTAAAATCTTTTGTTCCATCTTTCTATATTCGGATAGAGGGATGATTATTTGTTTTTTATCTTCTTCCATAAGCTTTAGTCTTTAGATTTCCAATCATTGCATAAATAATGGCTGTATGCCCTGTCTGAATAGAGACTGCATTCACCCGAGTCTGAATCTTCCGATGGAAGGTAATGAAGGCACGTGCGGCATTCTCGCTCTTCCTTTTTGTAGTCCTTGCAACCGGGCAGGAAGAAACCTGTATCTTCCCCATTGTATCCATTTCCTACCCTGAACCTGAGAGGACGGACAAACTCGCAAAGCTGACTGTTTGGCTTTTGCTTCTCCCCTTCTTTCAGCGGGCGGAAATGGATGCAGTCGTCGCAGAAATTCACGGTGCGTAGTTTTTCTTCCCTCGCAATGGGTTTCTTCCGGTTGAGCCAGTTGCTTGTGTCGTTCAACGGGCAGGCTCCGCAGTAGTAATCGTCTTTGTAGTAAAGACAATATCCTTCGCAGAACACTCCTTTGATTTCCTTCAGCAGACTGGCCTTTATCTTTTCTACGTTCGCATTTGGCATGATTCTATCAGGTATTTGTCTATTTCAAACCGGAGATAAAAAAACACGATACCTTCCAAATGGTCTATATGCTCGAGGTATTTTTCTATCGTAAATCCTTTTATCGTCAGGTATCTTTTGAATATCTGAAATCCGGCTGAAATTTCCTTGTATTCAATATTATAGTCATCCGGCCTCCATGGTGAGCATTGTCGTAATATCATAGAACGATCTTCTATAGGACATTTCTTTATCTCCTTTATGGCTCCTTCCATAAGGAGCTTTGCCACGATGTTGGTCTTTTTAATGTGGTTAAATTTGAAATCTTCTGGTATGAATATCATGGCTCTTCCTCCTTTTTGCTGAAATGTTCGATAATTTCCTGGACGGTGGCTTTGTGGCAATACATGGGCTCTATTTGTGTTCCTATGTGCAGCCCGCCACTTCTGTCCGTCGCTTTAAACCATGATCCTTTGTCCATGTTTAAATAGACATCTACATCTAAAATAAACCATTGGTTCCTATCCGTATCGTCACGTAAAGCTGCTATTGCTAGGAACAGCTCCTCATTAGTACCGCAGTCAATGTCGTTCGGATGAAGACGCTGAAATCCATCTTGAACGGAAATATACATTCCGTAATTGGCTGCCAGCCATTCTTCCTTGAAATCGTCAAGGGTATTGGCTCTTTGCCCCAGCTTCTGAAGCTTTTCCAGCAGTTCCGGTGTATTCTTCCGAATAAAACAAGGTTGTGTAAACATAAGCTGATTCTTATAAGTAAGTTAATGACTCTTTTATCCCATCGTTCAAAGCTTTCTCGAATGTATCGGTATATCCGTCCATCTGCGATATGAGAGAAAAATCCTCCATGTCGTACAGACGGTAGTACCATCCATGTTTGTTTAGGTCGACAACGATGTGGATCTTTCCTTTTGTGCGGACCCATTTTTGAGCGGCGTATAGTGTGGGAGCCAGGTATTCGTTCAGGTATTCTTTATATCTTAACAGCTCCCGGAACTTCCTCACGTTGAACATTAGTACGCTTAGCACCGGCCGTCCTGTTTCATCTGTTATGTAACTGGCACGACAGTCTTCTATATATCCTTTGTCCTGAAGAAGCTTAGCTACTTCAAAAGTGACAAAATCTTCGTTTATCTTATTATATTCTGCTGACATGGTGCTATGCTTTTAATGGTTTTAAAAAGTTTCTTGTAAAGCCTAAATCAAGTCCTCTATCGTGGTAGAATTTCAATACTGCATCGTGGCTGTGCCGTGTATAGAAACCTATATTGACGAGGATATTGAATATCTCCAAAGCTGTATATCTCCGGTAATCTTCAATCGTAAAGTAAGTGTTTGGAGAGTATTTGGAGCCACCGGAAAACTTAAAGTGAAGGCTACCTTCATACTCCTGTACCTGAACTACAGGCCAACGGTAACTGTCCTTAAATTTAGGAATATCCTTCCATTTAAGTTTTGACTTCCGGCTTTCGTGGATTCGTATCTCAGCCATTGCTATAACTTGCTTTAATTGATTTTACACAGTAAAACCCATATTAAGCAAACAAACATGATGAAGGCGACAATCCCTGCACAAATGGCCGGTATTAGCATTCTCTTCCACAGTATATCTGCCTTGTGGCATCGTTCGTTGATATAATTGATTTTCGTCATGTGCTCGCCAAACTGAATCTCCATCATGTGACGTGCCCAGTCTTTCACCAATTTCCCAAATCTTTCTCTTGCCTCTTGTTTGATAGTAAACTTCCCTGCCGGATCAAGAAGCAATGAATCGGTTCTGAACTGGAACTGCTCACTATCCAGAATATCACGACCATCGCTGCTCCGTATCTCCATGGAAACTTTAAGCCATGGAATTGCTTTTGTTTCCCACATTTCGAGTGCACGTTTCTCTATCTCTTCTGCGTTGGCGTTGGCCAGCTCTTTCATCTTTTCGTACTCGTCTTTCTGAACGAAGACGACTGCTTTCTTATCGTCGATATACATAGTTCCTGGTTTTAGATTATTCTTTACTTTCCTGACTTTCTTCGATCATCCTTTCCACTTCCTGAATGTCGCAGGTGAATTTGTTTTCCAAGCTATCATACTGGGAACATTCTTCGTCGACATACTCTATCCATGCCGTTTTGGTCTCAAGGTTGATAATTATCATCGGCCTGTTGCAGGAATCGTCTTTCCCTAGCACTCTGTTTTTCAGCTGCTGAATGTCGAAGTCGCAAAATATACGATGTAACTCCCCGTTATAATAATCGAATATCGGACCGGTGTAGATAATGTTTTTCGTTTTCATACCTGGGTATTTAAGTTCAATCATTGGTTTATGGTGGAATATCGGCCGTTTTATTTCGCTCCATGCGATTGGCCTTACATTGTAGGCCCATGTCCCGTCTGACATGATGAAGGAATTGGTGTATCTTCCGTCTCCCAGCATGACGTTCACGCATTGTCCTTTCGGAGGGAGTGAAGCTTGTACGCTTTTCCATTGATATAAGTATGACGCATCCCATGAAGTCCACATTGCTTTTATTATATCGTCAATGGAGAAGTGTATATTTTCTTTGCTTCCTGAGACCCTAATACGGTCGTTAAACAGGTTTGTGACGTATTGGTGTATATATTCTTCCTTATCCATGGTTTACTTCATTTAGTTTTGGTTTCGGGAACCAGTAGTCACATTCATAATCTCCGTAGTCCTCAAAATGAAAATCGGGAGAAGTCGCTACTTTATATTTCCCGTCTTCCTGGTAGATGTATCCGCTTACGAATGCTCCGTTTGACACCATACGGCAGACAACCTCCTCGTTCGGGTCAGGTTGCCGTTCTTTTACGTTTGTCAGAAGGCCGCCGAGCATGGCATCCCATCCGTCCTCGTATGCCTGTTCAACATAGTATATATCAAAATCGGACATTCGTTTTGCTCGTTCCATCCCGTATTTCTCCACATAATACGATTTAACTGAGTTCATAAGCCCATCGGCGTATTCTCTTGCTTTTTCTTCTTTCTTATTCATGGCTTACTTCAATTCTATATGTAATTCCTTATCTATCATCTTTGCGAGCTCTGGTATGCTCTTGTTTTGCCATTCCACGCATATATCATCTATTTCATCGTCATAGTGATTGTCGTGAACGTATTCGTTTATCCAGGTAGCAAAATCATCTTCTGATATGCCTTCTTCATCATAGTCATCTATTTCGGATGCTATATTCAGACAGTGCAAATGCGATTTCCAGGTGTAAACTGTGCCGTCAAATTCCAAGGTGGCATTGTCGTACTTTTCTCCTTTCTCTATTATCCCTCCGCAGAAATTACACTTGTGCTGTTTTCTTGCTATGGGGTTTCTTCTGTTTATTTCTTTTGGCATAAGTTATTCGTTTTTAGTTAAACATGCTCCTTTCAGAGCGGCTTCTATTGCTTCTTCTATATTGTTGAAGTCGTCGTAATAGTCCACATCATATATCCCGTCATCACCCATTACGCTCAGGTAGAAGCGGGTTTTACCGGGCTCCTTTGCTTTACCATAACCTTGATTTGATGTTATGTAAAACTCACGCTTTTTGTAGTGAGCAACAAAGGAAGTCTTTGTGTATTCCCGTATTTCCGATTTGCGGAATATGCAGCCTGCTATTTTCATATCCTGCTATTTTACGGATACTACATTCGGGTAAAATTCTACAAAAGGAATTTCAACCCCCATGGTACGAAATGTATAAGTACTGTCTATCTTAATTCTTCCCAGCAGCTCCGGATGTGCAAGGAAACCATGTATGCTGAGTCTCATGGTCCCTTTGGAGGTGAAAAGTAGATAATAAACTTCGGTACTTACATAACCTTCTCTTGTGTTTACATTCTCTATTTTCTCTATCCGGTTTACAGTAGCTATTACTTCAGTTCGGTTAGAGAATGTAGTTATCGCAGCTAGGATAGATATAACAATAGCAATAGCTATCATAAATGGTATTTTTTTCATGGCTATTTTATTTATAAGGGTTATTATCCAAAACTAAAGCTGAAACGGCCAGTCCTTGTCTGATCAGGTTGCGATAGTCGATGTGGCACTGGTTCAGTACGTGAAAAACTTGCTGGAAATGGCGAAGGCCCAATTGAGTGCTGTTATGCTTCCCTTCTTCTGGAGTGATAAAGAATGTCTGTATGTTCATTTCGCACACCTTACATCCCCAGGCAAAGAACTCCACGCATTCTCTTTCTTGGTCGAATTTCCAGGTGGTATAAAAGCCCATATACCCGTCGAAGTCGAATGCTCCTACCAGATAATTCATCGGGCAGATTTCCGAGCCGTTCACAAATATTTCTTCTGTGATTGAAGACAGCGGATAGAGTATCGGTTTTATCTTACCTTCAGATGCCAATAGTCCTTCAATGCTAACGGATGGAACGGTTTCCTGCTTTAGCAACACGTCATATACTGTATTCCCGTCTGTGGCTTTAAATCCATACGGAAGACGGCTGCATGCGTCAATCTCTAACAATGTTATTTCTTCTTCTTTCATCATATTATTCCTCTTTTAGTGTGTCACTCATTAATTTTTCTGTCAATCCATATAGTTGGCCTGCAATAAATGATCTGGTTTGGGGAGAAGCTGTACTGATAAACTCCGCCATGTCTTTATACATTGTTTTCCATTTTACCAGCCCGTTATTTGAAGATTCACTTTTCTCCGGTTCTTTTTTACGAAAAGCAACCCTGATATTGTAAGGGTTAGGCCATTGATATGGATCACAGTCTGCTTCCTGCAATATTGCCTTTTCTGGAATTTTGACATAAACGTCTCGCTCTACTTCTGCTTCATAAACATTCTGGTCACAAAACCAATAGGAACGATTTATTTGTAATACTCTCAATGATATAGGCAGAAGGTCTTTTAACCACCATTGTTCGCTCGAAAATGTTTCACGCAAATCTTTCTCTCCTTTAATAACTACATTATCACCTACAATGTATTTGGGATTCTGAGGGTGAGAAAAATCTCCGTATCTGTAATCAATTAAGCACTCATGTACGCTGACATCAGTTCTTTCTTTCAAGAAATAATAGAATTTCCCATCTACTTTCCTCATACCTGTTACAACAAAGTTTTTTCCTAAGTATTTCATCAAAGCTTTATTACTTTCTACATTGTAACTGATTTTATTTGCTTCTTCAAGGGTTTTTACTCTTACCCTGTCTCCTATTTTAAATTTTGGCTTCTTGCTTCTCATGATATTATTTTTATTTCATTCTCCTTCTAATTTAGTGATAACATAATCGGCTTTATTCCATCCTGTATAAAAGGAAACGGCTGCAATCCTGGCTTTTAAAACCTTTTCCGGGAAATCTTCATTTAACAGTTTTCCTTTCCGGTAGTGTGCAACGAGTGAAGTTGCATCTACGACGAAGGAACCGCTAATAGCAGGGTACTTTTTCAGGGTTTCTTCGATAAACTCTCCGACAGTATATTGCCTGTCAAAATCCACATATCCTCCAACATAGGGAGAAGCATGAGTGGGAAAGACTCTAATTAGTTCAAACATAGGCTATGTACTTCGATTTATGGTTTTATTCAACTATCAAGTGATTATGAATTTCCATAATTTTCAGAATCCGAACTTCACATCTCATAATCCCTAAATCTTTTGCTATGGCTCCTTTTGCCGCCTGATGAAGGGTTGAATGATCCGTCTGCTCTTCTTCTGTACGGGCCGGAAGAAGGTATTCTTCACGGAATCTAACCGGAGGTGTACCGGCTTCAAAAACCACGGAAAAGTTCTTTTTTATTAGCATTTGTCATTCTCCTCTCAACTTCTTATCCAGCATGATCTGCAGTGCTTCATCGCCGCGTCCCATCTTATTCATCATTTCACCGACCTGCTTATCGAAATCGCTGCTTTGCAGGCTTACAAGGGCTATCATGGCGAGTGCCTGTATCTGGCTTGGCTGAATGGCTGTTACTTCTATTACTTTTTCAAGCATACCGGCATCCGAGAATCCTCTTTCTTTCATGGAAAGAAGACCTTTTGCATTTTTCGTGCTGGACTCTATTGTCTGAAGTATGTATTTCAATACTCCTCTTTTATCTTTCAATAAATCTGCAATATCCATAAGCTTATTAAATTAGTATAGGTTAATCTACCTTCTCCTGTTCCACTTCCTTTGCAAGTTCATGACCGATAATCTCTCCACAAATTGGGCATTTCACATTTTCATGACCTGTAAAGACGTTAGTTCTAATATCTTCATGTCCGTATCTAAGTAGAGACTTACATTTAGGACACTCGACCTCCCATTCTTTTATTTCACCTTCTCTTACGACTCTCATGACTCATATCTTTCAATTATAATTATTAGCTTTTCGGCATTTTCATAAAACACATCCAGATAGTCGTACCGTTATTCTTTGTAGTATGGCCAAACAAAGGTTTGTAATCCGTAATAGCATTGATTACTTCCTTTACTTTTATCTGGTCCTGATTCCACTTGAAGATAAGTACGCCGTAATCATCCAGCACTCGCATACATTCATGTATGGAGTCATTAATAAAGCTTTTCCAGTCTTTTGGAAGTTTTCCATACTTTTTGGCCAACCAACTGTTTTCACCGGCTCTTACCAAATGTGGCGGGTCAAACACGACCAACTTAAACGTGTTATCAGCAAATGAAAGGTTTGTGCAATCCTCTATTTTATCAGGCTTCACAGATATTTTGCGACCATCACAAAGTGTATCTTCAAAATCGCGTATGTCAGTAAATAAAGCAAGCGTATTCTCTTTATCGAACCAGAACATCCTGCTTCCACAACATACATCAAGTATTGGTTTATTTTGCTTTCCCATCCTTCTTCAATTTCTTCACTTCCTTCACCATCAGCAATGCTTCTCCCAGAGTCTTTCCAGATTTCACAATTTCAAAGGTTTTCTTTCTGCCTAATGCCTTGTAGACTGGAATCCACTCATTCTGTATCATATCGGCCGGCTCACCAGGAGGTATTGCTATCAAATCGTTTGCAAAGTGAGGGCTGGTCGGATCACTCAGTTCGAGTAAAGTAATTCCGTCTTTATTTACTATTGAATACTCTTTCTTATTGATAGTCACAGCCCCATAATAGCGGACAACAGAGAGATAGCTATTCCTCCAATAGGCTTCTTCCATGATTATAGGAACTTCCATTATTAATACTCCTCCTTTCCTAACCTTTTCCCTTCCTCTTTCAAGGCTTGAAGCTTCGCAAAAAGTCCGCTTGGCTTATTCTGCATTTCTTTCGCTGTGATTTTCTTGAACGCCATACCGATGGCAATCATTGAAAGAGCGGTTTTTATCTGCTGAATGTCGCTGATTGGTGTATTAGTGTCCTGTAGCGTATCTTCATTAATTGCCACATTCTCTAATTCGTTCATTGCTTCTTCAGCATCCTTTGTGCTAAATCCTGATATCTGCATCACGGCTTTGATAAAATCCTTTTCCACTTCAAACGTGATACTTACTTTTTCATTCTGATTGTTTTCCATAATTATCAATTTAAATATCTTTTGTACCAACTAAATTTTCATTTCCATTAAAAGGGACGATCTTCTTGTAACTGCGTCCTGAACACACATAGTAAGTTGTTCCACGAGTGGTTGAACGTATGTGACTGAAAATGTCGTATCGCCATTCGCCCCGGCCATCGAAGCCTAAAACCGGCATGCCAGGAGTAAAGGTGTTCACTTCCGGTATCTCAAGCATAAGGTCAAAATCGCTTTCCGGATTGAACTTTTTAAAATGTGCTCCGTTTGCAGCAAAATGATAGCAATCTTCCGATACCCCCGGAATAAGCACTGTTGCACATATAGGATAGTCTATATTAGCCATATCGAACATAAGGATTTTGGATGGATAGCCTTTTCTCGTCACAATCTTTCCTTCCATTTCTCCTGAAGTGATCTTCTTCGCCATTTCCAGATCGAACGGTACTTTCATAAATTTATTTTCCATAACTCATTAATTAAAAATCTTTTCCAATTCTTCTTTTGTGTACCAGCTTTGAATGTTCAGCGGTTTTATACTATATAGCATATCCCGATAGGTATATTTATCATAAAACCACTTTATTGCATCCGTATAATTAGGGTCTCCTCTTTTCTCGTGACGATCGTTATAACATTCAGCAACTTCAGCCAACAAACATCTGAATTTATGCACTTTCCTGTTCCTGTAAAGAATATGTACACAGAATATCAGTGCTATCCATGAAATTATTTTTAATAAAATCATTATACTTTCCATATCTCCCACTATTTTAATGTCCTATACCCAGCTTAATCGGAACAGAAGTGTCCACAAACAAATGACCTACAAACGAGCCGTTGAAAAGTATAAAAGTTCCTATATACACCATGTAAGGATCAATATTTATCTCTTCACCGGTCATGATCATACGGAACTTTACTCCCCGTTGTGGCATTGATTCATCTTCTACCGCCCAGATATATGCTTTCTCGTTTACAACTGCTAGTTTCAGTAGTATGCAATCTTCATGTAGCGGAAGCTTGAACTCTGACGCTGCCGGGATTTCATGTTTTAAGATTCTTGCCATATTCTTTTCTTTTTAAGGTTATTAATCATCTTCAAAACGCTTCTTTTCCTCCCACTCTTCATCGGTTTCCGGGCAGGAAAGTATCTCCTTGGAGTCTTTGGGTTCCTCACCCAGCTTGTAGAAAAAGCACACACGGGTAAATTTTCGGGTGCGTTCCTCACGGCGGATCGTGTCGTTCAAGAACTCCTGCTCCCAGGCGTAGTGACGGGGGTATTTGGAGCCTTTGTCCGAGCGGTAGACGATGGAAGGGTTCATGGTGTACTGCATATTGAAGCAGTAAGCCTGCATCTTTTCTATCATTTCATTCTTCACGGATTTCACACTCTGCATCGTCACCGCGTCGCCCCGGTGTTCCAGGTAGCTGATGGCCATTTCACTGATGGACACCGGCCTTTTCCAGTGCCACTGGTTTGCAAAGAAATGGTTGGCCCAGTCAATGAATACCTGATCCTTGATGGCGGAGTAAAGGATTCGCATCTGTCCGTCCTGTGACATGGGAGGTATCAGGCTTTCCTGCAGGCCGAGGTAGAACTGGCAGCTTTGCAGCATCATGTACACCGCTTCGTCGCGTTCCTCTTCGGTGGCTTCCAGGAAGATGTCTTTCCCGAACTTCGTCTGCGGCGTGCGTTTCTTGAACTGGCCGGCGTAGTCCTCGTCGTGATAGTAATCGCTCTGCATGGCCAGGAAGATACGGCGTGAGGTGCTTCCTTCGGTCATGTCGAACGGCATCTTGTTCATGGTAATGAATATCTTCGGGGTTGCCTCGCGCGGCAGTGTCATTTCATCGTGATACAGGGTCTTTACCGTAATGTTGTCCGTAATGTTATAGAACTCGCTGCCCATCATGTCGGGACGAAGGTCGTCTATCAGACACATGCTGTCTACGGTATAATGGAACTTATCGAAGTTCTTGGCCATGTTCTCTTTCTTCTTCAAGGTCTGACCGGGGATGTAGCACACCTTCCGTACCAGCTCGAAGAAGGAACGGAAGAAACTTTTTCCGGTACCTCCGCTGTTCTTTCCTTCGTCGGCCACGGTGTACTCCGTCACGACTCCCATCTTCTGCATGGTGCCTGTACGGTATCGCGAAAGCATGTAACCCATCAGGGCAACCTTGCAAATGAAGTGCATGTCCTGTCGCTGCTTTTCCAGCTCGGTAAGCGGATAGCCTTCGGCTTCCTTTCGCCAGTGTATGCGGCTGGTGTCGTACAGCCACTGCACGCAGACAGGCATCTGGTCAATGTCTTTCGGCATTTTCAGCAAAAAGCGGTACAGACGCTGGTAGGCGATGAACTCCGCATCCTCACGGCGGCGCTCGTTCTCGTTCATCCGCTTGTCGGCCATTCGCTGATCGTTCAGCTCCTTACGTGCGGCGTATTCCGGATTCTCCTCGATGGTGAACAGCGGGGACTTGAGCGGATGGTAATCAGCGTCGATGATGGCCTTGCGGTTTACATGGAAAGGCAGGTCCACGTAGTCCACCGGCTCAATGCTGTCGGCCGTCACCTTCACGGCGCAGTTGCGGAAGAAGAAATAATCAAAATCTTTTCCCCACGACATGAAGTTCAGGTCTACTTTCTTAATGCCGGACATGGTGTCGCGTCCGATTTTCTTCTGGGTACTGATGGCGTTGCTCAGTTCCTCGGAGTAATACTGTGAGTTGTATATCAGGAAGTCTTTCATGATTTCCTTGGCTTCGCTCAGTGCCTGGCTCTCTTCCACCACATCGACTATGTTATTGCTGATATGCACGAACTTGGTGGTATCCGCTTCGTCGGTGTATTTGTAGAATCCGTTGGCCGAAAGGAACTGGGCCATGTTGTCGAAGTTCAGGGTGTATTTTCGCACCACCACCTTGCTCTCGTCTTCCTGCTTTTTGGTCTGGTACTGCACATCCCAGAAGCGCATACGGCGGGCGGTCTTGAGCAGGTCGTCGAAGTAGCGGTTTACGTTGGTGTGCATGAGCTTTTCATTGCGGCGCATCACTGCCGGGTAGAAATTGAAGAACTCTTCGGCATCCTTGCATGCTTTCCCGCTGCGGGGATTGTACTGGGTGGAGAGGTCTTCGGGAAGGTAGAGCACTTTCAGTTCCACGTGTTTCAGGGCCATCCTGTTCATGGCGCGGATTCCGGTGCGGTCGATGTCATACAGCACAAACACTTCCATGGAGATGTTCAGCAGGCGACGGATGGTTTCCGACGAAATCTCCACACTCTCGGAGTGGGGAAACACCACATGAGCGTCGCTATGGAAGTACACATTGATGGCATCGCGCGGGCCGGAACAGATTACGATACGGCAGAATACGTCGGCAAAAGCGCGGGTGCGCCGTCCTTGCTCGTCCACACGGGTTTTGTCTATGTTGATAATGGGATGTCCTTCCTTGTCGGAGGTCTCCACACGTCCGGTCTGCAGGGCACGCATCACGTCTGCATCGCCGTAGATTTCCTTGTGGAATCCTTCCGGGCGGCTTCCTCCCTGGTACCACCATGTAAACTTGTAGTTGGGCTGTCGGCGGCCGTCCGCATCGGTCGTCTCGCGGAAATAGGGCTCGTACTTCCGTGCCCACCAGCCGTTCTCGTCTTCGTAGCGGAAAAGGAATACCGGGTAAGAAGGTGTGGACTTCACTTCGTAGCTGGTCAGCACGCCGTCGGAATCGGCCTTTTCGGGGGTAACGTAGCTTTCCAGCGGATAGAGGTTGAAAATGGTGCTTAGCTGGGTGCTGTCGAAGGGAGCGGGCATGTCGCCACGGTAAAAATCGGGATTGAACGAACAGCGCAACAGGTTGTTTCCGTCGGCATCGGTCACGGCTGTCTGCTCGGTGCCTTCGCTTGTGTTTTTCCCGGTGCGGAACACGGGGAGCACCTGACAGCCCAGCGCACGGAGCTCAGCGGGTGTAAACTCGCCCTTACGGATGCGGAAATCCACTTCCGGCTGCGGGGCGGTCTTGCGTGCCCGGTGGAAGAACCCGTTCTTGTAATCTCCTTCAATAATCAGGTTAAAGTCTTTGGCCAGCCGGTTCACCGCGTCCGGAAAGTCGTGTTTCTCTCCTGCGCGTTCCAGAAGGCGCTGCTGCAGCATGATGGCCCCTACCCCTTTGCTACGGTTCTGCTCGCCGCATACGAAGCAATTGAAGGCGGCATAGCGTTCTCCCTTTGGCGGGAACTTGCTCACACAGAAACTCCCGTTCTTCTCCTGATGGAACGGACAGCGGTAGAATACGCTGCGTGCGGTCTGCGAAGCCGGCAGATATCCGTTGTTGCGCATCACGTCTGCCAGCGGAAGCGCATTGAGCTTATCTATTGTTTTATCCGAGAACATGATGATTTTCAAGAAAGAAATGTTATTTCAAAATTCATGCCTTCCATTACCGAACTGATCATCGACTTGAGGTCATCTTCGCCGCACATCCATGGATCAGGATTCCCGAGCAGGATGCCTTCATCGGTCACCTGACCGCTTTCGGCATATCCGTCGTGTACCAGTTCGTCACACAGGGTTCGCATGCGGGCCTGTGAGAGTCCGTCCATTTCCAGACGGATATCTTCTTCCTGTCCGATGATCCTGCAGGTAGCATGATGCTGCTCGAACTTGCGTTCGTATAGTCCTTTGTAGTGCATCATCTTAACCGTTTGCCTTCGAGCATCTTCATCAGCTCCGGGCGGGTGGATACGCCCAGTTCCGCAAAGATGCGCTTCCGGATGTTGTCAATATTGGAATAACTGCATCCCAGTCTGTCTGCGATCTCTTCGTATGAAAGTCCGGTGTTGACCATCAGATCGGCCACTTCAGCCTGCGTGTTGGTCAGCCCGCATTCATATATCGGGTTGCAGCACACCTGTTTCTTGTCGCGGTATGCAGGATTGAATCCGTTGAGCGGACAGTTGTAGCGCTCCGGACAGAGAGTAAATTCCGAGTTGAAATCGTCCGGTCCCTCGTGGTCGGGAATGTTGTCCTCCCGGCCGAAACAGCAGTTCAGACTGATCAGGGCCAGTTCAGCCATGTATCTTCGCTTGATCTCGCGAATGGTCTTGTAAGAACGTCCCAGACGCATGCGCAGCTTGATGTCGCACGCCTCCAGGTGTGACGGATAATTTTTCCGCATTTCCTCCAGATATTCCTCAACAAAGGCAAATCCTGTCACTCCGTCGTTTTTGACCGTCAGTTCCTCCCCGTCCTCGAAAACAATTCTCGATAACCCGTCTCTCAAATTTGTATGTGCTTCCCACTTTCTGTTCATTCTCAATCCTCCAGCTGTTCCATGTATTCCTTATAAATATTATCCAGTCCTTTCAGCTCCACGTCCGAAAAGTCGAAGGCACGGAAGCGGATACTGACTGTCCGTCCGCCCATACCCATCTTTTCACTCATAAACTTCCGGAAACTTCCCTTATCCGGAAGAGATTCGTAGAAATCTTTCGCATCACCGCTGTATTCGGGTGAGAAAAGCGCGATGCAGCCTGATATCCCCACCAATTCCCATTTGCGGAAACGGGACGTGCGGATCTTGGGATAAGCCGTCGATGCGGACATGCCATACTGCTCCACCAGGTACCGCGTAAAGCCCAGTCTGAACGGCTTGTGTTTCTGATCAACTAACCGGCTAATAGTGCTTTTTTTCATACTCTTTTCCTTTTTCTCAACTTTTTAGAAATGCGTTTTTGAATGTTTTTTGTTATATTTACCATCCAAAGTAACGAAAAAGTTACGATAAAACTCACTTTTTTGAAATGTTTATAACAATTTTTAAACTATCACTCTATGTACTATTTTAATTCATACCTTTTCTCAAAGCTCCCGAAGCTCCTGAACATGCTCCAGAAGGAAGTTTCGGAAGTCGTCTACGGAAATGATTTCATTTACGCCAGAAGAATTGGGAATCAGGATAGTATAAAAGTCAACGAAATTATAAATATCTGTAACAGATTCCATATCAGCACACGTCATTTCTTCCTTACCCAGCCTGCTCCCATGGAATTGGAGCCTCGTTCATCTTACATCATTTCGGATGACTATTTTGAAACGGTCAGATTTTATCCTGAGCATATCAAATGGATCTACGGGAAAAACGGAATGGCCAAAGGGCTGACACGCGACAAACTGGTGGAAAGCCTGCACATCAGTCCCGCTACCCTGCTGCGGTGGGCCAACCCGTCGCTGGGCGGAGAAGTCCCGGTGAAAGCCATGCTGGATATGTGCAACCTCTATAATCTGGATCTGTATGCGTTCATCGAAGACAAAAACGTGCAGGCGGACCAGCCCTGCGAGGAAAAAGAACCTGATCCCGATCCCATGGTACTTACTACCCGCACCTGGCAGGAACTCACCGAACTGCGGAAAATGCTGGTGGAAAGCCAGCGGAAAATCAATCTGCTGACCGAGGAAAACGAACGCCTGAAAATGCAGGGCAGCCAGTACGCCAGCGCACTCTCGGAAGACGAGACCTACGACTATGACAAGTCAAAGCCGAGAGGATGGACGGCCAACTGGGAGCTGCTGAAGAATCTGACTTATGTGACGGGAGCGAGCAGAAGGGAACTCATGCGAATTGCGCAGATCGGCACATACAGCGGTTCACTGAACGACGGAAACCTGAACATCCCTTCGCTGGTCAGGATCTGCAATGCCTTCCAGATCAGCAGCCGGCATTTCTTCATGCGTGACACCGGGGAAAAGATTGCGCTGCGGGCGTTCAGCCAGTACCGGTCGGACAACTGGAAAAAGGTCAGCTTTCATCCGGAATACCTGAACGATCTGTTCGGGAGGGAGAGTCTGACCGGACTGAGCCGGAAAGAAGTTGCAGCGATGGCCGGCGTATCGGAAAACACCATCCGCTCCTGGAAGATGGAATACAGCACCATGCGCGTAAAGGATCTGGTGAATATCTGCAATGCCCTGTCACTAAGTCCCTGGTGCTTCATCAGCGACGGCAACCGGCCGGACCTGCAATACGGAGTGACGCATACGGAATTTCTGCTGGAAGAGAATCTTCTGCTCCGCCAGCAGATCATCCGGCTGCATGAACAGATTTTCCGCATGAAGGAAAGATACGGAATCTCAGCGGACAAATGAATTGTATGTTCCGCCGGTGAAGGAATAGCGCACGTCGAAGTTGACTGCCAGCAGAGACGGTTTGGAGCGGTCGAGCACATCCACCGTGTCGTCCGGAAGAATGGCTACGGGCAGGAACCGGCCGCCGACCAGCATCCAGGCGCGGCGGGTCATCAGGAACTCGTTGATCCACCATTCGGCCCACTCCCTGCTGACATATCCGCTGCTCATTGCAAAGGTGGCTACCGGATCGGCCGCATAGTTGACCACGCGGGTGGTGCCCCGGAAGTCAATGTCCTGCGGTACGGAATAGGTGTTGCTTTCAATGTCATACGACAGGGACTCGCGCATGACGGCTGTCACGCTCTCGATCAGTCCGAAGGTGTTCTGAAACAGGAAATGCCGCATTCCGGGGGATGACTCCACCACATAGCGCTCCACTCCTCCCTCGTCGGAAGTGCTGACAACCGTTTTTCCGGCGGCGAGCGACGACGTATCAATCCGCAGGGATGCGGGAACCAGCGCTCCGCCGGTGTACTGAGAATAATCACTCTTCTGCCCGGCATTGGTCACGCTGAAAGAAATCGTGTCGCTGCCCGTGCTCACAGCCGGGACGTAGAGGTCAATTCCCTTCACCAGCGGCTCGCCGGCCGGCTTCCGGCTCAGGATACGTCCGCTGCCCAGCTGTACGGACGTATCGGCATTGGGGGCTGTGAGCCGTTCAAACTCGGTGTAACGACCCAGTATAGCCTTGTACTCTTCCGATGTGACCTCCCCTTCTTCTATCTCTACGTTGTCGTACAGATAGACTTCCTTGTAGGTCAGCGTATAGCTGGCCGCATACATCGTCTGCGTGAGTGTGGTTCCGCTCACCTCCTGCACGATGCAGCGCTCCAGGGCCGTGCGCACCGTGTCACTCACGTTGAAGGTTGCAAGGCCGTCGGAACCGACCTCATACACATATTTTTCCGAATAACTGATTTCCTCTCCGCTTCGGGTGGCCTTGACGTCGCACGACATCCGGATGCGGAGAAAGGTTTTTCCCGTCAGGGTCGTCTTTGCCTTGACGATGATCGGATTTCCTGCCAGCGAGACAGACGCGGGCTGCTGTAATACCTGTATTGCCATGTTCTTTTTGTCTTTAAAGTGTGTATAGTTCGATTTTCACGTCCGCTACTCCCGTGACACCGAGCGTATAGGAAATTCTGTTGATAAAACCCGTGAACCGGCCGATCCGGTAACGGCGGAAAAAGTCAATGTTCACAATCTGCATGATATCCATGCGCACCTGGAGTGTGACGGTTTTCTTGTTGGACATGAAGTAGAGATATTCCGACAGGAACTTCGCCACAAATCCGCGGCCCTTGTACTTCTCCCCGATGGGATAACCGTCTTTTTCGGCCACCGGCTTCAGGGAAAAGCGGTTGGTCTGATCTGCGCCGCCGGCTTCCGTCCCGTTGTAGTCAAAGAAACGGCCGAAGTTGTCACAGCTGTCCGAAGTGAAAGCGTAACTGCCCACGGTCTGAATCCAGGAGTCGTTGTTTTCTCCGTCGTAATTGGCATTGATAATCTCCACGCCGGAGTCATTACCCGGGCCTCGCATGATTCCCAGGGTATAACCTGCATCGTAGGTGGCGAGCGGGGATTCCGTGGTTTCTTCGCGGTCAAAATTTTCTCCGGTGTCGAAGGTGACATCAGCGGTAATATCCTTGATGTTCTGAAGGAACAGGAAGTTCCCCATGAGCGGAAGGACAGAAACCGTAGTCCTGGTGTCCGAAAGCAGGCTCACATCGGCAAATACGGCCAGTCCCTGCTGGGCTTCCTTGCCTTCGGAAGCCATCTGGCTGGTAGATGCCCCGGAAATGTCGTTCACAATGACCGGCGAGAAAGACAGCTTGATCTCTTCCGCTTCTTCCGGATCAGCGCCTTCGGTCTCGTAGTCGCGGAAACCGCCCACCTCGAACAGTGACGGATCACCGCCCGTATCCTTGTTGACCTTGATGCGGTAAGCATTTCCGGTGATCCGGTCGATGTAGCAGGTCGTATCGTAGGCCGACTGCCCCATTTTCAGGATTTCCAGATAGCCGTCTTTCTCCGACACGTTTGTATAGTCGGTGTAGTTGAACGTCGTATCGTCATCCTGCCCGTATGTGATGCGGTAACCCTTGTTCTTCTCCTTGGTAACAGCATACGAAAGAATATCCACATCGAGCGTATTGGTTTCCCGGTTCTGGAAAATGTTTCTCAGCAGGTAGATCCGCATCAGCCGGTCGCGCTCGTCGTACACAAAACGCACCCCGAACGCATTCTGAAGGTCTTCGATCACGTCCTTCACTTCCAGATCCGGAAAATTCGCATTGGTGGCATACACATCACGCACGGAATAGGTGAAATCGCTGTTTCTGAAGGTTCCCATAATAGGCACAATTCCTTTCCCGCCGGTCACTTTTACTTCCAGCGAGAAGGAAGGTCCGATGAACGACTCACTGATCACGTCCGTATACTGGATGGTCCGGCTTTCACCGCTCTTCACCTCGCAACGGGTAGAGAAGAAAGCCAGACGGCAAAGGTCTTCCACATCGAGCATTTCGTTCTTGTCGACACCTATGTCCAGTTTCTTCATCACCAGGTCAATGAGATACATCACGTAGAAGCATACGCCGCTGTACGAGCGCTTTGCTTCGAGAGCTGGAGCATATTTCCCGTTCTCGTCGGATGCACACACCCGGACGTTGCAGAAGGTCTTGACGGGATACGGATCAGATACATTGAACTCGGTGAAATTCATCAGGTTCCTGTACGGGAGATAAACATACATGGGATAGACGGAGCCCTGTATTTCGGGTGCCGTGTCTGCCCGGTAAAGCTCATATCCCAGCTTCAGCTCGCGGTCGAGCGGGATCTCGTTGGCCTTCATGCCCTCCAGCTTGTCCATAAAGTTACCAGTCCCGGAAGAAAAGGTAACCGGCAGGCTGTCCTCAAATTCAATCTCGTCGTCGGTAGCGATGGTTCCGCGGTAGATCATTACGCCGTTGAACCAGATCTCCGTATCACTCTTGTCGATCTCCCGGAGCGGACGGTCCCCGAAGGGATCGTCCACATTCTTGAACACCTCGCGGTTGGGAGCGAGCGGGATCTCAAAGGGGAACGAAAATGTTCCCTGATCATTGAATACCGGGCTGGTCTGTTCCAGGTCGATGGAGAAATCATCCGGAAGGCAGATCCACTGCCCGCCTATCTTAATCTGTAGTCCTTTCATCGTTTTTTATTTTGTGAGTCCGTTTTTGTTCATAAACTTGCTGGCCTTGCTGAGCTGGTTCACCGCGCCCTTGCGCCCGTAAGGATCTACCGTCGCACTGATGGGCTGGTTCAGTCTTTGAGTCAGGGCATTCACGGCATCGGTCACTCCGGTAAGCACCTGCGACATTTCGGCAGCCGACATGCCTGATCCTCCTGCCTGCTGCGCAGCCTGTGAAGCCTGTGCCGGCATGGACGGATAACTTCCGCTGGCAAAGGTCGGCATGGCCGCCGATTTGAGCTGGCCATGACGGGCAATGGTAAGAATGCTGTCGTAGATGTGCGGATAGTTCAGAATAAGCTTCTGAGTGGTGTCACCGTCCACAATCATTTCAGGCTTCTTTTCAGAGAAAATGCCGAAATGCGCACCTCCGCCGTACACGCCCGTCTTCAGTTCCTTCTGGTAGCGTGCGTTGTATATCTGTCCGTCGTTTCCCAGTACCGGATAGTCACCCTCTGCGTAGGTAAGCATTCCGGCTGCTACACGGCCCTTGCTGCTGCTTACTCCGGTAGCAGCTGCCACATCCTGCTTTGCTTTGTTTAACTTACCCATTGCAAGGCCCATCAGGGCGGAAAGCGCCGCACTGATAACTGCAATCAATGGGATACCCCACCAGCCTAGTTCTCCGATTATCTTTGCAGCTCCGGAAGCCGTACCTGTCGAAACATCTGCCGTGGTTTTAGCTCCCTGTACTGTCAGATCCGTAATGGCCTGCGAACCATGAACGGCGGTGATTGTAGCACTTGTAGCCGATTCCTGTGCCACTTCCTGAGCGTTCAGGGCCTTCTTCATTACCAGTTCCTGAACTTTCTGCATGATCAGATCCTTGGTAAGTTTCATCATCGTCTGAAGCAACTGCTTTGCCGCTTCCTTGCGGTCGGATACTTCAGAGAACGCAGCCTCTCCCATCTGCTCACTGAAATCCACGACTGCATCGGTGTAGTTCTTTAGCGTGCTCAGCTTGCTCTCGGTTATTTCAAGTTTTTTGCTCTGCTGTTCCTCCCGGGCCTGAGTCAGTGCGTCCAGCGCTTCCTTTTCGGCCATACGATAGGATTCTTCAGCCTGCTGTTCGGTTGCACCGGAAGCAATGGCCTGCTGTATCAGTTCTTCTTTGCGGGCATAAAACTCTTCATAATACTGACGGGCAGCTTCCAGCCGGATGCGCAGCGCTTCCAGCTCGGCATTGTCCGTGTCGGAAGTACCAAGGAAGGAACTTTGAGTAGATGCCAGTCCCAGATTACCGGCTGCACCCATCAGCTCACTCTGATCGTCGGAACCTTTTATCCGATCCTCCCAAAGTTTCTGGTTTCCGCTGGTCTCCCACTGCACGTCGATCATTTCCTTGATATCCTTGGCATACTTCTCGGCAGCTGCCTTGGAGTCCTGGTAGAAGTCACGCAGCTTTTTCAGCATGAGCGACATCTGTTCGGGGCTCATGCTTTCGGCCCATATTTTATCTATTCCTAACAATCGGCCTCGGAGTTGTATCTCATTCATATTGTAAGCATCTTCCGACAGAGAAACAAGCGCATCCATTCTTTCCTTGACCGCACTCTCGTCGATGACTCCGCTAAATCCCAGACTCATGCGGAACTCTTTCTCCGCGTCGGTATTCAGCAGACGGAGCTTGTCGAGCGACTCCTCAAACTGGTTAACCAGACTTTCAAACGGGTTGTATTTGAGAAGCTCCTTCTCGATCGTCTGACGGTATTTCACTGCCATGTTCTGTACTTCAAGAAGGTCTTTTTCCAGATTTTTCCGCACACCGTCAGTTTCCTTCTCTCCCATTTTCTTGAGAAGGGCAGCAGTAGATTCCAGATTCTTTCCTTCCATTCCGTAAAGCTTCTGGTTGAACGTATTCGATTCTCCCAACAGCTTTTTCCGCAGTTCCACACGTGCGAGCAGGTGCTCTTCTTCCATCGCATCAATCTGCCGGTTCATTTCCTCGGTCGTGATTTCCTCATTCAGATACGCCTGACGGATGGCCTGCTGGCGACGAAGGAAATATGCTTCCAGTGCGGCCATGGCTGCACTCACCTGGTCATTCAGTTCTTTCTGCTCTCCGCGGGTACCGGACTTCCGGACTTTGAGCCAGTTTCCGCTGGTGTCGCGTCCCCATTTCTCAGCCAGCACCTTTGCCACATCCTGCTCCATCTTTTTCAGTGCCTCGTATTCTTCCTTGGCCGACTTGAATCCGCGGGCAGCGAAGGTGTCTGCATAGTCCTTGTCCTCATTAATGCTCTTCATCATGGCCTCCAGCTTTTTGTAGGTAGCTACCAGTTTGTCTACGCCAGCCGTTTCCAGCGATACGCCTTGTCCCCAGACAGATTCCAGTCCGATGGCCTTGATCCGTTTCTCTACCTGACTGATGTTGTTCTGGTAGACTCCGAGCTGGCGGTTCTTTTCAGCAAGTTCGTCTGTCTCCGCCTTCGTGAGCTTTTCTCCTTTCTCTCGCTTTGCGTTCAGGTCATCCACATCCTCACGCAGGCGCTGGACATAGGTAGTGGCCTGCTGCAGGTAAGTATTCAGTTCCGAAAGGTCGGAGGAAGAAAGAATACCCTGGTTGGACTTCCGTAGGTCTTGCAGCATAAGTTCTTCGGTCTTGCTCTCGGCAGCACGCTGTGTACTTTCCAGGAAAGTCTGAGTCTGCCCGGCTTCCTTCCGGATGTTTTTCAGAATGTTCATCAGCTTCAAAGCGTCGGAACTGAACGGGAGCTGCTTTATGTTCTTGTTGTATTTCTCCATAAAGTCATCCAGCGCGTCGTACAGATTGCCGCCTTCTTCCACCACCTTGTTCATCCCGTCCATAATACGGGCCATGGCATCGCCGGCGTTGGTCTCTCCCACATTCTGCATTTTGTTCAGCGAAGCAATGATCTTCGACTGAAGTTCCTGAATCTGGTCGGTATATTTGTCGGCAATGTTTTCCATCATTTTGTCGCGCATCTTCAGCGCAAGCGTTTCGCGAAGGCGGGCATTGATCAGGCTGTAGATGTATTCCTGCTTCTCGGCATAGTTGTTTTCAGTGACCATAAATCCCAGGTAGGCCCCGTACTTGTCATTCAGCTGCTTAATCAATGCCGCACGCTCGCCGTTTGATACATTTGCCTTGTCAATGGCATATTTCAAGTTGTTCAGTTCAAATGTCTCCTTCTGTATGGATGATTCAAATTCCGACTGTGCCTTTGCTGCCTGATCTACTGTTTTCTTAAACATAGTAACAGCCGAAGTCAGCGCAGTAAAGCCCAAAACAGCCCATCCGATCGGATTCTTGCTCATGGCAAATGTAAGGGCCTGCCATGCCGTCTTGAATACATTCAGTGATACGGTGCCGGCCTTCATCATCTTACCGAAAAGCAGGATGTTTGCACTGGCCTTCTGCACCGCCGAAGAAGTGGCTATCATTACTCCCACCAGCACCTGAAGCGCAACTGCCATCAGACGTATGGAAGTTTCCCCGCGTTCAAACCGGTTCGGAATGCTCGCTATATAGCGAAGTACATCCGTGAGCCATTCCACAAAACCGCTATTGATAAACGATTCCTTGATGGCGTTACCCATACGCAGCATGATGGCCATGGCGTTTTCGTTCTTGATGTTGTATTCATCTGTCACGCTGGTCGCTTCCTTAAACGCACGAGAAGAAGTAAATACCTGTGCCTTGAGCTCGTCCACTCCGGAAGAAAGGGTAACGAGCACCTGCTTGATACGCTCGCCATCGCTACCGAGGTCTTTCATAATCGGAGCCAGCACATCCAGTCCGCCCATGGCATTCATCTTCTCAAACACGGCGATAATCGCTTCCATGGTTCTGCCCTGCTCGATCAGGTTTTTCAAATATTCATCACTCAGCCCAACAGCCTGCGCCACTTCGGTGGTGTTGCTGGTCAGTGTAGAAATAAAGGTATTCAATGCCGTACCACCCATTTCGGCGTGCTGACCGAGGGCATCGAGGGTACCGGCCAGCGCAATCAGGTCGGACATGGAAAGTCCTGCCGCTTCTCCGATAGCTCCGATACGGTTTACTACATCGACAATCGGGCCGGCGGAAGCACGGCTGGTCTGGGATATTTCGTTGATAGCAGAACCGGTAGCGAGCAAGGCTTTTTCCACACCGAGTTTCTGTGTCTCTCCCAGAATGGCATTTACCTTCATCAGCTGACGTACCGCTTCGGCACCGCCCAGATCCTCACCCAGCGCCACGAGCAACTGGTTACCTGCCTTCACGAATCCCAATACATCTTCTTTAGCAGAGATACCCAGCTTACCGGCTTCGTATGCCAGGTCGTGAAGTTCCTGCTGTGCGGTACGGGTGTCGATACTGTCAATTTCACGGCTTAACTCGGCTACTGACTCAGTGGAAAGCCCGGTGGTCTTCTCGATGTCGGCCAGACTGTCGCTCAGCTGCAAGTTAGCCTGATACAACTGCTTGATACGTCCTACCACCTCATTGAATCCGGCATATACCAGCACATAACTTGTCAAACGCTTGATGGTAGCTACAATCTGGTTATCGTGTTCCTGCCAGCTTCGCTTCACTTCATTAATCTGCTCGTTTACCCGACGCAGATTCATTGAAGTTTCCATGTATTCGCGCGTGTCACGCTCAGCTTCCGAAAGTTCTTGCTGAAGCTGTGACGCGGCCTTTTGCAAATCTTCCAGTGGAGCGGCTTTCAGGTTAAGAATTATATCATCTAGCTCTTTCGCACTCAGTAAAGCTCCCTTCTGCTTCTTATCAATGACCTCAAGCGCAACCTGGATTTTTTTCAAGCCTTTTGTATCGCTCACTTCAAGCGACTTCTTATACTCTTCAAGCGATTTTTTCAGCTTTTCAAGGTCTTCGTATGTACCGTCAAACGTACCCATACCAACTTCTTCCGCCTTGAGTAGTGCTTCGTCCATCGTAGAAAATTGGACAGATGATTGTTTCAGCTTCTCATTGAGAGAATTAATGGCTGACTCCACATCCTTGATACCCTTCGTGTCGCTGGTCTTGAGTTGCTGCTTGTACTGTTCAAGCAACTTGATAGCTTCCTTTGTCTGGGATATTGTCCCGTCGAATGTACCTGTCTGGACTTTCCCAAGTGTGGTTTGCGCACGCTGGGAGACACGGCGGGTTTCTTCCGCTTCCACCTGAGCAAGCTGGTCACGGTATTTTTGAATTTCCTGTGTGTTAAGTTCTGTGGATTTAATAAGGTCTTGCAACCGTTCCTTTGCCTTTCCCAGAGATTTGTCGCTCACATTGCCAATATCTCCGATGATGTCAGAAAATTCTACGATGTTCCCTTTACGACGCTGGATTTCATCGGCAATCTGCTTGATATACTCACGAACTGTTTGTAGCGTTTCAGCATTTTTAGGATTTATACCAAGAAGCATCTGGTTTAATCCCTTACGAGCCTCTCCTAGATTTCTCAAGGTCTGACCTGATATGTCATTTAGGTACTTGTTGACCGTGTTGACATTTCTCTGATTTTCCCTGATTAGTTTAGTCAGTCTCTCAAGCTGTTTTACTTTTTCATTATAAATTTTCTTGTTGTCATCGTATAGCGTGGTATTAGTAGTCGCATTCATCTGTTCTTGCGCATTTTCCACTTCTTTACGCAACTTTTTCCATTCATCACGCATCTTGTCAACCTGCTTCTGCGCCTGTTCCGCCCCTCCGATAAGCACGTCGATTCTAGCCAGTCTGGTACCTAAACTATTTGCCATGTCTTTGTGTTTGTTTTCCTCAAAGTTAGGCAGCCGGAAGGTGGAAATGAAGGACAAAAAAAGCAACCTCTCAAGTGGTTTGCCGCAAACCTCTCGAGAGGTTTGCAGGGAATCGCGTGAGAGGTTTGCTGCATATCGCTTGACAGCCCCTACAAGGTGATCTGAAAGGGCCGGAATGTATGTTTCATTTTTATTATGTCACGTTTAATTTTAGTCAACAATATGGCTTTTTGTTACTAAAATAAGCACTATTTTGAATTAGTTTATAAATAATTTTCGGGTTGAAATGCGAAACCATACTTTTGCATGAAACCAAAACATTATTTATGAAAAAATCATTTACATTACTTTTGTTATTGAGTCTCTTCACATGGGGATGTTCCAACTCAGACGATCCCACAGAAAAACCGGAACAGGAAGAAACAGGAGACGGAGAAAAAGAGGAAAATTCTGTTGATATCAGTAAAGATTTATGCGATGGGAAAAGATTTATAGACCGGACATATAAAGATTTCAGTTCTCCGGAACTCGGAGTCTATAAAGCTGTAATGACACAACGAGAATATCTTTTTGGAGAAGAAGGGAACGGAACATTAACAACCTATGTTGCAGACAATAAATATATAGGTTATTCGCAAGATGTTACCGATTTTACCTGGAGTGCAACAGATAAAAATCCAGTCTCTTTGAAAATTTTTCTTTCAGACGGAGAGAAAATTATACTAAACGATGTTGAAATTAAAGACAATGAGCTATATTCCTCTGAACACATTTGGGATAAAGAATTATGTGTAAAATCCGCATGGTCTTCGAGTGATATTTCATCATACTCAATTGATATGTCTACAACAGACACAACTTATCCAGAACCACCATACATGATTTGTCTTAAAGTGTCACCATCTCGCCTTACCGTTAAGACAGAAGGCGGTGAAGTTACGTTTATTTCATTACAATCCGGATACAACCCGACACTGATTGGGATGCAGTGTTTCAGCAAGGATAATGGACCACTACAATATTATGGAAGTTATATTTATGCCTGTGTAGATACGAAAAATCCATATTACCCATATAGTTTCTTTGATATAATTGCGGAAAAAGAACAGAAGCCATTTGAAGAAGATGGGAAAATGTATTTTTATCTAGGGAAATTTAATAAAGATACACATGAGTTCAGTTTGATAGAAAGTAATAAAGACTATAATGTAAATTGATGCACATGAAAAAATTATTTGTTATATCCGTACTTATAAGCTTATTCTCCTGTCTGAATGCACAGGTAGCTTTTTCTAAATTCACATTTAAAAAAGACTCTCCGTTCGGATGCTGCCCGGGAAGAAAAATGACAGATACCAAATTTAAGGTAACCGGCGAAAAGGATATCAAGTATATACGGGTTCATTATTATGGAGTCAACCAGGTTGGAGATGCAGTATCCAGCGACATCGTTGGCGGTGTAAATGCAAATGTAAAGCACACCAAATATTATATACTGGATCTAACAGGACCTTTTGTAAGCGGTAAAAGTTATTCCCGGTGGGCCAGCGGAACATTTATATATCCCATGAAAGTAACAGCCTTCCCTTATCTTATCAAGATCATATACATGGATGGAGAAGAACAGGAAATACAAATAACAGAAGAAAATCTGAAAACTTATTTCCCGGGGATCAAAAAATGGATTAATGTAAATTTGAAAGACGGATTCTAATCTACTTACTACTCTATATATAAACAATGCAGCCGTGGAAGAAACGACAAAACCACGACTGCATTTTCATTATGTGGAAAGACAAGCTACATTATCTTTTTCTCATTAAGATATCGCCCACCACATTTGCCAGCACATTCGATCCGAATCCTCTGATGCCGTCCAGTTCGGAAACCATCCGGATCAGCAGATCCAGCTTCTCTTCTATGCGGCTGTTACATGACGGAAGTCTCTCCGTACATGCGTTTCTTGAAGTAATGGCGTACATGAAAGTTCATGTCCTTATCCTTCAGGTAGGCCACTGCCTTTCGGTAGCAGGACAACGCCATGCGTTCGTTGGGCACCTCGGCAGGAGTCTTGTAACCCATGTCTTCGGCGATGCTGTATGCCATATCGCTGTAGATCATGTTCGCCGTTACGCACAGGGCGTATGAATTGTAATAGGGCTTTTCCTCGGGGATTCCTCCCAGCTGCTTGACAGCTGAAACAAATGTGTCGTGTCCCCAGTGAAATCCTTTTACTCCGTCTTCGTTGATCATCGTTTTACCGATGTTAACGGCTTCTGTTTCAGACAAAAAATTATTCCAGCACATAGCTTCGAGGTGGCTCAGCCAGCTCATTGCCATTTCCGGGTGCATTTTGGCCATTTCCTTGAAATAATAGGTAGCAGCTTCGCCGAATATTTTCATATTCTTGACGTCCTTGCTCTCCTTCATTTTATCGTATAGCTCCTCGTAACGGGCTATCAGTTGTTCTCTGTCCATATTTCAATGTTTTTATTGGTTATTGTTCCTTCAAAACTCCCCGCCCTCGCGGGCAGGGAGCAACTCAAACTTTCCTTTTCCTACGCTTTTTTACGGGTTCGGCGGCAGGCTCAAGGCTCAAAGCGCTGAATGAGGCTGCCTGAACTTCGTCAGGCGGGAAAGGTAGCAGTAATCGTAACCGGGACTGCAATCAGTGCGCCGCAGGCAGAGCAACCGCATCCGTTTTCGTTGTAGGGGAATACTTGCGGAACAAGTGGAGTGACTACCACGCTGGTCGGTGCTGTGTTGGCTGCTCCGATGAAAGTTACCGGAAACTGTTCGGTCCACTGGATAGTCTTTGCCGCACATCCGTTTTTCGGAGTGTAGGTCAGAGTTACAGCTGCGTTGATAAGCGCAATGTTCTGCGTGTTGTTGTTTGTCACGCTGGCTACACTGAATACGACGGTAGCAGTGGGCTGAACGCCGTTGTTCACGCAATAAGCCTGACGCAGTTTCTTAGTGATGTTTACCGTCAGTGGCAGGACGGTAGCTGTCGGAACTCCCGACAAAGTAATTGACTGAATCATAGTTGTGTTGTGTTTGTGTTATATATCTTTTACAGGACACCAGGCCGCCTGTATTCGGCACTTATTTCTCTTCTTTTTCTCGTGTTTCATTCTTTGGTGCAGGCTGCGGTTGTGGGTGCGACGGCTGTGCGGGCTGCTGCGGAACCTTCACCACATATTCCTCGGGTTTCTGATACGGAAGGTTGCAGTCCAGATATTTCTTCAGTTCCACCAGGTCATTGCGGTCGAAGGTGAAAAATCCGTCGATTATGGATAGCTTTCCCTGCTGGATGGCAGAGTCAACATATCCGTGAGCCAGTTCCGGGATCATGTCGTCCGGAATGCGGGACACAAATTTTTCGAGGAACGGGCGGATCAGCTTTGTGCCGCCTACGGCTGCCAGCGAATTGATTTCATTGGAAATCTGCCATCCGGGGCCTGCGAGTCCGATTGACTTGAATAACTTTTCTACCGGAAGCATGCCGGCGGAGATACCGTTGAGCGTATTGCCCATCATAACCGGAATGACCGGCTCACCCCATTTCAGGATGACAGCGGTCAGAATCTGTGCGTTTGTCATTGTGCTGCGTGTTTGAGTTGTTTGTGTAGAGTATGAAAATCATAAGGGAAAGGGGAAGGCCGATGCCCTCCCCCGGATTTCAGCAGTTGATTACTGGGCAGACGGACATCCGCAGCATCCATCCTGACATACGTTGCTTGACGGAATGTATGTCTTGGTGATAGCCTGCAATGCGGCGATGCTGTTCTGCATGCACTGCAGAGTAGCGGTGTTGGTACCGTTGTAAACGGCCTGTTGCATGTTGACAGCGGTCTGAGCGTCCTTGTTGGAGCGAACTTCCCCTGCAAGTTCCTTGATCTGACCCTGCAAGTCCTTGTAGGCTTCCACAATCTTCTGATCAGTGTACTTGTCAGCCTTCAGTAAAGCGTTTTCTGCTTTCAGAGAATCGTTTTCGCGAGCCATGCCAAGCTCATAACGGCTCACCGGCATGTTGTCTGAACATACGCCTTCTGCGTTCCATCCCCAGCCATTGCGACCCAGGATGTTACCACCGTTGATACCCAAAAATGATGCAATACCTGCTGCTGCCATCCATTCAGTCAAGTTCGTTACTCTTGACCCGTCTGCGGAAGACTGCTGCATATTACTATGCAGATTTGACTATATCTTCATCCCTTTCGGGAGCCTCCCATTTCCACTCACTTGAGTGTACTCTACTTGCTTTCGCTTTCGATAGTCGATGAACCTTCAGTTTGATGCTGATTATACCATTCCCATCTGTAACCTCGTGCCGACTTTATCTTTACACCATTTGAATTTACATATCCCTTACAGCATTTGGATATGTCGACAGAAGCCTTGATATTTCCGCAGACGCTTAATGCAGCTTCGTTAAGAGACTGATATACTGCTATTATACGGCCTGTGTTTTTATCTATCTGGGCAACAGGTTTTCCGAATTTTTCACGAAATATGTTTTTCACTTCTTCTGTGTGGTGACGGCCGTAGAAAGGATTCTTTTCTCCGGTGCGCTGTCTGGATAGAACCGCCAGCCTTTCTATAAGTTCGCGGGAAGGTTTCCATCCGTAATTAGGATTTTCCTCTCCGAACTTCTTTCTGGTGTTCATTTTCATTTTCTTTATGCTTTCAGGAGTATGTCCTTTACCCAAAAGCGGATGACCTTTTTCCCTTATCCACTCTTTTGTGTTTCTGGAAATAATCATTCTTGACTCTTCCGGCATAAAGAATCCCACATTGCCTGCACCACCTTCATTCATGTTGTAACCATTCCGGAATGAATCAAAGTATGCGATAAAATACCTCTCCTTCTCATTGAGAACACGTTCCATTTCTTTTTCGTCCTGGAATGTGCCTCTGAAAAGAACTTCATACGAAAAGTTTTCCGGTCCGTACTTCAATCTAGCCATATCCATACGATGACCTCCATAAGACTGTGACAATCTTCCGAACTCCATTCTTCTTCTGTGCTCGTTGGATGTCTGTCCTATATAAACCTTTCCACCTGGAGACGTGTATTTGTAAACAATTCCTTCCATTCAAACCGATATGTATCTCATGCAAATATCGGAATTATAATCAACATTTCAAAGAGCTTGGCTGCTGATTGTCCTTAGCATTACCTATTAGGAGTTCCCAGCAATTAAAGAGGTTTTAAGTGAGCACAATTTTTAAGGTTTACCCACCGTGTTAAAATTACCTTGTCCCTGGCCGGTTACATTGTAACTCTGACCATCCATACCTTTGATTGTCATACTGTTTTGTGTTTGTGTTGTCGTGACAGGAACTATTTCCTGACACGACAAAGGTACACAAGGCCAGTCAGAGGGGGAAAGGTTTGTTTCCGAGCCATTTCCGCATATTTTCGCATTGTATTCGCAACATTTTCTGCGTAGAGAGGCGGGCGTCAAAGTTCGTGAGGATATGTGTCACGGTACGCTCCCTGACACCTATTTTGGCAGCTATATAAGAAGGTGAGAAACCGGTCTCCGAGAGGAAATGCACAAGAAGGTAGCGTGCGTCGACCGTCTCCATGTCTTTGCGCCGCGAGAGAATCTGCGGGCACGAGATTTCTGTTTCCTCCGACACCTTGCGGAGGATATCATTAAATATGTCACTTTTACTCATCGTTTCTTTTATTTGGTTGGGACTTGCGCCCCGTGTTTTTCGTATCTTCCTTTGCAGACAGCCTGCTGCCGTTACCATTGCAGCAGGTTGTAGTTGAGAGTCACCGCCACGACAGCGCCCATCTTTCCGTCCGGTCCGACGCCGTAACCGACACTCAGTCCGATGCCCCACCGCTTCCTTTTCGGAGCAGGAGGCGTCACAACGCCGGTCTGAGTCTGCCGGTAGAACTCGGCCGAAACCAGCCGGGGACGGTAGCCGGAAACCACGATCCGGTAGTCGTCGGTGCGGTATTCCTTTTCGGTGATGGGGATCAGTACGTCGGCACTGTCCGCCGCGATGGAGTCCTTCCGGACAGGGAACCGGCCTGTCTCCAGCGTATCGGGCCGGGAGACGGCAGCCGAATCTTCCGCACCGGAAGCCGGTACGGAAGGTTTCTGCGGCCGCAATACGGGCAGTCGTGCGGTGTCGGTACCCGCCGGACGTTCGGACACGGGCGGAGCAACAGCCGTGTCGCGCAGTGTGTCCACCCTGACGGGCAGCCACACCGTGTCTGCGGTTCCCGAACCTGGGTCAGCGCATCCCCGGAAGAAAAGCGAGAAGAGGAGCGCCGCCGTCAGAACGCCTGCCAGTATCCACGGAAGCTGCTTCATACGCCCAGGTATTTGCAGATACCGTCCACATGGATGGCGGTAATCTTCTGTTTGCCTTCTTCAGACAGCAGGAAGTCCACGTCTTCCCGGTTGTCCTGAAACAGGTTCTCCGTGAGCACGGCCGGGCATGCGGTGTGCCTGAGGATGTAGAAACCGCTTTCCTTGTCGCTGTCGCCGTCGGAAGTGTCCTTGCGGATCTTCATACCCTTGAGCACCTGCGAAGCCTGCTCATACAGGCACTCGGCCAGGGTGTCGGCCCTGGTCTGACCTACACTGGTCCATGCTTCCCAGCCGCGTCCGGTCATCCACTGCGAGCCGTTTCCGGCTGCATTCAGGTGGATGGAAACCAGAATGCTGTCCTTCACGCGGTTGGCGCGTGCGCAACGCTCCTGCAGGGAGATGTCTTTCTCTTCGGGGACGAGCAGCTGTGCGTCCAGACCTTTGGCCTTGAGCGCACTGACCACTCTTGCGGCTATTTCTCGGGCGTAGGCATACTCCCTCACCCGTCCGTCGGGAGACCGCTTCCCGGCGGTATCCGATCCGTGCCCGTTGTCAATCCAGATTTTCATTTCGGGAAAAGTTTAGTGTCAGTTTAGTTTTTGTGTTGTGCTTGTTTCTTTGTGTTGTGGCTGTTCTTATGCAGAAGCCAGGACTCCGGCTTTTTCCAGCTCGTCAATAAGCTTGTTCAACACCGTGTGGGCATCAGCCTGTCCGGTTGCGTCAGTCACGTGAGCGCCCTGTTTCACCAGACCTGCCTTACCCGACGTAGCATTGGTGTAAGTCGTATCGGTCCAGTTTACCGTTACATAGGCTTTCCCGCTTCCGTCTACCTTTACAGCATAGTTCTTGCTGTTTTCGGAATAGCCGGTCTGGATACCTCCCAGCGCAGAATCAGTGGCTTTCGGAAGCACATAGCTTTCACCACCGCCGCCACCGCCGGCTGCTGCGGAATCCTTGATGACCAATGCCTTGACTTTTTTCACCTCTACATCGCTCAGCAGACGCACCTTCATGCCGGCAGGTACGTTGATTTCGATGACGGTATTGGTGAAATTCACCGTCTCCATCGTGACAGGTTCCATGGTGTCAATAAACTGGGAGATTGTAAGTCTTCCGGATTTCACACCCTGAATCTGCACCATTGTACGTCCTTCGGAAGTATATTCGGCCATATAGCCTTCTGCTCCCTTCTTAAAACTGATTTCGTCCATTGTTTGTGTTGTGTTTATGGTTTGTAACTTTATTTATACGGATTCTCCCGGTACTCCGGAAGAATGAACTGTATGTTCACCGCCGCTTCATGCAGCACCTTGTGTACCTGCTCCTCGCTCACCTCCATTTCGTCGGTAAATTCGGTGAAGATGTTTCCTACCCAGTCGGACGCGCTGTTGAGTCTCTTGATGGCTACGGCCTTGCATCCGTTTGTGACGAAAAGCGATTTCGCCATCTTGTCCTTCACCTGCGTGTCGATGTCGGTGAAGCAGAGATACAGGTTCTCCGCCAGTCCCTGACTGAACACCGCCATCTCGCTCATGGGCAGACGCTGTACATTGTCCTTCATGCCCGAAACCCCCTTGCGCTTTACCTCGAAATAGATGGAAAGAAAGGCTGCGTTCCCCAACGGGTGTGGCTGCACGATGTAAACCCTGTCGGCTTTTGTTTCGTAGAGCACTTTCCACAACTCGCCGAACACCTTTGCCGTGTTCTCGCTCCGTTTGAATCCCAACCGTTCGGTCTCCTGTTTGTATCGCTCCAGCTTGAGATCATTCATTTTGTCGCGAAACTTCCGGTTCCTTTTGTCAATCCAGTTGAGAACAAAGGTTATGATAGAAAGTGCACCTGCAAAAATAGCCGCTACCATTTCTGCACCCATTCCGTCTGCTCCTTTCTGTTATTCCTTCTTAGGTAGTGTCTGATCTTTTTTAAAAAGTTCCCCGATGGCTTTCACCAGATTATAGAACCCGCATCCGGACAGTCCGGCAGCCACTCCGTAGATCAGCGCACCCCACCACGCATAAACCGACAGCAGCGGAGACACCTGAAGCGCCCATGCCACCATGCAGACTACAATACCCACGGCACACGACATACCGATCTTTGCCAGACGGTTGCCGGCCACGGCAGGGATCAGCTTCGCGATCTGCGTCACGATGGCCGAAATAAGTGCTACGATACCGGTAAACGTACCCAGGTCGATTGCGAAATCACCTCCGGCGGTTTCAGTTCCGGAAACTTCCTGTGCGAAGAGTGCACAGGGCATCAGCATTGCAAAGAGTAAAATCATCTTTTTCATTTTGTCGTCTTTTTTTAGTTAAACATCTGTTTTTCTTGCAATACAAAGTTAGGAATTGGGCATTTCAGAATGAAGGACAAAAAAAATAGCCCGATCTCACGACCAGGCTAACGATATAATAATTATATCCTATTTTTTCTTTACAAACACCCGATAATAATACCTACCGCATCAGCTATAAGGCCTTTCTTGTCGAATGTGCCTTTCTTCATCAGTTTATCCCAAACAACTTCCTTCCCCACTCCGGCCAATGCGGCAACTAATACCGCTACCCACAGAGGAAGGATCAGGTTAAGGACAACTACCATCACATTGCTCGCAATGACGTGCTTTAGTCCGTCATGTCCGAAATAATTGAATACTTTGCTTATCATGCTTCTACTTTTTGAACAAATCCACCACTTACAAGGTCTGCAAGGTTATGAGTTACCTTGTTGCCTGTATTTCTGATACACTTATATACTACTCCGCTTTGGGTGTAATACTTGCCTTCTTCCAGTATCATTCCCTGCCACATCGGATTTAACTCTTCGTTGTAAGGTATCGGGTCTTCCAATGTTCCTTCGTGATCTTCTACTACTTCAACCCATAAAGACGACTGGTTCCCCGGAGACCAGTTAGATTGCGTAGTGTGATCCTGCATTACTTCGTAAAGTTTCCCGTTGTACTTATACTTTTCTCCCTGTTTTACCTGCACGCTGTCTGCCGACCATTCGGGATAAAACTCTTTAACCGACAATGCTTCCTTGTTGGTAAGATTGAGTGTGCCGATAATCTCATTAACCATAGCGACATCTTTTTTCAACCGTTCCAAATCTGAATACTTCGGCATTACTCCACTTTCAGCAGTCCAAATCTCATCTTCCTGCACTTCTTCGCCTGTTCGTTTCCATATCTGCACGAAGCATACATCATACTCCCTGTAAACACAAAACTCCGCATCGGACGGCTGTTCCACTTCGCAAACAGGTTTATATCCTTGTGCGATAATTTCCTCTTCGGTAAGCTTTCCGCCCACCTGCACTCCTTTTTCCACTTCAAGCGTCTGAAGTGTTCCTTCTGTAATTTTTCCGTACTTCATATTATTAATGTTTTTAAATATTGCTATCAATTGTCCGTTATGCTCGCATATATGCAGGCTCGCGGAGCTGTAGGGGGAACCTCCTTTTCGGATAGTACCTTGTCGGCGGTTTGAATATGGAAGCATAGTCGTTCAGGTTTAGATATGATGTCTTGTTTGGTTTATACTTGTCTTTCAGCACACAGACGAACCTGCCGTTCTTGTTGCGGAAATACAGCCATTCGGAGAATGTTTCCAGAGCTTTCTTTGCTATGCGCTTTTTGATGTTGAAGGACGCTGTTCCTTTCATCAGACCGAAATAGCTGTTTATGCTTTGCATGACGTGTACGGCGTTATCGTACGACGGCATCCGGCTGTATTCTTCTATCGCTGTATGGAGGGCATGTACTGTACGGTTGGATATGTAAATACGGTTCAGCTTTACTACCTTTCCGCAGAACTTTACTCCGTGTAAGGCCGGCTGTATGTAGAATTTATCGGGATGGACTTTGAGTTTCAACCGCTCGGCTACTTTGATGAATACTTTCCGGGCATGGATTATTTCGGATGCGGTTTCTGCCACCACGCATATATCATCTACAAACCGTGTGTATCTAACTCCGGTTTTTATCATTTCCGCATCGGCTTCGGCCATGACGAGGTTTGCCAACAATTGGGAATAGAAGTTTCCAATCGGGAGTCCTTTTTCGGGCGGGAGTCCGAAAAGGCTTTTGTTGGGCGGTACTTTATCCCACATTTTTATATCGGAACGTCGCTCGCAGTCTGTGGCCGGATTATGCTGTATCAGGGTGTGAAGCAGGAGGAGTTTTTCCTCCTTATCGGGCTTGTCGTAGTACATATCGGCGTATTTCCGCAAGATACGGTATGCTGTTTCCTTGTCTATCGACATAAAGAAGCCTGATATGTCCATTGTGGCTACGAAGGCTTTCTTTGTGTAGCCGTCCGTTATATCACGGATGTTCCGCTGTATCTGCTCGATGGCTGTAGATGCGGAATGTCCGATACGGTTGCCGTGGCTTACATCACCATTGGCTTCATGGACTTTCTCGCATATCTCTCCAAGCATCGGGGCAACGTAGTGGTGCACGATGCGGTCGGTGTAGTTTGCTGCGAAAACTTCTCTATACACAGGGTAGTCGAGGACAAAGCAGATGCTTGTCTGTGGCTGGTATCCGTTGTCTATCCTGTTTATCAATTCATAAATACGCGACAGGTTGAAATGGAACGATGCTGCTTCGAGCGATGCGTGCTTGTTTTTGTAACAGTCGCTTTCGGCAGCTATCCAGGCGGACACTTTTTCTGATAAATCGGAGGCGGGCACCACACTATAGGTGTTGTTCGTGTTGTTGTTGTTCAAGTTGCCATTGCCCATGTTCACATACCAGGCATTGTTGCCATTGTTGCGGACACAGCTCCAGACGTTGCCGCCCAGGACTTCTGCCCTGTTAATCGAAATAGCTTGCTCACTGCAAGCACAGGGACCTTTATCATTAAACAGTTCTGCCGACATAGTTCAAGACTTTTCGGTTCTGACATTCTTTATCCTCGCAAGCGAAGATAAAATGTTATCGCACAAAACGTCTATTACAGACGCTTTCTCTTTGCTGCATCCTCCAAGAGCCACTATCAAGTATATCCCAAACTGCAATTCGTATGTCAGTTCTGTAGCTCTTTTATAATAGTCCATTCCGCGGACCTGACGCATAGCGTAACTGAAAAGCAATGCGCCTTGCTTCAGCATTGGGTCTATATATGTTCTGCTTATGACCTTATAAGCTTTGCTGTTGATTTCTATGAGACAATTATTCAGGCGTATAACGTCCTGAATAATTGGTGCATCCAAATGTTTCCTCCCGGATCTGTTCATTTCTATTGTCGCGTATTAAATGTTAATATATTTTAATGCAAAAGTTGATGAGCCGTGCTCCGCACGGCTGAGATAAATCAAAAAGCGGAGGCGGGCACCACACTATAGGTGCTGCCCGTGCTGCTGCTGGTCAAGGTGCCACCGCCCATGCCCACACACCAGGCACTGCCGCCACCGTTGCGGACACAGCTCCAGACGTTGCCGCCCAGGACTGCAGGAACTCCCCATTTCTCATAACTGTTAAGATAGTTTATTAATCCTGAAATTATGCTTTTGTTTGTCCAGTATGGATATAATTCTTTCTCTCCGGCCATATATTTATTTTCAAGAGATTTAATGTAATACACAGCATGAGAGTCCGCCATATTCCAGTCATAATTTGTACTGGAATTGCCGGGTCTGCTTATGTATGGGGTAATGATATACCAATAACCGTCAACGGTAATTGCTTCTGCTCCTTTTGCTCCCGGAGAAAGAAGAGGTCGTTCGGCAGAATTTACTCCGGTGTCGTTCATGTTTACACCGTTTGTTTTCTGCTGTTCGTACAGCCATTCAGCATATTCAGGTTTGAAATAGTATGCGTTGTTTACCGAATGCCTGTTATTTGTATTGTACATTGCTTTCAAGCCTGTATTCTGGCCGTTTACGAAGAAAAACATATCTTCGCCTGCCTGAGCCTGTGTACCTGACGAATTCAGGATTTCCAGATCGGTTATTGTGCCTTCTGCTTCAGAAGATGTTATGCCGCTACAGATAGCAAACCTGTGGCGAAGCCATTCATTCTGTACATACATGGCTTCAAGACGTTCGGCGTAATTATCCGCTATCATAGCATTTACATTGCCGCAATTCTTTTCCATTATCCAGCGTTGCCTGGTATTGCCGCTGTAAAGTTCAAGCTTATCGTCTTCAGTTACGGTTACGCTCCAGTCGGCTGCAAAGTGACTTCCTACGGTATGTGTGCCAAGGTTTTCATCTACTGTCCCATGATAGTCAGTACCTTCGCGTACGCCGGTCATCTGGTCGTATTCATAAATTGAGTGTTGCATAGCGTTTGATGCTTTGTTTGTGGTACCGGATGTGGCGTAATATTCTCCCTTCCACGGCCAATAAAGAATGGCTCTGATACCGTTACATTCCAAAGAAAAACCTACAGGAGGAGCAATGAGTTCATTGTCAAAGCCATTTGCCATGCTTCGGTCGTTCCATTCTTTTACTGTGTAATGTTTCAGGTCTGCATCTACAATCTTGATATGGTCGTTTGTGGCTATCGCTGCAGTCTTTCCTTCACTCGTGGTGATAATGGTCGAACGTACCGGCAGTATCAGCATTTGCGATTCAAGGGCGTATTCATCCACTGTCGGAATGGCTGCTATTTTAGCCGGGTATTCGGAAAGGATTTCTCCGACATTTTCCACTCCTTTTGCCTCAATAGCTGCCTTAATCGCAGCTTTACTGGCTAATATCTTGTTTAGTTTGTCTGCTGTTGTTCCCATTATATAACTTCTCCGTTTATATTGTCAAGGATTGAGTTGATATCTCCTATCTGGTCGATTGTCGCATACTTTTTATCTGCTTGTAAACCCGTGATAAAGCCGCTTACATCGGGAATATCACTGGGTTTGGCCAGCTGATCTGTCTGTATATATTTTTGCGTACCATTATCGGAAACATAAATTCGCTCCGTGCCTTTTATATCTTCCAGTTTAGTCTGTACCTGACTTAATTTTGTTCCTGTAATTGCCATAATATTATCCTATTTTATATATCTCCAATACTTTTCATATCCAGGCATGGATTTCTACAGCTCTGACTCCAGCCTAAAGTACGTGCCGTCCTCCATCAGAAATAGACTGCCATCCTCCATAAGAAGCGCGTCCGAAATCTGAGGGATATCTTCTCCTCCAGAATCTTCACACAAATTACATGTGCAAATGTCTTCAGGTATTCTTATTTCAGCAATGCGTATGGCTCCTATATCAGTTTGCGCCAAATGGATTCCTTTCATTGACCAGCCTCCCTTATAGTCGCCCTAACAGGCTTGTTTGTCACTGAAATCTTTATATTTTTGGGATATACTGCATGACAGAAATCAGCATCAATCACTTCTCCCCAGCTTGACTGCTGGTAGCATTTCTTGTACCTTCCCTCGTTACTTCCACGCTGGTATAAGATAAAAGAACCAACCTCTTCCATTTCAATATGCAGATTATAATCTGCATTTACCTGAACTTCCGCCGAAAACATATTTTCATCGGGATTGAACACTAATTGTTTTTCTTCCATATCTTTTTTTATTGTAAAGATAAAGATTAACGGAACATATTTGAAGGACAAAAAAAATAGCCCGGTCTCACAACCAGGCTAGCCTATGGATATTATAAACAAATTGAAGTATTGATCATCCTTTGAAAAAAGAAGGAGACGATTTCTCGTCTCCTCCCCACATTCTATCACTCATTGAGCACTACCTCATTATAGAATGTCGTTTAATTCTCACTCTTCGGAATAGATCGCGTTCTCGGTTTACACGTGCGAAATGTTTTCGATGCAAAGGTATAGAAAAGATTATTTGCAGCAAACATTTCTGCGGATATTTGTTTGAATTATGTTAGTTTTAACTTATTTTTAACCTATTATTATCCATTTTCGCCATCCGGCGACAAAAAAGGCGGTTTTTTAAGCCCGCCCATGATCTGATCATTCGTCTTTGAGGTAGTCCAACGTATTTTATTTATATCTAATCGAAAATATAATAAAAAACCTGCCATTTTAAGGCAGGTTAATTAAATAGAGATAAAAAGTATCTGTTAATCAAGCATGATTTTCAGAAGATCCAGTTTGGACATAGGCCACTTGTTTTCCTTTGCCAGTTGGATTGCTCCTTCATCGGAAATCTTTTCAAGAGTTACTTCTACTTCCTTTTCAAGTTCCGGTTCACAGGCTGCATCTACTTTCTTCTGGTATGGCGCAAAGAAATTGTTAAGTTCTTCCTTTTCACTCTCCGGAAGTTCATTCCACTTGCGGGCCTTTTCCTGCATTTCGTCAAAGTTCTTAGGCTTGAACTTTTCCTGTGCATCCTTCAGAAGTGCATCATAGGCTTCCACATGCTTGCGCATTTCCTTCCGGTTCTTAATAATACTGACTGCATCTTTGTCGTTTACACTTGTGATCACTGCATCATCCAGCATTTTGTATGCTATAACTACTGTTTTAAGTTTCATAGAGATATAATTTTTAGTTTGCTACTTCTACATAAATTCCTACAAGTCCGGACAAGTCCTGATATACGGCCTGTCCGGTGTTTCTGGTACATTTGTACGTGATACCATTCTGGGAGTAATACTTTCCTTCAAATAACTCCATGTTGTTATTGTACGGAATAGGATCTTCTTTTGTCCCGGCATTGGTTTCGTTGATTTCTTCGTACAATGCTGCCGTATCAACGCTAGGCGGTTGGTTTTCCAGTACATTTTCAATAGTCTGTTTCACTTTATAAAGCCTGTCCTGATAAAGCACCTTGTAATCTTTTTCAAGTTTCTGACTGATGAAATTTTCCCAGGCTGGGTACAGGTTCTTAAACTGCAATGCCTGTTCGTCCGTAAGGTTCATGGCGTTGATCTGTGAAGCAAACAGACCGATCATCTGATTTACCTGTTCTTCCGGATAGACTACCTGACCCCTTGCAGCTTTCTTTGCCTTGAAGATACGTTCCGCATCTTCTTTGGTGATTTCAGTCCATTCATCGTTACTTTCATCCAAAGGGATATATACCTGTTTCGCTACTACCCGATCTTCATCTTTTGTTGCGGAAGATTGCGTAAGAAACTTCCCATACATCGGGGATATCCACTTTCCTTCTTGTTCTGTTCTTATTTCCATAATTAAAAATCTGTTTTTCTTATTGTAACTTCAAGTCTTGATAATTCTATATAACTGGAATTCCACCATATAACGACAGCTTTAGTTACACTTTCGTCTATGTCGTTTGTGGTAAAATCGAAGCTGTCTACTATCGGATAATACCTGATTTCACCGGCTGCTACCGTTAATTCTCCAGCAGGGCCAGTTTCGTACCACGGCTGCTCATACTTATAATTGACATTGCCCGACTTGTATCTGTACACTGCAATCTTACTACCAGCTTCCAGCGTACCTCCTGAAAATCCAACGGCTGTAATACCAAACGTAATGTTGTACAGGCGCAATCTCTTAATATCGGAATTGCTTTGCAGAACCTCACCACGCGGAGTAACAAAGTCGTATGGCTTGGTAGAAAATACTTTAACTTTATACAAGGTTGTTGTATCTTCCGTTGCCTTCATGTTTCTGTACCTTCCTTTTACATCTTTTGCCATCAGGTGCATACATACGGTATCTTTAGGAGACATTCCGATAAACTCCAGATCTTCCGCGCTTATCTCCAGCATTGTCTGATGTTTGGGCTGAAACTCTACCAGTTTGTAATATCCAGTTTTACCTTGCACCCAAATTCGGAATACTAGAGTAACACCACCTGTCACATCGTATATGTCGTTAAGAGTAAGTTCAGTTTCTCTCTTTTCCGGCATATATATCGGCACTCTCAAACTTTGTCCTATTACAACATATTCCGGCACTACCAATGTGATCATATCACTTGTCGCTTTTGCATCATACCCGGCAAAGTCCCCTAACCGGTAAGGTGCATTTTGGCCACCCGGAACTGGTATATAAGACCATGGAACGTCATTTGGAGAATTGTTTTCCAAATTATCAATAATAGGAATGTTTATATTACATGTTCCATTCTTTCCGATCCACCATTTATCTTTGATAGTAACCAGTTGACCGTCCCAGGAATCAACGACAAATGCTCCGGGGTTATCTCTCGTAAAGTTTACAGCACCAATATCAGAAGGCTTATATTTTGCAAACATATTAATGTTTGCTCCGCTTTGAAATGCTGTAATAGCATTGTTGTTTACAACACCACCATTGGCATTAAGTGTATCTCTCACATCATCCCATTTCAGGTTTTCGGTTGGTAAAATATCGTAAACTGCCATAGTTATTCCTCCTTACTATTAAATTTGCATGTAGCGTCTTTATACACTACAAGATTCCCTTCTACGTCAAGAGATCCCTTTACAGTAACATGACCTTTGACAAGTAAATCTCCTTCAATAACTCCTTTTTCCGGGATCAATACTTGTTTCTCCACTACTTTTGTTACAATCTTCTCGGTCGGAATGTCTAACTTAAACACTCTGATCATCCAAAGTACGAACTTCTTCATAGCCTAGCTTTTTAAGTTGTTTTTTTAATATGACTATTTCTCTCTCAAGTTTCTTGATTTTCTTATCGGTTCTTGTTTCATAAGTTAGCAAGTGTCTAGCGGTATGAACCGCAAACGTATACGCTACTGTTGCATAGTCCATAGACAGGAAGTTATCATTCTCTTCCACGGCCCACGGAAGGATTGACTGAGTATATTGGGCCGATCCTCCCAAGTTCAGCCTATTTTGATTCATATTAGGTCTATTCCACCGATACACAAATGAAGGTGCTTTTGCTATGTCCATAAGAGACAAATTTACCTGCTGCATTATTGACTTGTATCGTATATCAGAACTATAAAATGTGGCACCGCCAGATACAAGCAAGTTACCTACTATTTCAACGTAACCGCCTCCATATATAGAAAATGAGCATCCTGCACTTGTACCTGCGTCATTATTACTTACAGCCATAAAAATGCGCCCCCAGTCATTCGCATCATCACGTACAGATCCAAAAACATATCTAGTTTGGTACCCTCTACCATTCACAATATCTCCCCATCTTATGATTGGCCTAAAAGTACCACCATTTACATATATCCCATCGCTGGAATATCTTATAGACGAAAGGTTAGAAGTAAACATTTCTGATGATTCCAAACCTGTTAAAGTATTATCTTCTAATATATATCTTGCTCCTCTAATATCACTTGACCCGTAAATACCTCCATTTACATGCAACTTATAACTGGGAGATGTAGTTCCTATACCAACATATCCGCTGGGATTTATTCCTAGATTTGAACCAAGATTTTGGATAATTCTTGCACCGGCATATCCTATAATATCATTGTTGCCTATATCAATGTTGCCTGTGACATTACTTGTTCCGTCAAAGGATTGTCCCCAAATAGTTCGTGCTGTCTGTAACTTAGTAGCTGATGCAACATTATCACTTAATAAAGCCAAATTTCCGTTTCTTGTTGGCAAAATCAATGTGTTACTATGATCCCCGTCGCATTGCAGTCTAGTTGAATAATCAATGGCTCCAGTTGATGAATTATGAAAATCAATATATTTTCCGACTTCAAATGTTCCATCAGTTTCTACAAAAGGAATAACTCCCCAATATGTACTTCCGGATCTCTTGTGTGTTCCATCTAACTTGTCGGCATTGCTGGCATTTCCACTAATATTAATACCCCATGTTCCACTTGCTCCGCTTCCCGTTTTAGTAGGGTACTTGCTGTCGCTTTCACTTTTTGTATATGCACCGATTCCAGCCGGAGTTATATTGATAGTCTTAGCCCCGGTTGCGTTGTAAGTAAATTGGTTCGTTCCCTCTGTTGTTCCTCCGTTCAGTTTTACAATTAAATTCTGCTTCCCTGTGACTTCTGAAATAGTCGGCCAGCGAGTAACGTATGCAGACGGAGCAGCCTTTAACAACGCATCCCAATTAGCGTGCAGATCCGAGATCGTAGCAATGCTTACAGCCGTTAGCCATGCAGGTTTTTGCGCTGCTAGTACAGAATCCCAGCTAGAATGCAGGTCAGTAATATTTGCAATATTAGTCGCAAACACAGAAGGCTTTCCGGAAATATTGCCCCATGCAACGCTACCAGCTTCTCCACCTCCTACTGCTACTAATTTCCCGTTTTCCTTCTTTATAGTAGTACCATCCACTACTACCCCATCCATGACTGTAGACACGGAAACCGGATCTATTGCATACATTGTAACACCGCCTGTAACAGCTAGATTTCCCTCTAGGGTAATTACTCCGTCTGCGGTTTTGTGCAAGCGAATACCGCCTATATAAAAATCTCCAGTTTTAGTAACTCCGTCTATATTTGCATTTCCACCTAAATATAAATCTTTCCATTTCGCATCAGACAAGCCTAAATTAATGCTGTTGCTTGCTGCGCCAAAAGGTCTAAAAGATTTAAGTTCTAACAAGACAGATAAAGTATCATCATTGTTGATTTTAAATCTTATGTTTTGGTTATTTTTAGTAATTACATCAATAGTTCCACTTCCTGTTATATTTCCAACATTATCTAAATTTCCGCTTACATTCTCAGTTCCGTCAAAGCTACGTCCCCATAACGTGCGAGCAGTTTCCAACTTAGTGGAAGCGTAAGCATACAGGTCGGTTATTGTTTTTGTCGTTCCACCGACAGTTATGGAAAGGTTAGTTGCTGATGAAGTTGATAATGCAGTAAGAAGTCCTGTTTTGTGAGTTCCGTCCAAAAGATCAGCGTCTAGACCGCTTCCTGCACCGTCATTACCACTATCCCAAACCGTCCTACCTTTCCATAAAAGATTTGTAGTTGTAAGATGAAATGCATGCACGGTATTATCGGTATCCGTAAGAGATAATCCACCTCTATTAGTTGTAGTAGAATGGAACAAATTGATCTGATCTGTTCTTCCTCTAAATTTTACAGATAGATTTCCGGTCATTGTATCTCCGGACACATTGACATATCTACTATCAGCGTCCGTCTTGGTATAAGCGTCCGTAATACCATAACCGGACAGGGTTGTCGGCTTTCCGCTGGTTATATCAGACCATGCATGTTTATGTCCACTAAGGCTAAACGTACTTCCCTTGGTCAGAGTAAGAGTGTGTCCGCTAATAGATGCAGCAGTTACGGCATTACCTATTCCGGTAACACTGACAGCATTAATTCCATCTGTTATACCATAGCCAGCTAATGTTGTAGCTTTAACGGCATAGTTTTTCCCGGACACCCAGCTTTCAGTTGCGTACCCGGTTAAAGCAGTAGTAAGGTGCGACTTGTTGATCTGTTCCGTGGTAGATCCGGCCAATGCTGTCCACATGGCAGACTTATCAAAGGATGATCCGCTGCCCTCTCTTGCTTTCAAAACTCTTGATCCGTCAACTTCTTGCCAGTAGATTGTATCGTTGTCTATGGGCAGTCCGTCATAAATTGAAGGGAAAGAAACACCATCAGACGCATACGTTGTGAGACCACCTGTTAATGCCAGATTTCCTTCCAGCATTAGCGCACCATCCTCCAACTTCCTCAGCTTAATTCCAGCAATAGTAACCCAGTCCGATGCTGCCAGCGAAGGTGCTGTAATAGCTCCGGATGCCTTAATAGCGGCTGTATTCAGCACAGAGGAAAATGTCTTTTCTCCGGTTATTGTCTGCTTGGTTCCCAGTGTTACGAAAGTACTATCTACATATTTTTTGTCGGCCTTTGTTTCAAGTATTTCCGCGAGATTATCCGTTTCTGTCATTCCGGACAAAAACGCTTCCAGTTCCTTCCATTTGTTTATGATTGTATCAGCATCAGAACCTTCCAAGAAGTCATTCAGCTTATTAGACACAGCATTTAAAGCCTCAGTAGTTGCATAGTTCTTGCTGGCCACCCAACTTTCGGTAGCGTATCCTTTTCCTGTTACCCAGCTTTCAGTAGCATATCCGGCCAGTGCGTTAGTAAGATGCGACTTGTTGATCTGGTTGTCCGAAGATCCGGAAAGTGCAGACCACATGGCATTTTCATCGAAGGAACTTCCTGCACCAGCTATAGCTTTTAGTACATTGTTTTCCTTTTTGATAGTAATACCATCAACCGCAATAGCATCCATAATTGTAGATACAGATCTACCAGCCGTTGCGTAAAATGTCATTGCTCCTGTAACAGCTACATCTGCATCAATGTAGACAACACCGTTTTCTTCGTAGATCTTTTTCTTTGATTCTCCGACTGAAAGACCGGCAGTGAAATGCTTTAATGCTGTTATCTCCTGCTCGGTATCAATAGTAACATATTTTGAAGCGATCTCTTCTTTCGTATAGAAAGGCTTTTCACCCTGTATCTCTGACCAATTATAGGTCGGTTTGGTATCACCAATCCATGTGGGCTTACCAGTAATGTTTACCCATTTGACTGATCCTGCTTCACCGCCACCTGTACCTCCAATCACCTCTACTCTCTGTGTCGCAGGGTTAAACCATATTGTCTGGTTATCATAAGGAATCCCTTCAAATATAGAAGGTACAACAGGATCTAAAGTTGCATACTGTGTAAAAGCGCCCTGGGATAGAACAGGGTATTTGGTTATTATATATTCATTTCCCTGGGAATCTGATCTTAGCTGCCAGAAATTACCCTCACGGGTTTCATCCGTCTGATACTTTCCATAATCAAATGTTATCTTTCTTTGCTTGGTTGCACCTTCCAGCGCATCAGTTTCTGTTATTTCCCCAACCTTTACATAATAATAAGCCGGGCTTGGGTTCTCTCCGTTGATGGTTCCGTCTATAGCATAATCATTGACGGAAAAAATGAGATAAGCCTGATCGCCATCCCGATTAAGGCGAGCATAGATAAAATGATGACCTGTCTTATTCAGCTTTGTATTGACCCCGTACAAAAACCACTTGCGGCTTTCTCCGTTTGGCAAATATTGGATACCTCCTCCCTGTTGAGGAGATACAATAATAGAGCACCCCAACACAACTGATATCTGTATCAGATTGGGATTACCCAGGGCATTTTCTATCATTGACACTCCCTGGTAGGATATTCTATATAAAGCACTTTTGTATTCGGTTATCATTTTGCTTTGTATCTCTGATTCATTTCCTTAATTTCCTTTGCTTCCTTCGCCATCGCATTCATAATACCCAGAATGCGGACCGCCTCACTGTCGTACACAGCATCGTAGTCATCGAAGCCCTGGTATTTCATCACGTTGTTCACCATTTCCACCTCGATCTTGATCGGGTTCTGACGCCCGGGCTTCTTCCCGTTGGGAGTGAACAGCTCGGGATACATCCTGGCGTATGACTCCTGCACACTTTGGAAATACTGCACCATGACGGGAAACATGCGGCTTTCCACCGGCCGGAACCAGCGGGCGTTTTTCCGGATCTGTCCGGAGTAGAATGCCCACACACGGCGGCTGTACTTGCGCAGGTAGCGCCCTTCGCGGATTTCTCCGGTCTCGCGCACCGACTCGTTGAACAGGGCCGCCAGAAACTGACAGCGGATGTCCCTCATGCGCCGCTTCTGCATCCTCACCGCCGCACGGCTCGAATTGCGGCGCAGCAGTGTCTGAAGCACCTTCTCCGTGTCCCAGTACATGATCAGCAGGTTCTGGGCCGACTGGTACTGGCCGAAGGAGACATTCAGCATGACGTCGCCCGGAGCCTTGAGCCGGAGCGTCCCCATCCGCAGGCGGATGATCCCGTAGGGAGTGACAGTGCGCCCGAACGGCTCGTCCAGGTATCCGAGTCTCTGACTGATCCACTGGTCCACCTGCCACGCCCGCAAGGGAATGCGCTCAAACAGGTGGCGCAGCCCCTTGCGGCGGAACAGGAATACCGTATCGCCTTTTTCATCCGTCAGCGTGCGGCGGATCACCTTCAGATCGAGAAACAGCATGAAACATTTCAGCTTGTACACGCGGTCGGCCTGCTGCTCGTCGCCCGCAGCTGCTTGCGCCATCCTTTTCAGGTAAAGGCGGTTCACTTCTTCCAGTTCTTCCGACGAAAGCCGGTTCCAGCTGTCGGGCAGTCCGGGAAGGTTGATCTGATAGTTTGTCGTGCTTGTCATTTTGTCGTTTCTTTACCCAAAGTTAGGAATAGGGTTTCTCAGAATGAAGGACAAAAAATAAGGTGCGGATTAATGCCTGTTGAGAGCCTGCGGGCGGAAAACAAAGAGGGCGTTGTCCGGATTGTCGTAGTCGAACAGCGGCGGTTTGGTCTCCGGTTGCGGTGTCTCCGTGACCGGCGGAACGTAGAGCGGTGATCCCTTGATGAAGTCGCCGAACTGATCCTGGTTGCTGGCGATAAACTTCCGCGCCTGCGTCATCGCATAGGTGGCGTCGTTCTCGCTGTACTTGCGCTGTTTCTCCGGCCGGCGGGATTCCACATACAGGGCCAGCGTCATGCGGAGCTTGTCCACGGCCTTCTGCCACACGGCATTTACGGCATCCTTACCCTCGCCCGTAAACAGATCCGACTCCAGCGAGCGGGTGCACCATTTCACCAGTGCCTCGGTCAGATCCTCCCCTATTTCGGGAGCGATGTAGGCATTCTGGCAGTAGCGCACATCGGGGAGCAGGGCGATGAACTTCTCGCGGCTTTCACCGATGTCCAGATAGCGGTTCATCTCAATGGCCGTCGTGAAAAGCAGGTCGCCCTGCAGGTAGAAGTAACGGCTTTCCCGCCACAGCGCGGCAAATACCGGACTTTCGCTGCACGCATCCTCTTCCAGGAAGATCAGCAGGCGGTCCAATCCCCGGCGTCCCTTGAAATACGCATCGCGTTCAAACCGGCTCACGGACTTCTCGTCGGCCTTGTCGTAGCCGTCGGTGTACACCTGGTTCAGTCCTCCCCCGTCGTTCAGACTCACCGTCAGGATGCCGGTGCTGTTGGCCAGTGCGATGTAGACTACCGGCGACTGGCACAGCCGGATCAGCCGGATTTCAGGCGTGAGCTTTTCCTTGTCCACGTAGGCTGCCGTCACTCCGCCATAGCCCTCTACGGCCTGTTCATAGTCCGCACACACCTTGTCGTAAAGCTTGCGGCCGAGAATCGGCACAAGGATGTTCTCTTCCGTCTCTTCCATTAGCGTCAGGAGCGACTGGTCGCCGCTGTACACGCTGGTGGGCACGTAAGCCCTGATTTCTTCGGTTGTATTTACTAACATAGCTGTTTTGTTTTTCCCCAAAGTTAGGTATCATATCTGTTAATTTGAAGGACAGAAAAAGTTCATTAAATTTATTTTTGTTTCATTTTTGTTGGTTCCATGTGTTGTTTATGAATTATTTTTGTTATTTTTGTCGTGTCAAACCACTGTAATAAAACGATGAAAAAGACTTATGTGCTTATGCTTTCGCAATCTTTCCCGGCCAAACACCCCCGGTCGGGAAACGCGACCGGGTTCCGTGAAAAGTTTCTTTCCGGAGAAAAACGGCACACCATCCGCGCTAACTTTCCGCTTTGGGCGAAACGAATCCGGGAGGTGCAGCAAGGGAAAGCGGAACTTTCCATCCGCCAATGGGAAGGACGTCCTTACCTGAGCCGGCAGGTCATTATCGGATGTCTGACCGCAGAATCAGGTATAGGAATCCAGAAACTTACGTTTCAGCTTGACAGGGACGGATGTGCCTCTTTCAAATTCTTCGACATCGACGGCAAATATCCGGAACTGACAGAACTGGCGGCGAACGACGGCCTGTCGGTAGACGACTGGAAAGAGTGGTTTCGCGGTTATGACTTCAGTCAGCCGATGGCAGTTATTCAGTTCGGTAAATTCAGGTATTAGTTATGAAAGGATATCTTAAAATAGCCGTAATAATAACAATCTGTTCATGGCTTTTATGGACCCTCTGCCATTTTTTAGGCATGGATTACGACATTGCCCTCATTGAACTTATGCTTATTTATTTAGTGATTGATAGAGTGAAAGAGAAAATCAGAAACGATAAACAATAATAATATATGGATAATATAACCAAACAGCAAGCTGTTGAAATCATGGAAAAGGCTTTCGATCTGAAAGATTTCAACAACAGAGAAGACGGAAAATCCTTTTATCGCGAAGATGGCGAAAGCGTTTCCTTCTTTTTTGATACAAGGCAGTATGACAGGCCGACAGTTATAGAAAAACTGAAAGAATGCTTGCAGGATATGAATTTAGAACAGGGACAATTCCGTATAGACAGTATGACTCTTCTAAATATAAAAGTGACAATCATGCCAAAAACTGAATTTAAAATAGGAGATACATTCCAGTGCGGACTGGTGAAGCTGAAATGTGTGGGTAATATAGAAGGATGCAGAGAGTGTTACTTCGATCAGGAAGAGCCGTGTTTTGCTCATGTTTCACTAGTAGGGCATTGTGACAGCCTATCACGTGAAGATAAAACCGATGTAATTTTTGTAAAGGTGGAGGATTGAAATATGAAAGCAAAAGTTTTATCTACCGGGAAAATTATTGAAGTTGAGTTGAACCTTAATTCTCAACCTACTTCAAAGTCTGGTGCAAAAAGTGTATATGAAGGCTCTGACGGGCATACCTATTTTGATACCGAACTGGATTTCAAAAATGTTTATCCGGATTGGCAGCAAGTAAGGATACAGGCTGCAATTGCAATAATGGCAGCGAATCATGCGAGTCCTGAGCTAATGCAATTTCTAACCACAAAAGAAGATTTCCCATTTAAAGCACTTGCTAAAGTGTCTGTCAAATCAGCGGATGCACTTGTTAGTGAACTTCAAAAATCAATGGAGTTATAATATGGCAGCTTATAACGTAAACGGGCGGTGCGAAGACTGCACATTTGCTGACGCATTTGGAAGAAGTTGCCAGCATGGGATTCTCTTCCCTGTTATGGTTCTGATGTCATTCGGGGACGTGTACAATTGTCCGAACTTTCAGAAGAAAAATGATGAACAGCTTCAGGAACAAATTCGATTAAAGAACAAAGGAAATAAATAGGATATGGACTTCAAGAAATTAAAAAGGCTACAAGAACTTATAGACACCCATGAATGGCAAGAAAATTACGGCCTTATGGTATGGATAGACTATTCCAATTGCCAGGAGGTGTTTAATGATATATTGAAAGTAGATTTTGAAACTTATGTAGACTGCGTGGCACAAAATACCGGTATTTGCATTTCCCATTTTGAAGATGTGCTGAGCTATTATACCAGTGAGAATATTGAGGACTTATTCCCTAAAGACGAGGATTGAAATATGCCAAAGAAAGAATTTAAGATAGGAGAAACTTTTCAGATTGGATTTGTAAGGCTGAAAGCAGAGAAACCACCAAAAGGTGTAATCGCATGCTGCCATTGTTTCATAGGCGGTCTAACAAGTGATTGCCGCGTGTTCAAACAAGTAATTGGTGAATGTTCCGCATTAAAGCGTGAAGATAAAACCGATGTAATCTTTGTAAAAGTGGAGGAATAAAATATGGACTTCAAATCACAAATAGCAACCACACGCGACCAGTCGGAAATACTTCTTTCGCTGGGCCTGAAACCGGAAACGGCCGACATGGTGTATCACCACACTAACAGCCGCGTAAAATCAATGGAATGGGAACTTCAAACAAAACCTCCCACATTGAGAGGAAAGTTCTGGTCTCCGGAAAGAATCGCAAAACTAAAAAGCCCTTTCCATAAACACCCGGACGGTACCCTGATGACTGGTGAGGAGATTTTCGACGCTCTCTGGGGAAAAGATGTTCCTGCATGGAGCCTGGACCGTCTTTTGGAAATTATGCCGAAGTCAATCCCTCAAAGTAAACGTCCAAACGCGGATTTTGCAATGAATAGCGACGGAACCTTCTGGTTCATTTCATACGAAGAACTTGGATATGATATGAAGCATCAGGAAATGAATATTGGCTCTTTTGACACCGCTATTTCCATGATTAGATGGCTTATAGAAAATAATCACCTGAACAAAGAATACTTAAAAGCAAAACCATGAAAAGAGAAGAAATAGAAAAAGCAGCTAAAAAGGAGGCTGAAGAACTGGCATGCTTAGTATATTACGGAGGAAGTTCAATCTCACAGGAAGATGTTGAGAATGCTTGCGTGAAAATTGCAGAATGGCGTATCAACAGCGTGTGGCATGATGTAAAAGAACGTCCGGACGAAAATGAACCGACTATTATAGAAAAGAATAATGGAAAAACATTTTTTGCAGAGAAAGGATATAAAGGTCCATGGAAATACAATGTAGAACAATTTGGATTTAAAAGATGGGCATACATAAAAGACTTAATACCTAATACAGAAAAATAAAAATAGCTGATATGAAAATATATGAGACACCAAATCCATTCTTTTTAAGCGACATATTCGTCTTTGCAGAAGTAGAGGAAATCGGGCTATGTTACATAAAAGTGAATTGTTTTAACAGAATCGAAGAAATTGGTTTTGATATTCAACGAAGAATGTGCCGGACTATTGAAGACATTATGAAATCTGCTAAAAAAGCTACAAAAATTCACAGACATATTTTCACCAGTATTGATATTGAATATTGGGGAAAAATCCGTAATCAATGGTTGCGGTCCGTGAAAACTCAAACATACATAGAAAATAATTCTGGAACCATTATTATGTAGATTATGGAAGACGTAATGAAGTTAAAAGAACAGAATAACACGTTAAAGATTAAAATTTGCAGCTATAGAACATGGATTAAAAAAAATCCAAAAGTTCAGAAATACGAATTATGGGATGGTGTAAAAGGTTGGATAAGAGAAACAATAAATCCTACTTTAAAGAAAAATGGATGGATAGAATGTATAAATGAATGGGATTATGGGCTTTTTATGAATGAAAAGCCAAAACAAATGGCGATTAGATTATTAAAAAATACGTTTGGAGAAGAATGGATGAAAGATAAAGAGTTTGTTTATAATCCTTATTATTACACTGGTAATAATAATTTTATGGATGTTCTATACGTATTTTACAAAAAAAATTAAAAATAAATTATGGAACCAATAATAAAATTCAGAGGTCAGGAAATAGACTCAAACAAATGGCTGTATGGCGACTTATTCCAGCGGCTCGGATGCTATCCCGAGATTATATTCCCATACATCGACGAAAACGGGAAAACGCAATATGCTGAAATAGCAGTAAAGGAAAAGACGGTAGGCCAGTTCATCGGGAGAAAAGATAAGGACAAAACGGAAATCTACGACGGAGACATAATAACTGTCAACGGAGACTTTCCAAAATTGGTGAAATTTATCCCAGAGAGAGCAGCCTTTTGTATCGCCAATATTTGTGATTTGAACAATCAGGACCAATTGGATATTTGGATGCAACCTCCTATATCATGGTGGGAGAAAATGGATATAGATGTAATAGGTAATATTCACGATAACCCCGAACTTCTAAATATAAATTGATTATGAAAACAATAGAAATATACGAAACAAATGATGGTAGCCGATTCGACAAAAAAGAAAAAGCTATTAAATATGAAGAACTGTGCGATAAATGCAATTCGATAAATCTAAAACTCGGAATATTAGGACGTGACTTAGAATCAAATGAGTATATACAGCATGATCCGGAAGTCATAAAAAACACATTTAGAGAGTTTATGGGTATTGTAGCAGATTCAATACCTGATTATTCCAACATGGCTATTGAATGTGGTAACGGGGAAAGGCACATGAGCCATATATATCGAGTCATCTCTGATTATAACATTATATGCCTTAGCAATTTAATGTTTAGATTTTACTGTATCGACTTTAAAAATGGAAAAGAGTTTCAGCAACCTTACTTCACTTCACATCAAGAAAAAGTGACAGTCAGAGTGAAATTAGACAACTGCGAAAACTTCTTCCACACCTGCGCAACATGCAACAGCTATGGCGACGGGAAATGTACCAATTTCGGGAAGGAAGTAAAAGCGGAAGATTCCTGCAAATACTATCAGTCGGACGTGATTGAATATACCTGCCAGCAGTGTGGACGTAAATACGAAATCACTGATTCCGATGCTGGAAATCGTGAGAAATTTTGCTGCAAAGCATGTGAAAACGGAAATTAATCAAAACTAAGCAACCATGAAAATAGAAATTACACCTGAAGAAATGCTGGAGAGATTCAAGCTCTACGGAGAAATTTATCTGCTTCTGGCTCCCGTCTGTGAATATGATGACATGGACGATTTCAGTATAGAAAGTTATGAGATTATCGACAAGCTGGATTTAGAGGATGAAATATTTGTCCTGGCAGATGGCGATGAAGTCAGGTTTAAAGGCGTGGAATTTACAGAAGATATGCTGTATATTCTATATACGAACGAAGATGGATTTGAAGAATATGCACACCCAGTCATACACCTGGAAACAGAATCCATCCGAAAAGTGAAATCAATTCTGGAACAATATGTAAATGCAATCATCCATGAGTAAAACCAAATTATATTATCTGTTTTTGGCAGCCATGTATGTGGTGTTGTCGTAACCTGTAAAACTGGAATATTATGCAGTACATTTTAACCGAAGAAGAATATAGAAATCTCGCACCTGTAAGTAAGGTGCAAAAGCTGGAGGAAAAGATTGAAAGACTTAATGCTAAGGTTTTAGAACTTGGTCATCATGGAATATGTATGAGAGACAAAGGAGATTACTGTGACTTTTGCGCTCTGTCCGGACTAGATACATGTAAAAAGAGTAAGAACTATTCAAAATAATAAGTCCTTATAATACAGAAAAATATTAAAACTATTCAATAATATATTTGATATTTCATATTATAAGACTATATTTGTGATATGAAATCATCAAAGGTATTAAAGATATTAAATATTAGCAGGCAAACGCTTGTCAAATATGTAAAGAATGGCGATATACGTGTAGTGATGCAGGCGAACAAGCAGTATGACTACAACGAAGAAGACGTATATCGAAAAGCCGGACTTTCCGAAAATCGTGTAAATGTGGTTTATGCGAGAGTTTCAACTTCTAAACAGAAAAGAGACCTCGAGAATCAGGCAGAAACTCTTATAAGCTATTGTAATTCGAATGGAGTGAAAGTAGATAAAGTGTATAAGGATATAGCAAGCGGAATGAATTTTGAAAGGAAACAGTTCCGCTCTATGCTGGAAGATGTCTTGAATTATAGAATAAGGAGTATATACATTACGTACAAAGACCGCTTCAGCAGAATATCCTTTGATATGTTTGAACGTCTGTTTTTGGAATACAACTGCAAGATTATTGTAATCAACAAAACCGAATCAACGACTGAAGATGATGAGAAGGAAATATTTTCCGACATCATTTCAATGCTTCACTGCTTTGCCATGAAGATGTATTCAAGGAGACGGAAAAAGAAAATGGAACTGATAAGGGAGGACTTGAAAAATGAACTTGATATATAGTTTTTACATTCCGCAAACGGAACAGCTTGTAAACCTGTGCAGGGTTTCAAACAACCTCTACAATCAGGCCTTATACCTGTTCCGTCATTCTCTCAAGAATGAGAATAAATGGCTGTGGTATGCCGACATGGATAAGCTGATGAAAGCTACGCCTAATCTTGAGGGGGAGATAAACTATAAACTTCTGAAAGCTCAGGTTTCGCAGCAAATCCTGAAGGTTCTGGACAGAAATGTGAAAGCATACTGCAAGGCAATAAAGGACTTCAAGGAACAACCTTCTAAATATAAGGCAATGCCGCAGCTTCCGTCTTTCAGAAAGCGCGGCAGTCTGTTTAACCTGTATTACACGAATCAGGCCGCAAGCATTAAGGATGGAAAAATCCGTCTTGCTAAAGACCTGAATATAATCATTCCGCAATGGGATAAGTACAAGGAGCGTATTCAAGACTTTCAGCAAGTAAGAATAATTCCTTCCGGAAAGAAACTGAAAGTGGAAATAGTTTACCGTTATGAAATCAAAGATGAAAATCTGGATAAAACCAGATATGCTTCAATAGATTTAGGCATTGACAATCTTGCCACAATGGTAACTGATAATGGAAGTTTCCTTTACAGCGGAAAGTTCCTGAAGTCTTATAACAGAAACTTTAACCGCCAGCTGGCCCGACTGCAAAGTATAAAGGACAAGCAGGGAATAAAGAAAGCTACAAAGCGGATGCAAAATCTTTATGAAAAGCGTGACAGATACTTTGAGGACGCATTTCATAAATACAGCCGCATGATAGTGAATCATCTTATAGAAAACAGAATAGGAAACTTAGTTGTAGGCTACAACACCGGCTGGAAGCAGTCGGTAAACATCGGAAAGCGCAACAATCAGAAGTTCGTGCAGATTCCGTTTGCGAGACTGGCTTCCTATCTGAAATATAAATGTGAAATGGCTGGCATACGGTTCGTGGAAAATGAAGAATCCTATACATCAAAGTGTGATGCGCTTGCCAAGGAAGAAATCGGGAAACATGAGTCGTATCTCGGAAAGAGAGTAAAACGTGGACTGTTCCGTTCTTCTACAGGCAGATACATCAATGCCGATGTAAATGGAGCAGTAAACATTTTAAGAAAAGTAGTCGGTGAGTCTGATTGTATCAGTCAGATAACCGGTAGCGGGCGGTTGTTGCGTCCGATAAGGTACAGAAGCCCTTTCAGGGTTGCGTGACTTATGCAAAAAACAGAATAGATTTTAATAATTTGAATAGTTTTTACAACATAAAATAACAAACCATTAAAACTACATCGCTATGGAATTTAAACATCAGAAAGACCTAGGTCCGGACGCCATTCAGAAATGGTGTGAGGAACTGGACCGGAAACCAAAGATAGAAATAAATGATACACAAAGAAGACTACTTTCCATTTTCAAAATGAATCATGAAATTGTTGGTAATTTCCTGAATGCACATAAAGAACTGTCTTCGCAGTTTGATTACACTTCTTTCCTGATAAATCTTATAGAAAAAAATTTTACTTTCAAGATAGATTATCCTTCAGCACTTATAATGAGCACACTGGTAGACCGACCGGCCATCGCTGTAATGTATGCCAATTACCTCCAGTATAAATGTTTCCAGTACGGAATCAAGGAAATAAACATTAATGCTCTGAAATATATATTACTTTGTAAAGGAGTATTCAGTGAGGAAGTTTTGCATGAAATGTGGGACAAACAAAAGTATATCAGTGAAAAAGAAAGAGGACTTCTCAACATGCTGGATAATGCTTATTTTATGGAAAGTATAAGGGATATTAAAGTAAAATAACAAAGGACTATGCTATTCTGTATCACAAACAAATGCAGTATGGAATGTCCTCACTGCATGAGCGACTGTAAACCTGACGGACAGTTTCTCGAAAAGAAGGACATCACTACGTTTATAAATTTCTTCAACTTTATGAAGTTCCGCTCTTTGCTTATAAGCGGTGGAGAGCCGACAGAACATCCGGACTTTTCATGGATTGTGGAAACTCTGGCTCAAAAGTGTAAACCTTTGGCTATGGTTATAGTTTCAAACGGTTCTTTTATTGACCACAAACATAGGTTTGATGCAGTTGTTGAGCTTATGCGGAAATACCCATTCCTGAGATTACAGATTACTTCTATTAAGGGATTGTATAAAAACCATGATAGCATTGTACGTGTAGAAGACTTTATTAGAGGACTTTTCTCGGACCGTGTATCATTTGAAACTGAACGCATCGTAATGATGAGACCTCTGGGTAGAGCTGCAACAAATCCTGAAATAATGGAAATGGTAAAACAGACCAACAATGGTTACAATGATTGTTCGAACACTACACTTATATCCATACAGACACAAAACATTAAGGATTTTGCATACAACTGTGAGAGCCTAGGAAAATTCTGTATGCCTATGGTGGACTACAAGCTTGATGTACACATGAGCGAATCCATGCTTTGCCCTTCTGTAGGAAATCTGAAAGATGACGGTTTCCTTAAGGTTTTTGAACGTATGAAGAACTTTACTCCATGCGGAAAGTGTGGAAGTACGGATAAGGTTATGAATCTTATAAATCAGATAAAATCAAAGTAAAGATATTATATGACCGCAAACGATTACTCAATAGAAAAATATGTGTCTGAATACCTGAAACCGCTGGAAGAGAAAGGAATTATCACAGACTTGCGGGTTATTCCATGCAGATGCCGCATCATGTTCAGACTGAATGAACCCTCACGAGAAAACTCAATGAAAGTCATTATAGAAACGGAGGAAGACGAAGATCGTATCATATATTTCAAGTCCGATGTTTCGGTGGAGGAAACATTCCGGTCACCTGAACGGAGGTTTATTTATCAAAGACTGATGAATGCAAATAAAACCCTTAATGATGAACTAAACAGGAAATCAGCAAACACCGATTTATACATTACGAAATACCTGAAACCACTGGAAGAGAAAGGACTGATAAAGAACCTCGCTGCGTGTAAGAATCATAGCGTATGGTTTACGATGGTGAAAGAAATTAAAGGTGTGTCTATCACTGTCAATCTAATCCCAGGGACGACAGTAGATACTGTTGCATTTTACCCTATTCCTCTTGACATAGGTCGTTACGGAGTAGAAACAACATTTATACCCAATCCGGTAAATGATGATCATTACACGGAAAACCTTGAGAAACGTATTCAGGAATCAATGAATACACTGAAAGAAATATTTGATAACCCACTACAGGAATAAGATTATGGAAACGAAATCAGAAGGTGCAAAAAGACTGGAAGATGAAGTCCTCACCATCAAGCAGGAAATGGAAACCAAGCTCGCTCCATACAGGATGAAGCTCCTGGAAATACATAATGAAATGACCCGAATCTCGCAACCCTACGAGAAAAGAATCAAGCAGAAAGAACAGGAATATCTCGACAAATTCCTTGTAGACTGTAACGGAAATAGCGTTCACACGGGAGACATCCTGACAAACAACGTAACTGGTGAGTCATTTAAGGTGGTAAACCGGTTCCAGCAAAAGGTGATTCATTACCTCGGGAATCCGCGTGTGGTGGTCGTAAAACTGAACAAGAAAGGAGAGCCTGGTAAAAAAGAATTTTCTATATTTACAAGTGAATTACAGAGCTGTTATAAGATAAACAAATAAACCATGAAAAAAGAATTTACAGAAGACCAGCTTGTATATATACGAGACATTTTCGCTCAGGAATGTGAGAAATATATAGATTTAGGCAAAAGAGATGATGCTCAGGAAGCACTGGATATTGTAAACGTAGTACAGTCAAAATACGAGTGTGAAGAATACGCCGACCTGGAATCCTTTATGCTGGATGAAAGCGGGACTTATTACTACATAGAAAAACGTGAATTGGAAGAAAGTGAAGAAGAATCTGTCAGACTGATGATTCAATTTGCCAAATCTTCGGAACAAAACCCATCTGAGGAACTGAAAGAAGCGGTAAATGAACATTTGGGTTTAATCCATGCAAATCGAGGAAAAACAAAGCTGGATGTAATAATGAATAGAAAAGTAAATATAAACAGACTCATTGTTCTTTGCATAAATTCATGCGAGGAAAGCGAATTGATAAGACTTGATGACATAGCAGACTTGCTGGCCGAAAACATTTAAAACGAATAAACCATGGAAGAAAGAAAAATAAACTTTAAAAAGAACGATGATAATACTCCGGTTCTTGATCCGGACGGAATGCTTTACAAAAAGCTGACAGAGAAACAGACGAAAATAAACGAAAGAATCTATTCATTGCTTTACATGCTAAAAGAAGGGAGCCTGAATGAGGGCACAAAAGAAGCATTGCTTGAATTGTTTCATAAGAATGCAATAGATATCCTGAACGAACTTGGATATGAAGACAGCCTGAATAAAAAGTACAATGAATACATCCAGGAAATACGCTCACTTAACCATGAGAACCGGGAACTAAGAAAACAGCTTGGGATGAAAGTATCAAACGAGGATGCAAGAGGACGGTTGAAACTTATCACTGAATCCTTTGGTGAATGGTGGTACAATGAAGGAACCGGAAATATAGATAATATTATTTTCGACAGGTACAAAATGACCGCCACATTGAGAGGAGAGATCTTTCCTTCCAGCCTAAAAAAGCAGGTAGAAATGTTGAAGCAAAAAGGATTTGATGTATCGTCTATTACAAACTACGGGCATCACCTTACTGCCTCCGAAAAAAACCTCATTATGCTGAAAGAACTCTTTGAAAACGCTTTTCCACATTCTAATATTGACGAAATAAATACAGCCACCTATCTGGGAGGTGAAAGCGGAGAAGAATATGTGTACGTTATTACAAAGATCATCGTTAATTTCAATAACCTTGACGACATTAAAATCACAGAGCCATGACCGAACTGAATACTGAAAATGTGGACCGAATTTTCGCCGACTGCATGTTCCGCAGCCACGAAGAATACGAAGAATGTAAAGGGAAAAACCTCTATCTGTTTGTGAACTCCATTCAGAACCCTACAGTAAAAGTCGGATTCCATCCGGAACGCATCGAGGTGCACCGGCACGAGATCCGCGAAATGCTTTCACAACTGCCCGACGGATTCTTTCCCGGCACAGGCGATGGAGCCTCTTTCCTTCAGGCATGTTCTACCAAAGACGGGCAGTTATGGACCGGATTCCATACAGAGACGGAAAAGCTTTGTCTGCTGGGAATAGCTGCAAAAGAAATGATGATCCTTACTCCTGATCCGGCGATATGGATTTCACTTCCGGGAGGTATGCCCTACTTCCGTGTAGAAAACAAAAAACAAACTGATTAATTAATTTGGTATGAAAAAGAACAATCTAAAATCCGGAGACAGACTGATTATGTCCGGCTATTTGTTTACAGCTTTATCTGTAATAATTATTTATTTTACTACTGACGACATTCGCCTGCTTATACTGGCTACATTTGCCTCTCTTTCGGCATTGGCCGGAATGATCATCAATAGCCTGAGCCTGGTGATGAAAGTGCTTGTCGAAGTAGAAAAAGAAAAGCACAACACACTGATAAACAATACAATGAAATTCATTTCAGGTACATACAATAACGAAAAGAAAGAAGAAGGAAGGAAAGACGACGAAAAAATTCATTAATAAACTCTGAGAAATTTATTAATAAACACTTTTCACGCCTATTAATAAACTCCAAAAAATTTATTCGATGCCACTGAAAAATTTATTAATAATTTTTTTGGCAGAAAAGAACGCTTTTCTCCCCTCTCATTCACTGGAATAGAAGAAACGCATATAGTTTATGTAAATATTTTTCACATTAAATCTGCTATATATTTATGAAAAATCCCGGCTAGAAAGCGACCTTTCTGCCGGGATTTCCAATAAACCAAAAACCTAAAGAAGAAGAAAAATGTATATTATAGTGTAGATTCCGTTTCTTCTGTGCCGGTTGCGCTCCGGTCGAGTGTGGTAAATGTCTGCTGACGGATGACTATTTCTCCATGCTTGTCCCATTTGTTGAATGTATAGATGTTCTTCAGGAACCGCAGATAAATGCGCTGCCGGGTAGAAAGCTGATTCTGCTTGAGCAACTGCAATTCGCGCATGTAAGTACCTCCGGTGCTTCCGCTTTTCCCCGGTGTGCTTCCAATTAAACTAGGATGAACCCCTATGGCAAAGAAGATTATACTGGATATCTCCTCTAATTCATCTTTTAATTCAGTTGCATTTGTCAGCTGCGGTACATCCACAATCTCCACCGCATGTTGCATCGTCTTTCCGTCAGGACCTACGAAAGAGTCCAGACAGATCGTCTTACCGTTATTCTCGCGGCGCTGCAGAAACTCGTTTACCTTCTTGTAGATGCTGTCTCTTACTTCCTGCTTTTTCTCCGTCGTATCAGCTCCCAGTTCGTCGAACATCGCACGCAGATACTCGTTGTTGATGAAGATCATCTTTCCCCACATGGTCGCATTCTGGCGGGCCATGGCTTTGTCGGTAATCAGGGTCGTAGCATAATCGTAAGTCATCGACGGAAAAATACTCCACCAGGCCGGCTGCGGGTAATAGGGTTTCAGCATCGAAGGGTAATAGCTTGGACAGCAGAACCAGGTAGTACGGTTCCTGGGTGATCTCTTCTTACTCTTATCCACCTGACGGCGCAGTTCCGTAAGCATGTTTTCCGGCATAAGCGTGGGATAGGCCACCACATCTTTTGCATTCAACTTGGGCGTGGCATCCTTGCGCCATTTCTCAGCATAATACACGTAGTTGATCCGCATCCGGTCGTCCATCTCCTCCATGCGGCAGCACACCGCCGGAATGTTTCCTAACTTGACGATCTTCGGGTCCCACTCTTCGTCCTTCCGTCCGATGCTGAGACCGATGGTCGGGAAATAAATATCCATGTGCGCGTCGTCGGTCATGCACTTCAGGTAGTGAAGTTCCAGATTGTTGTTCTCGCAGAACTTGTCCCATTCCTTGTCAGTCTCTTCCCAGGTGCGGTAATCCTCCCGGAGCTGTTTCAGCTCGTATTCCGGTGTTCCAACCTGTGCGATATCTTTCTGCTCCTCTCCGGACACGGCCTGCGACCAGGTGATTGTGCCTCCCCCACCCTGCTCTTCGCCGCTTTCTGCTTTCTGCTGGTCAATCTGTGCCTGAACCTCCATGATGCGGTTACGGATCAGCAGTCCGGCATCCTTGAATGGAATCAGCTCAGTCTTTACCGTACTGTTTACATAGCGCGACCAGCGGTACATAAGCTGCGGTCCGAGCCCTACGGTCAGGTCAATAATATATTTGATGGCGGTTGCCGTGTACGGCAGACTGCCTACCAGCTTGTAGATAGTGTTCGGAAGCATGTTCTCCGGTCCCCAGGGAATGTAACCCAGACCGGGTGTTCCGGCATTGCTGACCGGCACCGGATTCGACTGTTTGCTGTCGAAGATATTGAACGTGCCCTGAATGGGCAATCCGCCGATGGCCCCTCCCCCTTTCAGCATTTCAGAAGAAGATACGGAAGGGATTTCCGATACACGGGCCATGCCGATGTACTCGAAGCCGCGTCCCATGAGCGAAGTAACCTTGCCGCGGAACTGCTTGATCTCCTGAACGGTTTTCTGCCGGTTTGTTTTTTTTGTGTTTGTCGTCATATCACTTAACCAATATCTTTGTGTCGTTAATCTGCAGGATCAGTACGTCGTACACAATGCGGAAATCTCCGTTCAGTAGCACCAGCTTCCGGAAACCTTTCTCGCGGTTGTACGACACGGCCCGCTGCACGTTGTAACATTCGCTGATCGTCCCGTCCTTGCACACGAAACGTATGTCGAACGGTTTGTTTTTCCCGTCCGGAGTGCGGGCGTTCATCAGCTTGTACGCCTCAGTCCAGAGCAGTCGTTTGGTAGGTTTCTTCATTTTCCTCTTGTTTTGACACAAAGATAAATAAGGCAGAACTGGGAATGAAGGACAAAAAAATACGCATCTCCCTTCACAGGGAAATGCGATCATGAAACTTTTCAAAAGAAAAAATACATCTGTTTAAGCTCACCGGCCTTCACAGGCAAATGAGCTCCGATTCAATATTTTATTATTGCCTTGACAAAGATACGAATAATTGTTCATCATGCAAAAAACCGCACCTCCTTTCACAGGAAAGTGCGGTTATAAAAAATAAAATACGATCATTTGAATCTGTATTCAAAGTATTGCAAAGATAAGTATGTCCTTTGACATTCCAACAAAAAAAGCAGGAAGTGATGACTCTTCCTGCCTTTTGCCGTCAGAGCCACCGCTCTTAATCATTGAAATTCAATGCGAAGATACAAAAAAGTCGCAAACAGAAAATTTCTGCCTGCGACTTTTATGTTATTCATCCTCTGTCTTCCCGTTTATCCTGTCGAGCGCCTTGCTGATGATGTCCAGTCCCTCTCTGGTGGCTTTCCCGTTCGGGAAAAACTCTTCCTTGAACCTTTCAACCGCCACATACACAAAATCCTGTATGTCGATCTCGTATTCCAGCTTGATCCGACTGATATCTTTGTGCATCTTCTTGTCGAAGCGGAGTGCGATAAGCTTGTCACGTTTCACTGCCGTTTTTGCCCGGCGGCTGCGCTTCGCTTTCTCGTCCGATGGTTCCGGCGCGACGGCTTCTTCCCCAGACGCTGACTCTGCCTCTTCCGCCCTGCCCTCTTCGGGTTCTTTCGGCTCAGGAACAGGCGCAGCTTCCGTCTGTCCCGGTGGAACTCCGGTATCCGTATTTACCAGATTCTTGTCCTCTTCTTCCGGCGCATTTCCCGAAGGGGGAACGAACGCTGGCCGGATGTTCTGCTTCGCATCGTCAACAAACTGACCTATATTGAGCAAAGCTTTCTTATTCTTTTTGTTGATCATATACTACCCTCCTCTTTAAATCACCGGTTTCTCTTCCGGATCGGTTTCTGTTGCTTCCTCTTCATCTTCCTGAACACCGTTTGCCGATATCCATGCGTCCAGCGCTATGCTTTGCCAGTTGGACGGACGGGTGCATCCGGTTATTTCCTCGGCCAGCGACATGTAGTCCTCTGCCCCATTCGACTCGGGCGCGTGCTCAAAAATTCCTTTGTACTGAAGCGGAGTCTCGTCAAACTTCACATTCTTGCGGATCTTTGTTTTGAAAACCTTGTCGCCATATCTGCTGTCGAAGAACTCGCTTACTGCACGCGAAATTCGGGTCTGTTTGTCATACTTGATGATCAGGAAACCCAGGATATCAAGTCTGGGATTTACATTTTCCTTGATCTCGCTGATCCCGAAAAGAAGATCCTGCATACCCTGAAGGGAGAACCCGGAACATTCTGCCGGTATCAGCACATAATCGGATGCAGACATGTTGTTGTTGTTCATCAGACCTTCTTTCGGACTGCAGTCAATCAGCACATAGTCGAACATGTATGTTCCGTCCTGCTGTGGCTGCAGGTAAGGTTTCAGTTTCTTGTTATAAAGGAACATTTCCCGGTTTACTTTTCCGTTCAGATATGACTCTATATCGCGGAGCCCTTTGGAAGAAGGTACATAGAACAGGCCGGGATACTGCTCGTAAATCGGCATGGGCATATCGTCCGTGCGCAACCATTCATTGAGCGTGGCGTCACCTTCACTCTGATTAAATCCAAGCATTCCGCTGAGATTACACTGCGCATCCGTATCAATCAGCAGCACACGTTTTCCAAGCGCCCAAAGCGCTACACCCAGATTGTAAGTAGTGGTAGTCTTTGCTACTCCACCCTTGAAATTAAGAATAGAAATTACTTTTGTCATCATTAATAGGATTTGAATTTCAACACCACAAAAGTAATGATAATCTTTGAAATATCAAAGCTATATAGATAAATAAATATATAGCTATACAAATATTCAGTTATTCCGATAACCATATATTCAGCTATACAGATAGTCAGCTATACAACTATACAAATAGCAAAATATATACATAACCGGCTATGCAACAATATAGTTATACAGATATAAGCCTTCCAAAAACCAACGGGATATATGGCTATACAGATAGGCAGTTATCCGACTATCTGTATATATAAATATTTAGCTATACAGTTATATGGCTATACATATATTTAATTATATAGCTATTTATATATCTACCTATCAGGTTATCCTTATTCCTGCATATCCAGCTATTCAGATATACATATAGCTGGATATATAGATAGTTGTATATGCAGATATACATGTAGCTGAATATATGACTAGCTAAATATATAAATAGCTGAATATATGAATATATAAATAGCCGGATATCGGACTAGCCGTATATCTGTATATATACCTGTCTGTATAACCGGACATGCGAAATAAATAACCGGATATGTGTAAAGCCATATATCCGGTTATATACAAAGCTATATATCCATATATTTAAATAGCCATATAGCTGGTTATGTAAATATATGGATATATGTATTTATGGTTTAGGTATTTCACATCTCGATTTCCTTAACCGGCATCCAGTCGTCAGGATCAGCAAAACTTATCCCGGTGTTGCCGCTAAACAGCCGGCATGAAGCGTTGGTACACCGGTTGCGGAGTAGGGGAACGGATGGCGCTTCGGCCGAATAAAGCACGTCACCGTCCGCAGACAGGGCCTCGATGCGGATCGGCGACTGGAACTCTTCGTCCGGGGTAGGGGTGAAGCTGTACATCGAGAAGGAAAGTCCGGTCCGGCCTGTATATTCACTTCCGGTCTTCCAGGAAAGGGAGTAGGCTGATCCGGAAGATCCGGCTGCGTTTCCCGTCTGAAGGTCCAGCTTCCGGTAGTGGTCGTCGACCGTAAGACGGATGGAGTCAACGCCTTGCGGCATTGCGTCGCGCAGAGTCACTTTCACCATGGTGACGACCCGCTCCATAGGAACCGTCTGCTGGTCCTGCAGGTTTTCGTCCGCTTCCAGCGGAAAATCCGTCCAGAAAGTTTCCGTCACCTTTGACGGATAAAAAGTCCGGTCTTCCGACTGCTGAAGGCTGGTGCTGCTGTGGGCGAGGAAATAAAGATGGTGCGATCCGTATTTGAGCGTCATGCTGATGGGAGAGGGGAGTGTCAGTGTGTCCGACTGCAGGCAGTCGCCGCCCAGATAGTCCCAGTAGGAGAGGGTAGTGGCCAGATCGGACAGCGACTCGGCGCGCGACGGCTGCCAGGAAGCAATGTCTCCCTGTGAAATTTCCATGAACGAAGGCACAAAAGATACCCTGCACGTCTGATCACTCATTTCGGGATCGTCCGGTTCGCCAACAATGTTTTCCTGACTGCATGCTGCCAGAAGTAGTGCGGCCGCCATGCAAATGCTTTTTGATAAATCCATACTGCTAAGTTTAAAAGTTCTGTCAATAGAACGCGGAAAGTGAATTTTGTCTCCCTTTTCAGGAAATATTTTTAGAGGAGTTCGGAATCTTTGCACCTTCGTATAGTTCGGAATCTTTGCACCTTTTGACGAAAACATTGAACGATATGACGGAAACTTTACCCGTTAACACGGAATCTTTGCACAAAGTTGTTTATAAAATGCTTATATTCAATCGGTTGCTCATTCTATATAATCATCTATATAATATACTGTAAAGAAACGATAGTTTCTTAAATAAAGGGCAAAAAGAAGAAATACGTCGGTCTGCTTTTATAAAGAATATAATGATATAAGATATATAGGCAAGAGTAATGTTTTATAAAACAGATACTTACATTAATAAAGGTGAAAAGTTTCCGTCAGATTGGGTAAAGTTTCCGTCAATCGGGGAAAACTTTCCGTGTATTGGGGTAAAGTTTCCGTCAATCGGGGGAAACTTTCCGAACATAAAAGAGAAAAGGTGCAAAGTTTCCGAACTATTTTGCTTTGTGATTTTCCTATAATGGAAAATATTAGCGTTTTATTTTCCGTTTTTGGAAAATATATCTATATTTGTGCCAAATAACCAGACCTATGAAGATTTACTTAGAAGAAAGATTAAAAGAGTCAGGTATAAGCAAGGATGAACTGGCAAAGAGACTGGGGATTTCCAATTCAAGTCTGACAAAGAAATTAAACGGTCCGTCACGGACTAACCTGCAATTCCTTGAAAGCGTGGCCGATGCGTTGGGGATATCTGTCTTTTCGCTGATTGAGGATGAAAAATGCGTGAAGGTAGGTACATTCCAGGCTGACGGAAACACTTACGAAATACGGAAAATAAACTGATAGCCTATGCGACGAAAGAAAAGTACACCTGAGTCGAGCAATTCACTGATAAAGGAACTCAGCTCTGTTGAGTTTATCAAACAGCCATACCTGTATGCGATGGTGGGTGCCGATTTCTCGCTTTACCAGCGAAGCATTATGATTGAAATCGTGAAGTCGATGCAGGATCGGATCAATGAATTTCTGAAGAACAAGCGGGCCGACGGGCAAATGTCTCTTTTCCCAAAAGATCTGAGCGACGACCAGATTGTTACGTTCAGAATCAGCGCTTCCTCCATTGGAGTCAGTCCACGTGATTATGTTTATCTGGACGAAGCCTGTAAAAATCTGATGGAAATGAATATTTCCTATTACGATTATGACCAGATGGGGAGAAAAATGCGTACATACGCTCACTTGTTTTCAACGATTAAAATGCCCGTGACTCCGGTTTCCGGATCGAAAGAGAAGGAAAAACGGATGAACTATGTGGAAGCCCGTATGGATGCAAAAATCCTGAAATACCTTTGCGACCTCGGGAATGGGAAAGGATATCTGGATCATATCTATCGGATTGCACGTATCTGCAAGCGTAAACGTACACCGAGTATCTACATCTATCTTTCCCGCTGGAAAGACTTTCCGAAGAAAACGGTGGAATATGTCGAACTGAAGAAGTTTCTGGGTGTGATCACCCTGGAAGAAGAAAAGGTGAACGGGAAAATGGTCAAGACAGAAAAAGACAAATATCCGAAGTTCAGTAAATTCTGCAAGGAAGTGATGGACCCGATACGGGAGGATCTTGACCGGATGGCCAGCGAAAATCTGGTAGACTTTACCTTTGATTATGAACCTGTGTACAAAGGTGCAACCAAACGGGGTAACCCGGATGAAATACTTTTCAACATCAAGCTGAGCGAGCTGGGGGAGGAGATGTCGCGGAAACGAAGGCAGCAAAAGCTACCTGCCGACATCTGGGATCTGCTGCGGTCGGAATACAAGCTGACGGAAACCGATGTGCGTATGCTCACCGACATGCTTCCTGATGAACTTATGAATGAGTTCCGGTCCGAAGTGTTGGCCCTGCGTGACCGAATGAACCGGTATAAGGTAAACAATCCGAAAAGCTATGTGGTAACATCACTCAAGAATTTTATTATCCAGCATACACCGGAAGCGAAAGAAGCCAAAGAGGATGAAAGGGTAGGGGAGAAGAAGGAGACACCTCATACCAAACCCATCAGCGAAGAAGACAAGAACAGATGGCAGGCATTTATGGAACTGCTTCAGGGAAGCGTTTCGGTCAATGAGTTTAAGACATGGTTGTCGTCGCTTGAATTTGTGTCTCTCAAAGGGGATGAAGTCACGGTTTCTGTCCCGGCGGCTTATGTAGCCACCTATATTGACGAAAAGCTGAATATCCCGTTTATACAGGCTCTCAATGCCGTGTATGGTGAAAACGTGAAACTTCTTTATGAAGTAAGAAAATGAAGAAGAAATCCCGGAACGGAAGCGCCGTCCCGGGATTTATTTCATTCCACATAGTCCTGCGGATCTATACAGAGATTTACCTGCTGTACATCGGTCAGTTCGACGAAGACCGCATACCAGTTGTTCAGGAAAGGTCCGTAGGTTGAATAGTGAAGCTCCTCCGTTTCAAGGTTTATGTTCCGGAAAATCTTTCGTTTCTCCTGCTGATCGCGAAGCCAGGCCAGGAACTTATGCATGTGCATCTTTGCTTCCTGAATAGCTTCGTATGACTGCTGCTTGTCCGTCGGCTTCATATTATTCGTTTTAACGAGGAAATAAACCACGTGTACAGGTTTATCCAGACCGCCTCTGATCGTCCCGTCCTGGGCAAATTCGTAGCCCACACAAGGCGATTTCACATCGGGCAGCTTGCTCATGAACGAGGGAATAGCTACAATGTTGTCGAAAAGGAAAAACCGTTTGTTCTTTCCGGTTTCTCCGGGCGTATGAAGCATGGGCTTGTACTTCGTGGCCCATTCTTCGATGATTTCTTTTAATTCTGTCATGGGGTTCTTTTTAGTTTGATTAATGTAAATCTCTTTATACCAGGTGCCACATCTTCAAAAAACATGGAGTAGGGGCGTGCATACACTTTGTTTACCCATATCATTTCATCCGGAATTTATAATCACTTCGTTTAAACTCGTCCTGGAAAGAAACCAGTACGCCGTTTTCGATGAAGTCCTGATAATAGGACGACACGAGCACTTCCAGTCGCCGGAGCTGGTGACGCACCTCCATGGCGATGACGGGTCGTGACTGGCGGTCGCCTTCTTCCTTCCATATCTGATAAAGCTGGTTGAAACGGGCATCCTTGCTGCGTTCCACATCTTCGATGGGCTGTCCGGCACCGACACCCATATCCACGAAATACAGGTAATAGTTGAAGAAGAAGGAAATCTTTTTTGTGTCACCTCCGGCCCCGTTGAACACCTTGGCATACATGCGCCGGTAAGCCTGCCCGGTACTCCGTTTGGCTGCCGGTGTATTGCGGTACCCGATGTACGGACCGGGGAATCCCCCCGGCCATACATGCTGTGTCTCGAAGTTGGTCTGAAGCTGCCGGATCATATTATTTGCCCAGCGTGTCAGGTCAAGAAACTCCTCTTTTACCGCCTGACTGATGGTTTTCTGTTCTGACATGGCTTATACATAGTTTAATGGATTTTCAAAAATATCTTTTATCATTTTCTGTTTGCATCCTTTGAACCATTTGAAAGGTTTTTTGCAGTAACTGATACCAATGGTTCCGGTTGTAGGACTCCTTTTTCATACATTTATACTTTTATGTAAAAGTTGTTTTTCTTTTAAACCAATAGGCTTTCCCTGCCTGATTCCCTTTTTGGAAACTTCCAGGATAACCTTTTTCCTTACTGACTGCATGGCCTATCAATAAACTTTCAAGAGATTGCTTCCTGGTGTATTCCTTGTCCTTTTTCAGTCCCAGTTCTTTTGCCTTCACTCTTAATTCCCATGCGGAGATGCCCATTATTTCTGTGATTTCCTTATTGGGAGTATTGGGAAAATATGTCTTCAGAGCCTGGATCATTGCCGGACTCCAGAACAGTTTCACATTGAATTTTGTACGTTCAACGATCCGTCCGGTTTCTTTATTGAGAAAAACTCCGGTTTCCCTGGGGTGTTTCTTCCGGTAGCGTTCTCTTTCCTGATCTCTGGCGCATTCTTTGCAGATAGACATCGGCTTGCCATGACGCATTTTGAAATCTTTCAGTAAAAATGTCCTGCCACATTTACTACATCGTTTTGTATTCTCTTTTTCGTGCTGTATTTCCATACTACAATGAATAAGCTATCTTAGACATATTATCGTTTACTCTTTTATCAATTTCTTCATAAACTGAAAGATACATGTATTTCTTCCCATTATACTTATTCATTCTTCTGATGGAAGAATATAGCCCGTCAACATTTAAGTTCATTTTTCTTGCACATTCGGCCGCAGATAAAAAGACCTCTTTCGTTTCCAGGCAAATTACTTTTTTACCTAAAGGCTTTGAGGACTTTATATGAGGGCCAAAGTTGCTGTCAGGATCATTGATAAGACGTAAACATTTCTCCCTTGATAATTTCCTTTGTTTTTCCTGTCTTTCTTTAGACCAGTTATTAAAGCCTTTGCTCGCCTTATTCCCTTTGGCAAAACGTCCTGTATTTATGTCAATGTTAGGATTTCTTGTAAATTTCAGATCATCCAGCCGCTGTTCTTCATATATTTTTCTGAAATCCTTTTCATAGTAAAACCTGAGACCTCTACATATAGCGCCACGTAAGCAGCTGTCAGTTATGGAATTTCTATCTACTTTACTGATGCTGGCGGCCAGTTTTATAGATCCAAAAAATCCGGCAACGGTTCCATTTGGATTTACCGCAACTACCGGGCGATTGCTTCCGACTTTATATTGAGTATTTGTAAGCATCCGATTTCCTCATCTTTATTAAACATTTTATCCATAATATCTTTGTCCTTCACAAAAGTATAGGAAATAATTAAATATTGGAAGGATAAAAAATTTATGGCATTATCACACTCAGAAGCTCAGGTTCTTTATGCACGATATTTGAAGAGTGGAATGACACTTGAAAAGTTTTGCAAACTTCACCAAGTTCCTTATTGGGATTTTTCTGACTGGATTAACCAATGGGAAAAATTATATGGAGCAAAGTACGTTGAGAATTCTACGACAATCCAGTATAAGCAAGAAAGGAAACTTTTTTCAAGTGAAAATCCGTCTTTTTCTTCAAATGCTCAAAAAATATTTCCAATAGAATTTGTAGAAAACAACTCACCTCTACATTTCCCTAATGAACATCCTAGTTTCAATGTTGACCTGGAACTCCCTAAACCTGGAACTATTATAAAAGGTGCCAAACTTACTTTCCCAAGTGGTATGACTGTTAATATACCGCGCATTACAATCAAAGGATTAGTATTAATAGCGATTATGTATGAAGGAAACTGTACTGGGATTGAATAAAGATATGAAATTCTATTTCTGTCCAGAATATGTAAACATGCAGAAGGGCATAGACAGTCTTTGTGGATTTATACGAAGTAATCTAATGCGTGATCCGTTTTCTAATGAGGTATTTATATTTATGGGAAGAAATAAGAAGCAGATAAAGATATTAAGATGGGATGAAGATAAGTTTATACTTTATACAGTTAAGCTATATAATAAAAAAAGATTTACCCCTTATTATAATCCTAGAAAAAACAATTATTATTTAGAATGGAAACAAATTTGTAGCCTTTTATTTTCCATATAAGGCAATTTTTTGATTAAAAATTTCCTTATATGGAAATTTTTGGGTGTTTTAGTATGTATGTCAAATTTGTCTCATTTTGTGCATTAATATATAAAGTCTATTTTTAGTGCATGAAAAGAAACCATTTAAACGATTTCCTTGTAGAACAAATAAAAAATAAAGACTCTCAAATTGAAGGTCTCAATCAACTTATTTCCAGCCTTATCGAAAAAATCGAATCACTGGAAAAGAATATCTGTTCGTATGAAAATCTTGTGAAAGAACTTCGTGATACTATAAATCTACTCAATAAGAGATTATATGGGTCAAAAAGCGAAAAATCTCACTCAGAGAACTCAGAAAGGAAGTATAATGGTGAAAAACTAAGTTCCAAGGGAACTTATCCTAAAGAAAAGATTGAAGAAAAACCGGATAAAAAGTCGAATCCTCGTAAAGCGTATAAACGTCCAGAAAGACGTACATACGACGATATAGAAGAGAAAATAGAAATACTTGAACCGGATGCTGAAGAATTGATAGGAGCAAAATTTGTTCGCTCTGAAAAATCATTCCGCTTATATATGATTCCGGCGAAAATTGTAAAAGTAATCTATGACAGAAGGATTTATGCAAAAGACGGACATTTAATTATGCCTAAACTTCCTTATACTCCAGAAGAATTTTACAGAAGGCACGCAGATCCGTCATTGATGGCTGGTATCCTTACTAATAAATTTCTATATCATTTACCTATACATCGCCAGTTAAATATGTTTGTAAATGCCGGAGCTAAAATCGCGCGTTCAACTTTATATGACTGGTGTGGTACAGCTATTGATGCTCTTGAAGGACTTTATTATTCCATCATGTCAGAGGTGCTAAAAGGTAACTATTTGAATATAGACGAAACGACAATCTCTGTAATTGATGAAGATGTCCATCATGCAAAGAAAGAATATATGTGGGGGCTTGTTAACACCAGAAGTAAATTGACTTTCTTTGCTTATGAAGATGGCTCTAGAAGCAGGAATGTAATCAGTAACATATTAGAAAGCTATATAGGTACAATTCAAACAGATGGATATTCGGCGTATAAGTCTATAGGAGAAAACGAAAATAATAAAATTCAAAGGTTATCTTGTCTTAGTCATATAAGAAGAAAGTTTTTGGAAAGTAGAGATAACGACAGAGAAAATTCAGAAAAGGCACTTGGAATTATAGATAAAATATATAGGCTTGAAAGATTTTTCAGAAAACAAAAATTTCATCCTGATAAAATAAGAGAGTATAGAATTAGGTATGTAGTGCCGATATTTCATAAATTCAAGAATTGGCTTGAAAAAAGTATATCCAATCCTAAGATTCTCGATGAAACTTTAATCGGGAAGGCCATATCGTATGCCTATCGTGAATTTAAGGCTCTTACGTTAATTTTTGATGATGGATTCTTTAAAGCTGATAACAATGCAGCAGAAAGAGCTATGCGACCATGCAAACTCGGAATGAATAATTATCTTTTCTTCGGAAATCACGAGAGCGCAAGGAGAGGAGCTATTATTTACACTATCATTGAAAGTTGTAAATTAAATGGCATAAATGTGTTCGAATATCTTACAGATGTTTTTAGCAGAGAACCCCAACCAGGAGAAACGTACGATATGTTTCTCCCGAACAGGTGGAATCAATAATTTTTGTCCTTCAATGATTTCTATATTCTTTTTACCTTTGAATTATTCTTAATTATAAGTTATATGAAAAAAGGTAATATGATAGATATAAAAGAGTTCTTCACTCTTCTTTTAATAAGCGTTTTACTAGGTTCTTTGCTGGGTCAGATAGTAAAACTCCTAATATAAATGCTCCTATAAAACAAAAAATATATTTGATTTTGTTATTCCCAGATGTAATATTTATAAAGAAAGAAATAACACCAACGACAGAAGCTATAGTAGCCGCAGTAGTGCTTCTTATCTTTAGTTTTGCAATTCTTTTATCGTCAATAACTTTCTGTCGCAAATCTTCAATATATCCTTTTATGCCATCAGTACTGCATGCAACCTCAATACCTTTATGGGTTAACGTTATATTATTACCTATTCTTTCAATCAATTGATACCTCTTAATTAATATTGTATCTAAAATAGTATATGACATCTTGCGACTATACTGTTCTTTGTATATCTTTTCTAGATAATCATCTAAGGTTGATTCTCGAACATAATCGTCATTACGATGTATATAACTTAAAGCATCATTACATATTTTTATTTTAAGGTCATCTAATAACATGTAAATAAAAATAGTTCGCATCTTCATATCGTGCGCCCACAGAGAACCACTCTGAATCCGACTTTACGGATTACACGATATGAAGATGCGAAATGTAGGTTCATAATGGGCAATACAAAGATACGAAAAAATCCCCAATAAAATGAGGTACTAAATTATATTTTGTATATTTACACCCAATAGGCGGATGCTTACCGAGTATTTAATGGCATATTTTTATCGAATTAAACATAATTCCGTTTATGCGTAAATTTCCACCTGATAAAATTTGTGTGAATATTTGAAATCAAAAAATAGATAATTGCGCATCTTCACATGACTTGTCGACGAACATTTTCTTGAAGATGTAATAAAGAACATCTACAACAATGCTGTTCCCGGCCATTTTATATTGCTGCGTCCTGCTGACTCCTGATTTCTGAATATTGTCTATATCTTTTTCGGAAACTCCCATAAGGCGGAAACATTCGCGAGGTGTGAGTTTTCGGATGCGGTAATTTGTTGTCAATCCATATATGGAGTTAGGTCGTGCTGAGATTAATGTGGAACCTATACTTTCATCAAAATCTGTCTGCAATTCCGATATTCCGCTTTTGGATTTATCTTTTACATACGGTCTTAAAGACAAGTCAGGATTTATTGTTACATCACAATCTTGCTTACGTGTCGCGTTGGCTATAATTTTTAATTTTTCGGCAGCTAATAAAATTTTTGGTTCAGCTACAAAGCAATCAGTATTTCCACCGCTTCCTGTACTTCCATGAATGGTATTAGCTATATCTGTAAGATGTCTTTTAACAACTTTACCTTTAGAATTTCTAGTATAACCTACACATTTAGGTTCAATAGAAAAAGGCTCCGAAATAAAACTCATATTAGAAGTATCTACAGTCGTCTTAATTGTGCCACATATATCAGATACCTTTTGATTATATAACTCAGGAATAATAATTTCCTTTATGAAGTTATCACATGGCCTGTCATTAGGATGAGTCAAAATACTTGTTGCTATACCTTCTCCCATTGTAGGATTAAACTTAAATCCATTTCCTCTCTCCTTATTTTTCTCATTACGCTGAATAAAAGTATTTACAACCTTTTCACTCAGGTAAAAATTTTCATCTACATCTTTTTCAAGAACATCTTTCAATCTTTTTTCAAGGGTAAAAGGCTTTGGAAAATGAAAAGAAACCTCTCCCAATATCGACACCATAAAGACACGTTCCCTGTTTTGCGGTACTCCGAAGTCCTTTGCGTTGAGAACTTTCGTATAATTGCTGTAGCCCTGCCCTTCAAGAAATCTGATCCATTCTTTCAGGTACGGGGTAAACTTCTTCGATACGAGGTTCTTCACGTTCTCCATGAGAAGATATTTCGGACGCTTTGCCTCTATTGCCTTACGGCATTCCCATAGCAGACTGCTTCGTGTTCCGCTACCCTCTGCAAGTCCTTTCTGCTGTCCGGCTGTACTTATGTCGGTACAAGGGAATGAGTATGTCAGAAAATCGAAGTCAGGAACACTGCTCCAGTCTATCTTTGATATGTCGCCATAATTAGGAGTGTCTCCATGTACGGCCATATATGCCTGAATGGCGTACTTGTCAATTTCACTTATTCCAATCACCTCAAAGTCTATGCCCAGTCTGCGTAAAGCCATAGACTGCGAACCATATCCTGCAAATGCTTCAAAGACTCGTATTTTATTCTTCATCCTTATTGTGTTTGGTTATTTGTAAAACTTAAAATGTGAGTGTGTACCCTTCGGACGCACATTCCGGTTAAACTTTGTATGGTACTTCTTACCGTCCTTCCGGGGAACGTGACGGTTCTGACCGACAATACTGAAATAAAACGGCACATGGCGTGAGGTGTGGCGGAGAGTTTGGGCTAGTTTTTCATACGCTTCTGTAGAGCCAAAAACAGAATATGGATTTTGATATATAGTATGACTATAAAATGTTTTATCTGTGTACATCATAAACTATTCCGTTATTTCACCTTTCAACCGCTTAATGGCAAGGTTTCTTGCCTTGATGGTTCCTTCCTGCTCGCGTACTTTTGTTTGGAGCGATGAAACCCGGCGTTGCAATTTCTCCACCGTGGGCGTGTTGTTCCGCTCATAGTTCAATTCTGCCTGAAGCTTTTCCACCTTCTTCTCCAGTTCCGCCGTGCGTGCCTGTTCGCGCCGGTAGTCCCGGCAGAGGTACTTAAAAAGTATCTCTACCGGAATGTCCAGTGCCTTATTCCACTTTTCCATCGTCTTCTTTCTTTTTGATGTACCAGTCGAACTCTTCCAGCGGTTTGTCTACCACAGAAATGTAATCTTTCTCCCGTTTCAGCACCCCTTTGTTGATAAGCTGCCGAATAAGCTTCAGTCCGCTTCCGTAACCGTAATGAGCATTCAGCACATCTATCGGAGCTGTCCCGATACATTTCCTTCCGTTCTTTTCAGTAAATCCTAAGTTGTGGCATACACGAGCGGCCGCAGACAATTTCTCATAGTCGTATTCCTCAAACTCGGGCTGTACTTCAGCTTCGGCCTGATACGGATATACGTCCATGATGGCGGTCTCTGCGATGGATGCAATGACGTAATCGGCCATAGTACCTTTCATGCCTTCGTCCAGCTTCTTCACCGCATCGCGAAGGTCGGCAGCCTGTACCAGAATGTTGGTGGCTGTCTTCTTCTCCGCTCCGCTTTTCTCGTCGAGGGTGATAAAGTACAGCTTGCATTTGTACCATGTTCCGGCTCCTTCCTCGTCGGACGGGAATATCTCGCTATAGTTGGCCCGCTTGATGTCGGTCACTGTGAACTCTCCTGTAATAAAAGGGGTTACTTCCTCAATAAGCCGTGCTTCGGCTTCGGTGAAACTCAGGGCATCTACCAGATAGGGCTCTGTCACTTTCTTGTTCATTCCGTTTTCCGCTACCTTTTCGTAGCGGATTTTCCCCTCAAACCATGTGTGCATCATAATTTGTCCTCCCGTATTTTTTCGCGTTGGGCAATCATGGCATCGGCCATATCGTATGATATTTGAGCTATCATTTTAATATCGAATGATGTAACTGTACGATAGTTCTTTCCAAAGAATCTCTTGATTCTATTCTTTAATGTAAGGTTCTCTGACACTGTTTTTTCCATGAGCACCTTCATAGCTTCCATAGCGATGTGGTCTCTGCTGATATTACTTCCTGCCATAGTTATTTATTTAGATTGTTGTTTTCTGATCCAAAGAATTGTCATCACGCAATAGTTGGCCAGGTCGAGATATGTATCTTCCAGCCTTTCGTCCTTCACCTGCCCTTCACCATTATTTTTAATCAGGGAATTTATTCTCCGAATTTTGTCACCGATGCGGATTTTAGCTACCAGTATTCCGTCTTCGTCCATCGACTTTTCAAAGGCGTTGCCATAGTCGGCATTCTTTTTGCGGTAGGTGTCAAGCTGTAGTGCGCTAATTTCAGCCATAGACAATCTACTATCCAAAGATCTGTTCTTATAAGCGGAACGAGCTAAACCAGCAATATGAAGTAAACTTTCTGTACAATATAAATCGAATGCGGTCTTCTTAAAACAATCTTTATACAGAGCATTTATTCTATCATGCTTGAATCTTAAAGTCCCATCTGCCAGCGCATCGTATGGTTTAAGTTCATTCAGCACCTCTTCAAACTTCGCAACCATTTCTTCCTCGGTTTCTTGCGCGGGTTTCTCCGGTTGTTTCTCTCCTTCTTCGTTATCAGAAGGTATATTTACCGGTTCAGGCAGTTCTTCCAAAAAATCTTCCGGAACGTCGACTATGTTCCGACCCCACTGACCTACCTCATACCAGAACACAGGCTTCCCGTCCTTGTGGAGCTGACGGGTATTATGCACTTTGTAGATTGCAACCTGAGCATTTGAGATACGTTTTAAATCATATTCTTCCAGATGATAAATGAGGGAATCATTCACCAATTTAAGCGCGTCGTAGTCTTTCAGCTTTACTACCTGTCCGACACTGAATTTTGATACTTTAATTTCTCCGTCCATATATTTTGCTATTTTAGTTCCTGATGGCTGTTCTTTGCTTATGATTTTTCTGAAATCAAGCTGTGGAAGTCTTAAATGTTCCCTGACTTTCAATGTGTCAAAATCTTTGCTATTGAAATCCGTACATATTCCGACGTACATCTTTTCAAATTCACTCGGAAGAAACGGATGGCTTGCAAATACGCCTTCACCCGGTTCTTTAGATATGTTTCTGATATAGTTACATATCGCTTCTTTAGCTTTCTCAGCATTGATTTTTATCTTCTTTTTCTTCTTTCCCATTTTCTTCTGATTTATCGTTGTTGTCGTTATATACTTTCTCCATCTCGCGGAAAAGGCTGGTATATGCTTCTGGTGGAAGTCCTCCCTTTTCAGTCTCCTGCAGGCTGTTAAATAGGATGAAACGAGGCTCTTCATCCAATATGTCTGATATGGATGTAATCAAAGGAAACAAATTTCTCATAATATATGGGACCCGGGATAAATCGCCCGTCCTTTCTGTTTCAAGCAGGTATTCTTTGGTTACTCCCGCACGGATGGCAAATTGCTCCCGCGTATATCCATGATTGAGATACATAGTCCTGATTCCCTCCCCTATATTCAGCGCATAGCGTTTCCGGCTATTCAAGGCCAGATCGGAAGCTTTTATCTTTTTCAGTTTACGAAGAGTCGTTCCCATGACTTCCTGCCCAGCCTGTAACAGATAATCGCTCATGGCTTTCTTTGTTCCAAACACATTGTACAGATATCTGAGAGTCATTATGTCCAGACATCCTTTTCCCCGGTACACCTTCTGGCGAAAATGGCGGAGATAACGATCTTTATTTCTTTCAGGAATAATACAGATATGATCCTCCACACACATTCTTCTGAACTCTGCCAGAACTGTATCAGCTTTCGATTCCGGGAGTGATTCCATGAAGTCGAAAATATCCGTATCTTCACAATCTTCGTAAGGTATTTCTCGGATTTCGTTCAACAGATTCTCTACATTGTTGCGTGTGCCCATGCGGTAAAACAATGTGCGATAATCAGCCAGTGACATTTCATTCCGGGCTAATTTTATGCGCAGCATTGCGATGACATACTCCACAAAGTCCATCTGCATGGACATAATGGCGCTTTCAACCATCTCCATAAGGTCTCCCTTTATCATTTCCTGGTTGAACTGTTGTGTGAACTCCCGCACTTCAGTCAGTTCTTCATCGGGGACAACCGATTTCCCGCATAGCTCTCTCACCAGATCTCTTGCGGCACAGGCTATCTTTTCGTTATGGTTGTCGCGTTTCTGGTCTGTTTTCCCAATTTGAAACATGAGACCTTTTATTTGCTTCTCTATGTAATTCCGAAAGTCTATCCCAGAATTGCATATCATTATAACCATTTCTATATTGGTAATAATCTCGCTGTTGGGTATGCTGCATTTATCCACCGCCTTCTTAGTGGAAGAATATATTTTTTTCAGAATATCTTCATACCTTTTGTAGAAAAGGCACTGCAGCTTTTGGGAAAGAGTCCCGCCTTTTTGAATAAAATCATCAGTCAGTGAAGGATAGATAGTTGATGTATATACTTTCAACTGGGCCTTATCGTGGAGAAGACATTTTTCAAGAAGTATTTGAGAGGATTCGTCCAGAACGGCACAGCGGCGCTTGATGTTATGACGCAACATCCCTTTATCCTGTAGCCCGGAAATAGCTGCATGAATGTATGTGTGCATGATACTGGCCATCATGATTTGCACCATTATCAGGTGTGAGTTCATGATGTCGGCAGCAATCTTTCGTTTTCCCAGACTCTCGTTGCCTGGAAAAATGATCTTGCTGAGAAGCGACTGTTTTGACTCCTGATGCTTACTGTGGATTAAACTTTCTGCCTTCCCTTTTGCCCCTATATTGGCTAAATTAGAAAAAGACAAAGGTTTATTTCCGCTTAAAATAGCAGGGAAATCAGCTGCTTGAAACAGACTGCCATCCCCTGCCGGGTTTGTAAATTCGTTCATATCTCTGAGTGATTAATCTGTTCGTATTAGAAAGGAAGATCATCCTGTTCGTCCTTCAGGTTAAGCGTTCCCTGCGCAGGCTGCTGTGGGGCCGCTTGTGCCGGCTGAGCGGGTGAAGGAGCAGAAACCGGTGCAGGCTGGCTGCCGAAATCGTCGGGCGAAGTAGGAAGCGGAGCAGACGATGATTCTGCCTTCCGTCCGAGCAGACGGAAATCGCGTGCCCATATCTCGGACACATAGCGTTTTTCTCCGGTTCCTTCGGCCTCGTAGCTTCGCGTGCGGAACTCTCCTTCTACATACACCTGCGAACCTTTGCGGGCCAGCTGACTGATGATTTCGGCCAGATTGTCCCAGGCCACAATGGGAATCCATTCCGTCTTTTCCTTTGTCTCTCCGTTGTCCTTGTTTTTCATCTTCCGGCTGCAGGCGATGGAGAAACTCGCTACCTTGTGACCGCTTTCCAGCACTTTATAATCGGGGTCTTTCCCCAGATTACCGATGAATGTACATTTGTTTATCATATCGTTTCTTTTAAATATTCAGTCCCACGCCGGGGAGTCGAACCCCCTGATAAGCGAATTGTCAAACCTTTAAACTTTTGTATGGAAAATATGCGCCGTCGCACGTTGCGTGGGAGCCATTCTATATATAGGCTATTTCACTTTCATTACATCACCAAAATTTTCACTGAACGAATCGTCTTCCCCCGGATTTCCCTGAAACCATATCTGAATCCCCAGGAACTTCGCCACGCGGAACGCTATGCGTGCTCCGCGGCTGTCCTTCCAGTTCGTCTGCAGATAGATATGCCCGCAACGCGACAACAGAAGTATATCCCAGATCATGTGCATCCAGTATGGACGCGAAGGTTTCAGGCCGAGAATAATGGGATTTACCGGAGTGAGCCCTATCTCCGCTATTTCGCGGTCCGCCTGCTCAAAGTTCTTGTATGCCTGCAGGTAGGAAAGCCCTCCGATCTTTCCGGAGTTATAGCATTTATTCTTCTTCTCTTTCATTTGTTCTGATTTAAAATTCCCGGAATCGCTCCCGGGAATTACTTTACTAACCAAATTTTACAACCTAATATGAGTAGATCTCATTGGCAAAAATAACAAAAATAATTCATAACGTATCAAAAAAGTAAGTTTTATTCGACAAAAACTTTACCCTGACTAACAAAAACGATACGTTGAATTAATGGGAGGTCGTCTCCGTTCCGGTCTTTGATGACAAGAACGACGCTTCGTTCTACATTCTTTCGGGCATTACGGAGGATAATAGATTGATTTTTCCCGGATTCAATCCACTCTCTCACAACGGCTGCCGTGTAGTTCTGGTCAAAACAAATGTAATATGTCCGGTTGGCGAGTGTGATCATTTCTTATTATTTCCAGTATAACAAAGAATATCGGCGGACGCGCCGCGGCTGCATCATTTCCAGCTTTCTCAGCCGGTCGTCGTCAATCACCACATTCGGCACATCACACGAGTCGCAGGCCGGTTTCAGCACCCGGGCCATACCGAGCGCCACAGCCATCATCAGCAAATGTTCCGCTGAATCCAGAGTAGCCCCTTCATACCGGCTCCCGTGTCCGCGAGCCAGAATCCAGGGCGCTCCTTCCGGACGCTGGCTGTACCGCATGACTCGCGGAAGCCCCTTCACGGCCGAAAGTATCTGCATATACTTTTCTTTCAGACGGTCGGCGCTGAATGTATGTGCCTCTCCCCGCAGGCCGGGAACGGTAACGCTCTTTCCGCACCGTTCGTTCGCCCGATAGGTGGTGTACTGATAGATCTGATTGACGGTATCTGTGGTGACGTTCATGGCTATCTGATTACGAGATTGTTTTCAATCACCAGATGAACATAGTTGATCTGTGCAAGACAGTCGGCCATCGGAGTGTGCCGGTCCGCTACCTTGGGCGGAAGGAGTCCTGCCTCAGTAAGCGCATCCATGTACGGCCGGACGTCGCGCACCTTCCGGAAGTTCCAGGGTAACACTTCTGCGTCAGACCCGTTGACGTGCTGGTTATACCAGGAATACATGGAGCGAAGCATAGCCACGTCGAAATCCAGCTGAAGGCACCATAACGTGAAGTCTCCGTTTTCGTCTGTTTCGGTCATGAAGTCCATCAGTTCTTCCATGAAATCTACCAGTAGTGTCTCCGCTCCTTCCACGAAGTTACGGCGGGCTGCATCCGACTGCATCATCCACCATTTCAGTGTAGATGCTTCGATTCTGAACCCATAGCGTATGGAGTCTGCCAGATCTATTTTCCACACCTTGCGCCGTCCGGTTTCTCCGGTTTGCGGATCAAACTCAATGGCAGCCACCGAACGGACCACGCTTCCAGGTGTCCTGCCCAGCGTTTCCGTATCTATCATTATATGCTTGAATTTATTTTCTTTCATTGCAATCGGATTCATTCTTTCTTTTGTATATAGGTTTTTCACGAAGGATATCCAGCGCCATGTCAGCCTTGCGCACCATGGACAGGGTTTCCGACGCATAAAGGTCGCCGGCGGCCATGCGTGCGAGCAGGATGTCCCGATATTCCGATCGGGAGATCACTTCCTTTATTTCCGGCTGTTCCCGTACTGATCGCTCCGTCCAATAGCTCATAATTTCTTTTTCTTCGATTCAAACTCCTGCTGAAGGATGGTTTCGTATTCCTGGCCGAGTGAATATCTGCTGCACAGATAAACCCGTCCGCGATAGATAAACCATTGGGGCGTGCGACTCTGGTTGATCGGGATGCCGAATGCTACGCGGAAGTCATCCGACGTAACGTCGGGCAGGCGGATGATCTTTTGGGCTATCTCCTTCCCTTTCTCGTTGTTCATGTTGGGGATATACTCTCCCTTTCCGATATACTCGTAGGCAAACAGGTTGGGACAGCCCTTAAACTTCAGGCTTCCGATTCCCACTCCCGGATACAGACACCCCGGGCGGTCAGTCCGCGCTTCTGCTCCCAGTTCGGCCGCCAGTTTGTCGGCAGCTTCGGCAGCTTTCTTTCCTTTCTCCAGAAACTCGCTGATGCAGCGTCCGCGGTGCGTGTCTGTCAGCGAAACTTTGTAGTAATATCTTTTTTCTTCCATTGTCAGAACAGATCTTTTACCAGGCAAACAATACCATAAATACAAAGGCTCACGAAAATCATCAGGAATATCAGGACGACACATCCCTGCATGGCCATGCGTTTAAACTCGTCCATAATCGGCTCCTTTCTCCAGCGTCATGCCGGGAATATAGTAAAGTCCGCACGAGTTCAGTTTCTCAAGCGCGGCCCGGATGCTTTTGTCCGACCGGTTGACGAAAGCTGCCATATATCCTTTGCGCCCGTTATAGTTCACCGGGAAAAACACCGGCATCACCTTATTCCATGGGATCGGGGAAAAGGGAATATTCCGCACCAGGCAGTCTTCTGAAATAACTTCCTCGGCGTTGAGCGGAAGTTTCTCAAATATCATGTGCGGATCGCCTTCTTCGGCGAAAGTCTTTAAAAGGGGATTTTGCAGTTTGATAAATAGAGCCTTGTTAAGCTCCCTGCGACGTTGATTTGTGTAGTACATGTTGCCTGCTAATTGTGTTTTAAAATTGTTAGTTAGTGTGGCAAATGTAACAAAAAATAATCAAAAGAGTAAAGAAAAAGTAGTTTTTGTGTAGGATGACCGACAAAAATTGCACGCTTGCAGCTGTCGGAATCACTTTTATGAAATCTTTTTCCCGTTGACGTATTTCAGGATCTGTCCGGCCTCGATTATCTGTTTGTTGAGCCGGCGCTTGTCGAGCTGCCTGGCGGCTTGCAGGCAGCTCGGCGATGGGATGAATATTTGCATGATCACTGGTTTTTATCTTCTGTTTTCCTCTTCAATGTTGGCAATTATCTCCTCGTAAACTTGCGGAGTCGTTGCCGGGTCCTCGGTGTCGGTCATTCCTATCTGACGTATCACCACTTCGCAGCCGAGGAAGTGAGCCATGCGCAGGAAATTCACGATGTGAGTATCTTTCCCGTATGCAATTTTCCGAAGGGCTTCGTAAGATACACCTGTGTCCTTGTCGGCCGTCATGAAATTTACTCCGCAAATCTTAGCACGGTTGAAAAGGAATAATCCGATTTCGCGTGCTGATTTCATTGCGCTGTCCGGATAACGCGGAGGATTTTTCGGCAGAGCGAGCGCACGGTGAATGTTATAACGACGGTAGCGTACTACCAGATAACCTGCACAAAGCAGGATACAGATAATTGTGAAAATAGTTGATCCTTCCATGATTTTATTGTATTTCGGTTAAACTTTCTGTTGCTTCTTCCAGGCTGTCGATTGCAGCCTCCATGTATTCAATGATTTCCTGCATTTCTTCTCCACGCTCAGACTCCTGGATGGATTCCGGCATGTTGTCGAATGCCTGTTGCTCCTCGTCTAAAAGGTCTTGCAGCTTTGCTTTTGTCTCCGAGATGCTTTCCCGAAGATTTTCGATTTCTTTCCGTCTTTTCTTATTCATGTGATTAAAGTTTAAAAATAAAGAAGGCCGGCAGAGATCACTCTCCGTCGGCCTGTTCTAACTTAAAATTCCGCTTCACAGCGGCAGGAAATTATGATTATTATCATTTCAGAAAACATAATCCGCAACGGTATTCTTTCTTATCTTCCGGAACTTCATATTCAAGCAGGTATTCCGCAAAGAAATCTTTCGCTTCTTCTTCAGTTCCGTTTACATCTTCACAAGCGCTGTCGTCTAAAATTATTTTCCCATCACATACAAGACGGTAGTATCCGCTTATGGACTGTTCGCATTCAAAATTCTTTCCTGTTGCTTTTACTACATCCTCAAAACTAGCTCCCATGACTCTAAACAGTTTTTCCCGTGTGCCTCACGTTTTATATTAAACATTTGTAGTCCGGCAGGGTATCACTCCCTACCAGACCAGAACTAACTAAAAACTAACCTATGGAATTATTTGATAGTGTCACATACGACAATTACTTCACCGGTTTCCGATTGCATGGCTACCTTATCGTCGTACATACCTAAATCATATTTCTTAAACTCCTCTCCTACCATGATATCAAGAGTAAGAGAATCGCATGATATGTCTTTCACTTCTCCGTGAATTTCCTTTGCTTTGCATAATGCCTGGTAGTGATACTCTTCAAGTGTATCACTGTCTATTTCTCCATAAAAAGAGAATGGTTTAAATGTATTTCCCATAATTCTAAAAGTTTGACGTTGTAAATATAGTTATTTTTCTCAAGTAGCCGAAGGAAAATCACTTTCCCTGCGGCTGGATTACTAACTTAAAAACTTCCGCTTCACAGCGTAACCAATAGAACTTTAATATTTATAATATAATGTTGTTTCATTAAAGCATCCATATTCATTATATGTACTGCTTTCAACCGAATAACATTCTGCATAAAACATATAGATATAAGTTGTAGCTCCTAATCTTTTTCGTTTTTTTGGTTCTTTGATAAGTATATATTTATTTTCCTTATCAATGTATGAAGAAGATATAATTCCGTTTGAATAGTTTAGGAACTCATTATAAATCTTATTAAATATGTTTTTTTGCTTTTCAGTTGGATTTTGGGGATTCCTTGATATAAGTTCTTTTGCTATTTCTTTACTTATTTTTTTCATAATTCCTTAGTTTTAATAGTTACATAATAGTTCCGGATCAGGATGCAAACCTGAATCCGGAAGTAGGTTAGATGCGCATCATGTCAAGACATTGTTTCATAGGTATGAGTTCGTCACCAAAGCATTGTTGGAGGAAATTGTAAGACAGCTTAAAATTCCCTTTTACGCTTCTTATTTTAAATATCTTACCTTCACACAATGACCTAAGATTTTCATCGTCATTAAGCATCCAGAATAGTTTTTCTAAGGAGTATTTTGGAAGCATCCCAGATATATGCAATTTACCTACAGGGTGAACTTCTTTAGGAACATCCATTACTATTACCTCAGCAGCAAAAATAGGAAAATCAGTTATGCAATCTAGTAAATCGTTTAGATTGTTATCGTCACCTTCATATAGGAAAGCATATTTTCTGAATCTACTCCATATCCCAGGTTTAAGAATACGTTTGGCTATTTCTACTGGTTCACCTTTCATGAATGTTTTACCATTAGCTACTTCCTCAATAATGTTTTTTTCTACTTTCATAATTCCAAAATTTTAGTTAGACAATGGTATCCAGCGTGCCGATAAAAGCACACCGGAAATGATTGGATTATACAGTCTGTGCTGTATATTTAATCCATGCCGTAGGCATTGTAGAAAGTACATGCTGAAGATCAGATCTCGTACCGGTCAAAGACTCTTTCATGATTGACTGTGCTTTCTCTGGGAAATTATCTATCATCTGAATCTGAAACCATGATAAAGGTTTCTTTTCTTTGATCATCTTCACATAATAAGGAATCACTTCGCGATGATTGGAAAGGAATGCCAGAATGTTTTGCGTTTGAGGGACCGGATATTTTTCAGGCTTTTTACGTGACATGCGGCGTGCGTTGGCCAGCAGCTCTTGCATATATCCCATTGGAACCGTACACTTGAAATTGCCTTCTTTTATGGTTTTTATTTCTACCGTTTTACCACACATTCTGTATTCTTCGCTACGGAGTACCTGACCGTCATTGATAATACCTGCAATCTGTTTTTCTAATGATACTGTTCTCATAATTCCATTGTTTTAAAAGTTAGACGATAGTACCGGAGGAAGAATCAATCTCCCGTCCGGCCAAAGAAACTATATACAACTCAAAACTTCTCTTTTGCAGATAGGAAGGAAATTATCTATTAAATATCTAGCACATTCTTTCCTCTCGCTTAGGTAGATACTGCACGATTTATTAATATAATCACTCCATATATCTTCCAATGTTACAGGTAAGATCTGCAATGCGTAATTATGTAAATCAATTTCAACTATCCTTTTATTTATTAAATCAATAGCTAAATTAATAGCACTTGTTTTACGAGCTACGTCTATGTCGTTTCTATGATTGTTATACCATTTTGTTCTGCACAATCTTACATAATTGTCGTATTTATGAGTCGTTTCTTCCAGCTTTTCTTTTTTAGCTTTCAGTTTACTAATTGTTTTTTCTATATTCATAACTCCTTTTATTTTAGTTAGATAACGTACCTGGAAGGAGTATTACTCTTCCTTCCGGATATGAATCAAAAGTTATCAGAAATCTTCTTTTCTACTCTCTTTTTGAATTTTTCTATCATTCCTTCAATCTCATACCGTAGCTCTTCATTTTCCAGATAGGAGCAATATGTTCTGCTATTATCAATGCTCTGTAAAATGTTTGTTACGGCATATTGATTTTTCTCTGATAAACTAAGTTTTTTTATTCCCATAATTCCAATGATTTTAAGTTAGACAATAGCAACCGGAGGGAGTATCACTCTCCCACCGGATTGAGGTTTAGGCCCAAAGTTTCTTTGCTAATTCATAGTTCTTTTGAGCTTCATTGACTGCTTTTTTAGCATAGGTCAAAGAGTAAGCATGTTCGCGAGGATATTTCCCGGATTTAAGCCCCTGATGATATTCGGTGGCGACTTCCAGTTTGTGCTCATAATAGTCTATGCTTTCAGGCATTGAAAGATTTATCGTATCAGCTTTGTCTTCCCAATACTTAGCAACTCGTCTGTGTTCCTCTGCTTTATCCATCATTTTCACTGCTTTTCCAGTATTGTTCCAGGCATCTTCTATCATTTTACGATGTCTTCTTTCACTATGATGACCAACTTTGATTGGCTCTCCAAGTGAAAGGAAATCACGGTCTTTGTTGGATTTATCAAAGTATTCCTGGCTTTTGATGTCTGCCGCATTAGCCCATTCAAGTCGTCTTTCAGCTCTTTTCTTAGCCCATTCCTGCACGTTGAATCCATCTGCACGAACTATAGAATAGTAATAACATCCGTCACGCTCAAATATCAGATTGAATACGATACTTTCATTTTCTTTCCCATATTTGGTAGTTACAAGGATAGTTTCACCTTTTTCATGCTTTTCATCACACTTTGCAAGAAATACATTTGGACACAATTTGTAGTAAACATTCATAATTCAAGAATTTAAAAGTTAGACAATAAGTAAGGCAGTCGGAATCACTTCCGGCTGCCCTCTACATTACAGAGAGAAAGCTGCTCTCAGCTCCAGTTCTCGTTTCTTTGAGAAAACCCAACCTGCACCGCATTTCAGCTTACCGTTGAATCGTCCGCCAAGCTCTTTCAGCTTTTCCACATATTCGCGGGTATTACCGATGATGGCCACAGCCTTTTCGCTATAATCTACAAGCTGCAGATCACCTGCATTTCCTACGGTTTTGAGGGTTGTTTTTACAGGTTTTTCTTCGGGCTCCTGATAAAGATTTACATCTCTCAGATAACCGCGAACGCAACTGGAAGCACATGTGTACCGGTCATTCCTTACAAACTCAGAGTAGGTTTTCGGAATGAACTCACTGTTTTCGTTCACACCGATAGCTTCGGGATGTTTGGCATAGAATTTTTCTTTTGCTTCCTCCCATACTTTATCAGAATAGCTTCGCTCCAAATCCGGCGTATATCCGATTCCGCCATATAAAGCAGTAAACTCGTCACCGATGTTTTCTTCGATGTCCTGGTACCCGTTAAAAGTGGTGTCTGCAAACATGGAACAGATTTTACCGACCATTTTTTCGGTCGGACCGTCCGTCCATCTTACGTTGTATCTGTTTGAACCATTCTTTTTGGAATAGAACTTTACACCCGGAAAAGCACGTTTCAGAAGCACAAGCATGTTCTGTTTGGCTGTCTTGTCGTCATACCCGCCTTTGCTTTCTGTCAGTATCGAGCCATACTCTTTTCGGAGCTGCTCGGTACGATTTTGGCTGGCTATACGTTTGTTTTTCTCCAGACGCTCGTTCCATGCCTGCTGTACTTCGCACTGGTGAACCAGTTTGGCTATTTCCTGCTCGGGCATACGGTAGTCGGGCTCTTTGTCGTCCCAATAGTAACCAATCCCGAACTTCTTTGATAACGGCTGGTCGTCCTGGCCTACTCTCCAATATGCAAAACGGTGCCATCCTCCGATTTCGGCCATTTGCTGCCGTCCGTGAATGTCAGGAACAGAAGTCACGATAAACTTACCGCTTTCGCTTCCTCCATAACCTAAGAATCCATAAACGCGCTGGCCTACTTCGAGAACCTTTTTACCGATTTCTACCATCTGAAAACCATTTGACCAATCCATTCTGTACATTTTTCCTGATTCCATAATTCTATAAATTTTAAGTTAGACAATAGACCCCGGCAGATTCTCAAAAACCTGCCGGAATGTTTAAGCTACACAGAAGTAGAAATCACCCTGATGGCGGTATCCGCTGGTAAGCAATGTCCTGGAGTATGCTTCGTAGTCGAAATACTGACCAAACTCAGTTTGAAGTTCTTCAGGCCATTTCATTTCCGCCATATAGGTGGCAAACGCTTCCTCAGAATCAAATTGCCCTGCGTATTTATCTCTGAACTTTTCTACGAGCTCTTCACCGTCTTTGATATAGGAATAATCCACAAAGTACATATCAAGAAACGTAAAGAATGCTTCTGTCTCTGTGTCATCCATATCTTTTGCACACTGAATGATACCAAATATTCGCGGGTCGATATAGCTTTCGTTTATCATCCCGTCCGGTATGTTATTATAGTCCTGGTACATAAACTCTGGCTCTTCCTCGTCGCTATGCAATTCCTTGCAGGCTTCCATAAACTTATCTTTCGATTCATAGTCGGCCAATTCCATCCATGCGCTAGCCAGCGAACCTTCATTATATTTCTTATATGTACCTACATATACGCTTGCTCTGAGTAATTTTGATTTTTCCATAATTCCTTTGTTTTTAGTTAGACATAAAAGAAGCCGGAAGCAATGATAAATCGCTTTCGGCTTATGTTTTTACTTTCATCTTTGTATTTTTACAAATGCAATGTTACTATTACTACAATAGTCATTTACAAGATAACCTTTTTCTGTAAATGCAGCCAGCACTTTTCTTATTACGGAAACAGTTGCTTTACCAGCTTTATCACTCTTATAATATGACAAATTACCATATTCACCCATACCGCAACCAGAATAATAATATTCAAAACAGAATGACTGATCAGAAGAATTATTTAAACCATCTAAAATATATTTAGCCAATTTGTCTTCAGCTGATTCTTTTGCATTTGTTTTAGGAATTTCAATTGTAAGCATAATTCTTTTGTTTTTAGTTAGACATAAAAGAAGCCGGAAGCAGTTTCAGGCTGCTTTCGGCATAGACTTAACCTTTTGACATTTGAACTAATGCTGCATCCCAAATAATTTTAGCTTCTTCATCGCTTAGATGTGAATGTGATTTATGCCATTTACAGAAACCGTAGCCATAATACATATAGTCCATGGCATTTTCTAATTCGGCTCGATGTGATGCTATAAAGTTTTGCCTTTCTATATGCTTTTTATACGCTTCATGGCTCAGTTTTTGGGCCTCACTTTTAAAAGTTAGTCCATTCGTTTTTCTGATTTCGGATGCAGGAACGTATGTATAATATTCTGCGATTCCTTCTATAAGATCAAAATCTCTGAAATATTTCAAGCCCAATGCTTGTGACAAAACCTGTAATGATTTAGCGTCAACAAATACTAGATCACATTTATTTAAATCTTGATTGTCATATACTTTCATACTTCCTGAATGATTTATTATATGATACAATGTCATGCAATGCTTTCGTAACACATATTTATCCTCAGTCATCAAACCTGCAGATTCTATTCTTTTGTTTAATGTTTCTTGTTTCATAATTCCTTTGTTTTAAGTTAGACATAAAGCAGGCGGCCACCGGATAATCAGCAGCTGCCTGTATGAATCACTCAAGCTTGAATAGAAAAAGATTATCTTTCCCGTCTAGATCAAAGGTGTATTCCGGTTTTTCTTTAATATGTGAAAACCAATCATCTTTTCTTTGATAGATGTATAAGTACATACCCTCAAGATTTACATTTTCTTCCGTTCCGAAATACTCTTTTGTGTTCTCGTCTTGAACAAAGCCATAACAACCGCTATCCATTCCTTCACTAGACAAGTGATTCAGCAGATTAAAAGTTTCTTGTGTCATAATTCCTATAATTTAGTTATACGATAGCATCCGGCACCGCTGCAAGGCGGAACCGGGAAAAATCATGCGGCTTTGGCGGTTTCTATCAAGTTTCGGATTTCACTCAGTTTGTGTACATGACATCCGTTGTATGGCTCTTTGCAGTTATAAAGTCTGTTATACACATACAGAGTTACATATCTCTCATTTATTGGCAAGTCTATAAGCTCATTAATATCTACTTCTTCATAATACTGATTAGATGGAGCCAGAAACCATACACAATTACCTGATTCTTTTACTATTTTTCTCATAATTCCTATAGTTTTAGTTAGACAATGCCAGCCGTTTCGGAATAAACCGGAACGGCCGTAAATCAGGAAGCTTTAATCTGGTTTATAGGGTTGTTAGCCTTTCCATAAATAGCTTCACCATTAGAGAATATACCCAAACATAGAAGTCTTTCAGAGTATTTTTCATATACAGATTCAAGTTCTTCAGTTAGTTCAGATACGGCTTTTTCTACATTTTTTACAAGGTTCTTAGCTTGCATCTTACAGAATCCGGGATTTTCACTATATTCATAGCTTGACTCAAGCTGTTCAAGAGCTTCGGATTCATCATAGCATTCAAGGTCGTATTCTGTGCCGTCTATCTCTATATCCCAATCCAGATTTGCATCTGAAAAATAACCGGACCTGATGATAGCTCTTACAGTAACATCAACCCAAAATTTACCGATACTCGCTTTTTTAGTTTTCTCTGAAAACACGCATCCAGGATAGCTCCTTTCTCCGTCATTTTTTCTCATAGAATCCCATCCAAGTTCTTTTAGTTCATACGATACATTATCTTTTGTATCCTGATAAGAAAAATCATCTTCGCATGATACCATAAAGATATTGCTAGCATTTGCATTGTAAAAATTAGGTGCACTCATAATTCCTATAGTTTTTAAGTTAGACAATGTTACCGCCATCCGTATAACAGGATAGCGGTATCATTCACAGAGCAAGCTTTAACTGTACATATTGCGGTACATGTTTTTGCTCATAGGTAACAGGCTCCGGTTGTTTGTATTCCATATCTGCAATAGCTTTCATAAACTCTTTTCTGGAGATCTCATTCCCTCCCTGGCAATACTCTGTATGCGAAGCATTATAATGCCGCATGTAGTATTTACCAGACCGGTACGTGTAACCGTTATAAGTATATTCCTTGTATCTCCATAAACTTCGCCACCAGTCCATGCCCCATGAACGAGACCATGCTTCTGCAGCTTTTTCTGAGTTATCATACGTTTTTCCGTAGCGTTGAGCCATGCTTTTAAATTCCTGTAATGTCATAATTCCTATAGTTTTTAAGTTAGTGAAGCTGGCCAGGAAGTGATAAAACCTCCCAGCCATAGTTCATGCTACATTAGCGTTTATTGAATCTTTAATCCGGATTTCTGTCATAGTATTGAGATCAAAGATGGCCAGCTGGTCATTTTCTATGCCTAACTGAATAGCTTTTTCACGGTCATTCACAACCAGCGTAGCGTCATAATAATATAAGCCTGACTGATCATCGTACCATCCGCCGATAGCATTTGCTTTTCCGGCTTTTATGGCTTCCAACACAGAAGCTATACCAGACTCACCAAACGAGTTTTGCGTGTCTCGTATGGCAACGGCATAGCCAGATGTAACCGGCTGCAAAGTTTCTGCATTGATAGTAAATCCGGCAGCATTCATAGCTGCAATTGCTGCAATAAGTTTAATACTTGCGTTCATAATTCCTGTAGTTTTAAGTTAGTAAATCAAGTTCATGTATCCCCGATTAAAGAGATACACGATACCAGTCAGTCTTTGTAGAAAAACTTTTCGCCTGGTTTTCTGCCTATTCTGTAACCCAGATAGGCAAGACTGATCATCATTAATATTTCCATATTCATACAGGATTAAAAGTTCGCAGGCTGCATACCGGCAAAGGTGTGCAGCCTGATAGCATCATTCTGAGATGTATTCATCCCAAGATTTTTCAAGCATACCGTTATTTTTTGCCCATTTCCCATAACGAGATAGAAAATCTTCAAAATCATACTTTTCTGAACACTTCAAGTTTTTCATATAGGACTTATTCCCATAGAACTCTGATAACTCTTTTTCCCATTCATTATAGAATGAACATTCATGACCATTGGCTAATATTCTACCAGCATAGTCTTTTAATTCTTCATTTACTTTGCCGAATGTATTAATGTAACCACAAGCATAGAAAAACAGTAATTCTTTCATAATTCAAAAAATTTTATAGTTAAACAATAAATAAGAAGTGCCATGCGCCCGAAAGCGCATAGCACTACATAGGTAGGGGTTTTCCGTACCACCCCCGAAGCTGGTTATCGGTACACCCGTGCATACCCGCCTATATGCACCATGATACACTATTTGCATAGCGTTCACGGATACACCTTTCGCATAGACGACCTTTGCAGGCGCACCGCCATACAGACACACGTGTCCGCATGGTACGTTGATTCCATAGGCCCGGATAACTCCCAGCCCGTTCCATACATACGCTAAAACAGTATGGATCTTTTCCGGTTAACTACTCCGGCATACACCCAAGATTGAACAGGGCATAGCACACCTGTACATGAATCCATACGGACACGGCGCACCCTGACTTACCGTTCAACACGTTGCAGGGCACACCGCACCCATACGGGTACAGTTATGCCATAGAATTATGAATTATGATTTTCGCGGCCCTGGATACCATCGGCCTCTGGGACCGGATGACTGCAGGCGCACACGTGCGCCCCTATATGCAACAGTAGCACACGTGCCGCCGTATTACATAGGTAGGTATCTTTTTTGCCGGCCGTATGAAATAGAATATATTTTTGTGGGTGTCCGGGAGTCGGACCCGGACGAATACCATACACCCGCCGCGGCTTATGCCGCTTTGAAAAACTCTTCAGCAAGCTGCAAAAGAATGTTTTCGGGCACGTCTTTATATTTGTCCCGGAGTTCTTTTGCCTTTTCCGCTATTTGTTTAGCACGTTTTTCCGCTTTATTTGCGGCTTTTTCCTTTGCTTTTTCCGCTTTGTTATCCTCTTTATTAAATAAATCCGCGTACATTTGCTCAATTCTTTCCGTTTCTTTCTTCAGCTTTAGAGATGACTCTAAAGAATAGAAAAAATCACGAATAGTGAAACGTATTGGGATATATTCATAGAAGGCGTTCCCTATTTTTACCTGTTTGTATTCGCAAAACTCAATATTATTTTTATCTGTAATTTTGCGAAGCTTGCAAAAGACGTTTCTTTCCGAATAGTCATACAGGCCGCAAAGGTCCGAAAGCTCAAGCTTTTTGGTTATCCCGTACATGTTTAATAGCTCCATAATTGCCGGGTCTTTCCGGTTTTTATTGATAGCGTTCAAAACTGCAAACGGGCTTAACATTTCGTTTGTCAAAACATTGATAGCTTCCTTTTTTACATTTGCTTTAGATACATTTGTTTTCATAATTCCATAATTTTAAGTTAGTAATATAGTAACGGGTATCGACTATGCACGACCCGGGCAAACATAGTTCACCCGTTAGGCTACCTTTCGGCTCCTTTCCCGTTATCAATATATCACTACTTCATACGGATATTGTGTTACAGACTAACCGCGCCGCGTGTACTTTGTTCCGGTTGCTTTCGTTGTGGTTGGCAAACTATGCCAACCGGGAAAAATTCTAAACTATAGAAGTGAACAGGACCACCAACAAAAACGCTATACACGTTTATACGGTATTTTTTCAAAGAACGTATTTTTTACCAAAATTTTGTAGGAACAGGAAAAACACGTATCTTTGAACTTGCTACAGTTGGAAAGATATGTATCTTTCTTTTTCCGGGCCGGCGTTCCTGTAACGTCGGCCTTTTTTTTTAGGTAAGATCTATTTGCCGGGCTTTGGGAAGCCCCGGCGGCTTCTGTGATCTTTATTTCTTGATCACGTTACAAAGGTAGTACTATTTTCTGTATGTGCAAACGTATGGTACTATTTTCTGTATTTATTTAACTGTTATTTACAATATATACTATTTTTGAAAGGTTTATTTACACTATTGCCTATTTTATCGTCTCACCAGCGGGCACACCAGCGCACACCAGCGGGCACACCAGCGCACACCAGCGGGCACCAGCGCACACACCAGCGGGCACACCAGCGGGCACCAGCGCACACACCAGCGGGCACACCAGCGGGCACACCAGCGCACACCAGCGGGCACCAGCGCACACACCAGCGGGC